ATTGCAATCAAATAAAAAGCCCACCGAAGTGGGCTTTGTTTTGTAAACAATCCAAGGATTGATTAGCTGAAGCTTAGGTTAGAAACAGCGATTTCACCTAGGTAGTCAGCTGCGTTACCGAAGCTGCTAGCGGTGTTTGTAAGCTCAATATAACCATAACGAGTCATAAAGCTTACTACTGGTTCAAATGTTGTTGGGTCAAGAACAACACCAGAGCTCATTAGAGGAATATATGGGCAATAGAACGCTGCTGCATCAGCTTCGCTCGAACCCTTGTATCCAACTAGAACGTTAGTTGTGTCGCTAGCATAGCTATCAACAAACACACGCATTGCACCATTTAATGTACCAACAAACTTGGTGTTTGTAGGTGCTTCAAATGTACCTTCAGTGGTACGTGCAAATGCCGAAGTTGTTGCTGACTGTAGAACAGTCAAAGCTGCTGAGCTAACAACTGCCCAGTTACCAGCGCCACGACGTGTACGCTGAGCAATTAAGTTTGCAACGCGGTTGATTAGAACAGCTAGAGCAGCGTGTTCGTCACCAACGAATGTAGCAGTACCTGATACAGTAGCTTGGTTGTAAGTGAATTCAACTGCTGCTAATGTACGTAGAGATAAAAGAATCTCTTGGTCAATCTCAGCAGTGATCTCTTGTGCAAGAGCTGCCATGATTTCTGCTTCTACGTCAATGCCGTGCATTGCTTGTGCATCTTGAGCTGCTTCAAATGTCCAGCGAGCTTGTAACTTACGTGTTTTAGCCTCAACAGCTTGCTTGAGGATCTGTACGCTGATGTTACGACCGCCTGAACCTTCAAGAACCGAAGTATCAGCACCGGTGTAACGTGTCTGGCTTGCACCAGGTACACCAGCTGAAACTGTGCTTGCTGAAGAGTAGGCAGTTGCAATCTTGAATGGTGACAGTGCTTCATCGCCAGCAACTGTTGAAGTTGCAGCAGCAGAAGTGTCAGTCATTGAGCTTGCATAGCGAACACGTAGAGTGTGAATCTGACCAACTGGACCAGTCATTGGTTGAACACCAACTAGTTCGTTAGCGATAACTGTTGGCATCACACGACGAATAACTGGTAGAATGACGCGGTTCAGTGTTGCAACATTACCGGCAGCAGTGCTACCTGAAGTTGCATTTTCTTTTAGGTACTTACGAGTGTTTTCTAGGATAACACCCATTGTGCTACGACGACTACCTTTAAGGCCTTCCATGAGGGCGTCTTTGGTCTCGTCCCAGCGGCTTTCAAGTAATTCCTGTGACATTTATGTCTCCTTATATTTCTTATAGCCCAGCCAGTCTCTTGATGTCAATCACATTGCTGCGATCTTCACCGTTTTGTACCGGAGCTTTCTTATCACCAGTTACTTCGGTTACGTTTTCTGTGATTACTTTAGGGGCTTTCACAGAACGGTTCTCGAGTACCGCTGGTAGATACTTTTCGAATGCGTTCTTTAGACGAGGTGTCTGTACGCTTTCGAGTAGACTCTTCATGACTTCACGCTTCTCAGCATTTAGAGGAGCAAGCAATTCGTCCATAGTGTTCTGGCGCTCATTGCTTTCTTTGATCATGCGAATCTCACGATTCTTGCTTTCCACGACCACACGGGCCTGTTCAGCAACTTCAACAGCTTTTTGCAACTGTGCATTTTTCTCGACAATACTTGCATTGAGCTTGCGCACTTCTGCTTTTTCGTTGAGATGTGTTGCACCAAATTCTGCTGCATAAGCTTCAAATATGCGACGACCAAAGTTGTTCTCACGAGCAACTTGGATATCTTCGCGTAATTGGTGTAGTTCAGCCTTGAGGTGCTTGGTAACAGCACGAGTCATTTTTTCAGCCGATTCTTTGACAAAGCGACGTTTTAGTGACTCTAGTTTAATACGAGCGTTCTGAACTAGACGAACTTGTGTTTCCACAACTTTCTTCTTGTCCTGAGCAAACTCAGTAATTTCCTGTGCAAGCGCACGTACAACAAAATTTTCTAGTTTTTCTAGGCTTTCGTTGTGTGTCTTGCGATCTTTGCGCAGTTCGCCAATTTCTTCTGCAAGCTTGGTCACCAAAAAGTTGTTAAACTTTGTAGCTGACTCTTTCATCTTGTGTTGGAACTTGACGCGGTCTTCGGCCAGTGCTTGCTTTTCAGCGGCAATGCCTTCGACCTCTGCTGTGAGACCTTCGGTTACCATGCGATCTAGGGCTTCTACCATTACTTGTTTGTCGTGCTCATAGCGTTGTGCAAACTCTTCACGAAGTTCTGCACGTACCTGTTCTTTAGCTTCGGTTAGTTTTGATTCCCATGCTTCTGAGAGTTCACGACTAACGTCTTCATTAATAAGGCCGCTATCTAATAATGGTTTCAGTGCTTCTAATCCCATCTAGATTCTCCTTAGATCTTGAGATCTCGAATAAGGCGTTTGATTTCCTCACCCAAGTATCTCTGTACTTTGTTGTCATTACCAGCTTCACGAGCAATTTCTAATACTCTGTGACCATATTTCATATTCATCAGTCCTTCGTAGACTGCTGTTGGATATGCATTTGGTGCGCTGGGTTGAGCAACTACATCAACAGTGACGATTTCGAAGTCACTGACATGTCCGGTTCTATCGTCAACATTACCGCTTCCGCGGCTGCTAACGCCTAGTTTTACACCTGAATCTAACATGGTTTTAACCAGATGACCCATTGGTGTAGGTAAAATTCTCAATTTGCCATAACCGTCTGACCCATCCATCCACATTTTTGATACATCGTGGCATACACGATCTAGGTTTATCTTGAGATCGTCGGGATGGTCAACTTCACCCAGTACGCTTAGACCACTCTTGATTTGTTCGTTAATAGTATTAACGGCACGAGCAATCTCACGCACTGGATAAACACGCTCATTGGCGTTACGCTTATCGCCTTGAATACAAATACCTTCCATATAGAGAGTCTTGCCAGACCCATCTGGCGCATCTTCATTGACGAGCTTGATTTGGGCCTGGTTAAAACTCAGTTGTTCTCTTAGGTACTTGCTCACGGTCTATTAAGCCTTTGCTAGTGGGCTTTTGTTATTAACACCAGTAGCTTGTGCTAAGTGTGGCTTAGTAGCTGGGCTTAATTTAACACTTGATCTAGCTGGTGCATTTTGCACGTCGCTGATTAGATCTTTGGTTGTGTTACGATAAGCTGGTGTGTCATGCTTCCCGCCTTGGCTAGCACCGGTGTGGACTGGCTTACCTGCCATGCCTGTTGCACCGCTGTTAAAAGCTGTTGGGCTCTTTTTGTTTGTGTTGCCTTCTTCTGAAGTCACTGGCTTTGGGGCTGCTTTTAGGCTGATAGCTTCCATCATGCCTTCTTCATCGTCGCCCATGTCCTCTTCGTCACCAAAGTCTTCTTCGCCGCTGATATCAAGTTCGTCACCAGCATCGTCTCCAACTTCTAGATCAAAGTCTTCTTCGCCGCCCATGTCATCGCCCATGTCACCACTATCGCCCATTAGAGCTTCAAATTCTGACATAAGTTCGTCAAGCTTGTCTTCGATGTCCATTAGCTTGCCTTCAACATCACCGTCGGCTCCGCCCATGTCTTCTTCGTCACCAAAGTCACCTTCGGCTTCCATGCTCATGCCTTCTTCTTCGGCTTCAACATCGTCAATAAGGTCATCAGCTGAATCGCCACCAAAGGATTCATCCATTTCTTCAGATTCTGACATTTCTTCTTCGTCATCTTCTTCTGACTCAGTTACTTCTTCTTCGTCATCATCTTCTTCTTTGGCTTCTGCAACTTCTTCGTCATCCATCATTTCTTCATAGATCTGACGCGACTTAGCTACAACAATATCATGAAACAACTCACGAGCTTTGTCTTCCTCGTCGTTGATCACGTATTCAATAAGTTTTTCAAAATCTTTCATGTATAGGCTCCTAATGGGGTAAGTTTGCATTTGTCCCCATAAAGGGCAAATGTATAGATATATTTACAACTTAATTGAAAATATTACCAATTATGGCGGTTTTTTTGTAAAAATTTTGTAATTTTACAAAAAATTTTGATTAGATTGTGGGTTGTGCTGGAGGAGCATACTGAACGCGAATATCTTTGAGTTTCTGTTCGTATTCGTATTTTCTTAAATCGTTCATGCGACGAATTTTATTCAGTTGCTTTAGAGTGAGACGGGTCTTGCGTAATTTACCCAACATTGGTCGACTGTTATCATTGTTTAAATCATGATATGCAGTGGGTTCGTTTTGAAAAAATTCTCGCAGGATCATGTTGATATTTATATTAGATTCCTGCTGTTCCACCTGGCGTAGCTGGCGCTCCACCGGCTCCTGCTGCGCCCATTGCTCCTCCAGCTGTGGGAGGAACTCCACCAGGTTCTCCTGGAATACCACCGGCTTGATCAACACCGGCCATTTCTTGACCCATGCCAATGTCAGATTCTATACCACCCGGAGTGATGCCTACACTACGTAGATTTTGTCCTTGTGCAGTTTCAAGCTCAGGCTTGCTGCGCTCTTCTTTCCAGAGCTGCTCGTTTTCTTGAATTTCTTCTTCGGTTAGGCCCAAGAATCGCTGCATCAAAAAGCGTTTTGACAGATATGGTACCTGCTCAAGACTGCTAAAAGCATTGATACGCACTGTGTCTAATTCACTTTGACGGTAGCTGGCAAAGTTTTGCGGTGGATTAAATTGCACATCAAACAGGCTTGAATCAATGTTAAACCCGCGCCACTGTAAGAACATTTTAAACTCGTCGTCTAATTTCTGTGCAATCAGAGCTTGCAAACGTTCGCAATACTGGTTAAAGCGATACTCTTGTATCAGTGCTGTGCCTACTTTACCATCGTTTAGAGCTCGATCTGAGTCATCGGGCCCAGTGGGAAGATAGGAGCTTGGTACACGCAGTCCTCGTGCCATTTTGTTATTGAAGTATTTTAAATCGTCAATTTCGCCTAGATTTTGTCCGCCTGGCAGTGTGTCAACTGTTGATCCTCGACCGTCGGCAGTTTGCGGAAAAAAGTAATCTTCGCCAACGCTGAGTGGATTGTAACTGGAATCCATGATACTTTGTCCGCCACCTGCCACAGTGGGAATACGGCGTTGATGCATTTCATTTTTCACACGTTCAACAAAGGCCATGGCCATGTGCGACGGCATATTACCTACGTCAATTTTGAAGATTCTACGTTCTGGTGCACGTTGCACACGATAGATCAAGATTGAATCTTCCAGCAGTTCTTTCTGCTTGAACACTTTGAAAATCTGCTCTAGCACACTTTGTCCAAATGGCCAAAACGGATCAAGTCCTTCGTTTAGGCTAATGTGTACAATGTGCTTGGCATCAAGACAGCTTTCATTCATGGCACGACTAAATCTACTGCCGCCAGCTGCGCCACCTTGGTTGGGCTGTGTGTAAGCTAAGTTAGTGTGTGACCCACCTGTGGGCGGATTAACCATGTAGTCCTGTGCTGTTTTCTGTGCTACAGTCATGCTTTGAAAGTTGGGATTTATATCACGAATAATGTACTGTTCGGGACGCTTGCCTTCACTTTCGTTAACAATCACTCTACTGACTTTGCTCATGTCAACCCAGAATAGTTCAAAGGTTTCTGGATCTCTGACAAAAATTTGATCGCCATACTTGATAGTATTGCGGAATAATTTGAATATTCTTTGATCTAGCTTGTTGAGTTTGACCCACTGCTGTAGCTGTTTTTTGATGATTTTTACTTCGTTATCTGTGGGTTTGTCGCGAAAATTTATATCAAACGGTGTGTCGTTATGCTCGTTTAGTTGTGTTGAAAACTCAGCAATGATGTCTAAACATGCATTGATTTCACTGTCACAATCCATGTTTTCGTACTGATTATAACGCTCAATACGATTAGGGTGACCAGTATAAACCTCAGGTAATCTGCTGGCATAGTTGCGAAAACTGAATTGAGTCTGCGCATTGAAATTGACATTTTGGCTTGACAGCGAACCATTAATTGGACTCATTTGGCCAGAAACATCGGCAACTTTAAAATATTTTTTCCACGACATAGTGTATTATTTACCGTTAGGCTCGCTGGTGTTGCAACATCCTGCCAAGTAAATCATTCTGCTCTCGCTGCAACGATACCATGTCGCCAAGACGTTCTACCAGTGCTTGAACTCCATCTGAGCTACTAGCATTGGCGCCAAGATTGCGTATGCTATCAGTCATAGCCTTGACCATTTTTTCCATGTTTAGTGCCACTGGCACTGACTCACCGTTGGGCAGAGGAATCACAGCTTCACGATTGTGCAGTATTGCAGGATACCCAGAATCTGGGCCATCAAAAACACCGCCCATACGAGCTTTGGGTAGCTCCACGTGAAAGTGTCCACCAGTTGAGCCCGAACTTGGATTGTGGTACTCATCAAGAATGTATCCAGCACCAAGAGCTTTAAGTGTAGACATAATCTGTTCGGCACGTCGTTTGCTTGGTTCTTTGGTTAGTGTAAAATCTAGAGCAATACCTTCGTTGTGTTGGCTAGTTTTGGTCCGATGGTAATTGTCATTAAAGCTAGAAAAGTAATTGAATTCAGGTATAGATGCTTGTATAACTTTGGCTAGTTCTATTAATCTTGGATCAATTTCACCGTCTTTTCTTTGAACATCGCCTGGTTTAATATTCAAGCCTAGATCCCTAAGATCCTGAGCAGACATTGAACGTCTTCCTGACGAAGGTGCTGCTGCTGGCCCAGGGGCTGCTGGTGCTTGTTGTCTAGCGGCTGCTTCAGCCCGATCAGCATCGGCTTTGTCTAACTTAACTGTCCCCCAGGCACCATACCACCCATCATCTTTTTTCTCAACTTCGCTGGGATATAAATCGTCAAGTTTAACTTTTGAACCTACTGCTGCACTTCCTGTTGTAGAGGCACCGGTTTTACCGCCTGAAGGTGCACCAGGTCTTGGTTGTTTGAGTATTTCGTATTTGATAAAATCTACTGCCGAACTCAAGGCTTTAAACATATCTTTGACAATACCAGTTACAAAATTAAACAACCTGCTCAATCCTGATGTCAGTGTTGATGCCATATCAGTAAAATTACTAATAATTTCTTGCATTGACAATGCTGTTTCTTTTTGTTGAGCTCGCTGTTCGGCTTGAGCTTTGACACCTTTTTCAGTGTTTTTAATTACAGTATCTTGCATCTCTCTGGCCCGACCCAGTGATTTTCCTAGATCACCTGCGCCCATGCGAGCAAAGTCTATGTTCTGAGCAAAATTACCTAGATATTCATTGAGGTTATCAGCTACCTTAGCCGTGCCCATAAACTGCTGACTGTTGTCCATGATGGCTTTTTGCAGTCGCGACAGATATTCTTTTTCGTCAATCTTACCTTCGTTAAGCTCTTGCTGAAGTCGATAGGCTTCACCATTGCTGGCATTGAACAGTTTCTGAGCAGCCACTGTTCCAAGATTACCTGCGGTGAGATCTCTAAATCCCTGTGCCAGTTCCGGAGCTTTTTCTGCCATGACAAAGTTAATTGCATTGAGTTTGTCAACTAGCTCAAGACTACGTTGATCACCTTTGTTTTTCAATTCTTCAACTGTGGCTCTAAATCTTTGCTCGCCCAGTGCTCGTTGCATTTCTTCTTCGTAGGCCTGACGTTGACGCCCAGTAATAGCAGCCAATGCTTCAGTCTCTTTGAGGTATTTGTTGGCACCGTCGGCAATTTGCTCAAAAGACATTTTTTGAGCAACACCAAGTCGCGATTGCAAATTAATGTACTGAAGTATACCTTTGTTTTGCTCAGGGATAGTAACCCCAAGTTTTCTCAAATCTAAAGAATATTTTGAAAAATCATCGCCAATTGCGCCCAGCGCCTGACGTCCTGAAAATACTGTGCCTTTGAAGACTGCTAGACCTTTGGCATTTTCATTTATCAGTGCAGTGAATTGATTTAGGCCTTCGTTGCTGTCAGCAATAACATAGCCTAAACTTGCAGCGTCTTGTTTTAGGCCTTCAAGACCGTCGGCTGCAATACCACCAACATCAGCTAATCTTGTGTAGGCTTCGTACTGTGCGTCAAGTTGATTTGATGCTAGACCAATTGCTTTGGCTAGGCCAATTAGGGCAACACTTACTGCCTTGACTATTGGTCCGCCCATCAACAATCCAAATGCAGCCACAGCAGTAGCAGTGGTTTCTATAGCATTGTTAAACACTGACATGCCTTGCGCACCAGCATACAACTGCTTGGTAAGATCCATGTAGGCTTTGGCAACATCAGCACTAGATGTTCTAACCTGCTTGCTAAATCCTTTTACACCGACTTGAGCGTCTCTAAGCGAATCAGTGGTATTGTGCGTCAGCTGTCCATAGAGACGCATTTCTTCCATCACTTGACGTTGTAATTCGGCCCGTTCTTGTTCTGTATAATCTGCCATGGTGGTTTAGAGTAATATAAGTACTTTACCTATATTTATGGATAAAAAATGAACCAATCTGACAACCCACTACGCCAATTTTTCCGTCGACCTTCAATCTACGTTCGATTGCCCAGTGCCGGAAGATTTTGGGCTCAAGGATCAATAGAGATGCCTGAAAACGGTGAATTGCCCATTTTACCAATGACTGCTATTGATGAAATCACTTATCGAACTCCTGATGCACTGTTTAACGGTCAAGCTGTGGTATCGGTAATTGAAAGTTGCTGCCCAAGTATTAAAAATGCCTGGGCAACACCATCTGTAGACATTGATACTATACTCACTGCAATACGCATTGCCAGTTACGGTCATACCTTGGACATGGAAAGTACTTGCCCAGCCTGTAAGAATGCACAAGAATACGGAGTTGATTTGCGCACAGTACTAGACGGGTTACGCATGCCAAACTATGATAAAACTGTGGTCAATGGTGATTTAGAAATCCACTTTATGCCAATCACTTACAAACAGATGTTTGACAATAATTCTCTACAGTTTAACGAGCAAAGAATTATACAGGCGCTGCCGGATGCAGATATTCCTGAAGAAGAAAAAATTAAAATGTTAACTGATGCGCTGGCCAAAGTAACCGAACTCACAGTGAAAACATTGGCCATGACTGTTGTTTACATCAAAACACCAGCTGCGTTAGTTGACGACAAAACTCACATTGCTGATTTTTTAAAAAACTGTGACCGTCAACTGTTTAATCAGATTAGAGATCATGTCGTGTCATTGCGACAAGACAGCGAACTTAAACCTCTGCAAATAAAATGCAGTTCATGCAGTCATGATTATCAACAACCATTTACTCTAGATCAAGCAAGTTTTTTCGCACCCGCCTCTTAACTTCTAGTCCAGAAGAAATTGAGGCCATGGTCAACACTATGGACAAGGAAGCTGCTGCACTCAAAGCTGAATCATTGAAACTTAGCTGGTACATGCGCGGTGGACTTAGCTACGGTGATGCTTTGCAGTTGAGCTACAATGAGCGACAAGCTATCAATGAATTGATCAAAGATAATCTTGAAACCACAAAGAAAACAAATTTACCTTTCTTCTAATGGACTTTGAAAAAGCCAAACAAGATATTGAACAGTGGATTACAGACTTTGTTGAGCAGCCTAATCCGGCTCTTAACAACTGGCCGCCGTGCCCTTATGCTCGCCAGGCACGCTTGGCCAAAACTATTGCTATCTTACCCGGCAATGATCCTTACTTTGATTTGGTGAATCACTGGCGTTGGGGTATGCAAGGACGTGAAGTTGTGGTGTTGGTGTATGATCCCAAAGTCATCAGTGCTGATCAGTTGGAAAACTGTGCGCTGATGGTGCAGATCAACTATCTCAACAATAAAAATATGTTGGCCTTGACTGATCACCCTGACTCCTCAGAAATTGTCAAAGGTGTTGTAATGAATCAAGGACAGTATGCACTGATATTTTTGCAAGACAAAACCAAACTCAACACAGCAGCCCAGCAACTGGCCCATAAAGGTTACTATCAAGATTGGCCTGAAGATTATCTCCAAGGCCTATTTGCACATCGCCAAGATCCAAGACAATGACCTATCAGTTCGCTAGAATAGATCTTGCCTGCACCGACTACACAGAATCAGTGCGTTGGCATTATCTCAAACCAACCCCTGAAGTTTGTCAGCAACTAGATGCTATCTATCGCCGTTACTGTATGTACAAGCGTTTTGCGTCGGTTATGCCTATGTTTCACAGTCGTTATCAAGATACCATGGCCGACATTATTGGTTACTATGACAACAACGAACTTGTGGCCTGGAGTTTGATTCGTAGATATGATGGATATAGTGCATTGTGTGATCAGTTTGCTTGGACCTACCACAAGCCAAAGATGCGGTTGGGAATAGAAACAATGAAAACCGAATGTGCCATCTACAAAGCCCGAGGTTTTAATTATCTATATCTAGAACAGGCTCATTTGTACAAATCCGAAATAGACGGATTTGAAATTTTAGGACCAATGACTTAATGTACAATGTCTATCAACACTGGGATCCGTTAGAAGTCTGCGTTGTAGGACGTAGTTATCCTCCAGAATTTTACAGTTGGATTCAGCACCCTAGAGTTCGAACTCTTTTTGAAAAAATAGCCGCGGAAACCGAAGAAGATTATCAGGCCATTATCAGCAAACTTGAAGAATTCAATGTCAAAGTATTGAGACCTAATCTCTACGAAGCATCGCACTATTTGTTACCAGACAATTCACGGTACCTTCCGCCACCAATGACTCCTAGAGATTATACTGTCATGGTGGGATCGGTTTTTTACGATCACACCAATCAACATGCAGGATGGTTGTCAGGTTGGGAATCAATTATCAAACACGTTGCTGACCAAGGTAACACTGTACGTAGAACACCTCATCAATGGATCAACGGAGCAATGATCACTAGAGTTGGTCGCGATCTTTATATTGGTACTAGATTTTTTGACACTGATCCTAAAATTTTCCAGCACATTGCCAATCAGGAATTTACTGCAACACGCAATCATATTGTCAACACCGGTGGTCACAGCGACGGCACATTTTGTGCAGTTACACCGGGATTGATTATAAGTTTATATGACGTTCCCAGTTATGCTGCAACATTCCCGGGCTGGGAAGTAATTTATCTTCCAGGCCAGAGCTGGGATCAAGTCAAACCGTTCCTTGATCTCAAAGAAAAAAATCAAGGCAAGTGGTGGATTCCTGGATCTGAGCACGATCAAGAAGTAATTGACACTGTTGAGACCTGGCTTGATCACTGGGTAGGGTATGTTGAAGAAACAGTGTTTGATGTCAACATGCTGATTGTTGATCCTAAAAATGTCTTGGTGTTTAACTACAACAAAACTGTGTTTGATGCACTAGACCGTTACGGAGTAACAGCGCACGTTGTACCGTTCCGTCACAGATATTTCTGGGATGGTGGTATACACTGTGTGACCAGTGACTTGCATCGGCGTGGTCAGATGCAAAACTTTTTTCCAGAAAGAGATTAATGGCAGACTTATACACTATATGGGCCGACAAAGAAGGCGACATATCTGACCTTGACTGGGTCACAAACATGAAAAGCTTTTTTGATCATCTAGTACAGGAGGACAAGATGCTTGGCTACAGAATCACACGTTGTAAAATGGGATTTCGTAGTATACCCAACATGCCTGAGTGGATGATCCTGATGGAATTTCGTGACATGGCACACATGGAGCAGGCATTTAAGAGAGTTGCCCCACTTCAGGGCGAACTCGAAGACAAGCATCGTAGCTTCAATCAGTTTGTGTCAGGCAACATACAACACGCCCTGTTTAGAGACTGGCCCGATGACATCTAAAGTAGTTTGTGTGACCAGCATAGGTCAAGTAGGTGCTACTTTTTTAGATTGGAGCATCAACTGGTTGGCCGGAGTCAACTCTGTATACAACGTTGAGCAGCAGCAATGGCTGGAATTGCCCAGCAACCCTCTAACCCGGTCCAACGCACACCAACATCCCAAGAATCATCCCGAAGGACACGGTAGCTATTGCAACACCGTTGACACTTTGCTAGAAACCGCTACTGAACGATTTCATAGCTGTTATCCTAGTCCTGTAGACATTGCAACCTGTGCCAGGGCACTGGATATCAACATCACTGACTATCACAGCAAAGACATAATAAATTGGTTGATCACTACCAGCGAGATTGATTTTTCAAAAATAGTTACTGACATATACCAACGATCCATGCCATTGATATTCATAGCTGCTGATCAATCACTGGTCACGTATCAAGCACTGTCGTTGGCTCGGGACAACGAGCATAATTTTGAAACTTTTCACCGAACATATTTTGCTGAAAAGTTTAACCAGTATACAGAAATATGGGATCAACGAGAAATACTGGCGTTGAATCTTCAATTGGACCAATATCACTTGGACAATAAATTCTTAGATTTCAATGGAGATCATCTCTGGATCAACTGTAGAGAATTATGGAGCGATGGTGAAAACACAGTAATACAATGCCTTGACTATATCAACGAGTCTGTAGACAGATCAAGACTAAACCACTGGAGAAAGATATATCGCCAATGGCAAGGTATACAACAACCCATGATTACTTTTTCTGACAACATAGACCATATTGTAACTGCTATTGTTCGTGGATGGAATTATCCTTTACCACGATTGACCATACTACAAGAAGCAATTATACAACATCGTCTAATATACCAACACAATTTAAACATTCGCAATTGGCAATTGATTCATTTTCCAAACAATACAAACAAACTCTATCCATTGTTAGAGAAGAATAAACATCCTTTATAAGATGACTAACGTCATCTGTTGATTCGCTATCGCTCATCAACATTGTTTTTAGAAGATATATCATCCAGATAAAGCAGTCATACTTTGCCCAGGGCGGGCAAAGAAAAAAAGTCTACATCATCCGAGTAGCACAGTCACTAGCATTAGAGCATTACAGAGGCGGTTGTCCGGTACCTCGAGCTCCGTCTTTATACAACGGCGGTTTATTTGTAAGATGCTAGTCCTTACTAACAAACGTGCATGATCGCTCATGCGTCTTTTCAGCCTTTATCCTTTTCAAACAACTAAATCGCGGCGTTTGCGATCTTCATCCCGGGGGGTAGTAGTTGAGTGCTCACTAGCGCGGTGAGTCTTCCATCCCTGCGATCCGAGATCCAGGTCCAGGGCACACGATTTTAGCCTGTGCTAGCCTTAACTGCTTAGTTTGCCTTTGATGTGAGAGCCATGTACACGTACCTGAATGTGACCATTGTAGTAGTCATCGGATTCCAGTACACGTCTTGCAAATTGTTCACGAGCCTCTATATAACTGCATTCCGCTTTGGTTTTGCAATAGTATAGGATTTCGCGTGAGAAATTTTGTGAGCCTAATTGTTCAACGTCTTTGAGAAGTTCTGGTGATGAGCCGTAGTATGTTTGCCAATCTGAATCCACTGATCCACGAATTTTTTTGCGCTTTTTGTTACCGTTTTTAAGTTTTACTACTTTATAAGTTGTTCGTTTAAATCGTGCCAGTTTTTTGCCTATGTATTTTCTGCCTGTGATCCTGTTTGTGATGCAATATACAAATCCTGCACAATCTTCAGGTAAATTTTCAACTAGGTTGGATTCAAAAAGCCAAGACATACAGCATAATTATCTCCTACCATTGCGAAGCATAATCTTCTGTGACTAAGCCAGCTGAACATTTGGTTTGACACTCTCGCCAGTTGAAATTGGTAAATGCTCCAGACCAAAACTCATCTGTTAAAACATCCTGTAAATTGCGTTGATTAAGATCAAACTGTTGTTTTAGTTTTTCCCAATCGTGATTATGTGAATAGCGATTTGCTACCCAGCAGCAAGGATAAAAATACCCCTGCGCACTGATATACAGTCCTTTGTTTCCTATCGAACACATGGGACGTACATTATTATAGATTTGACTTGAGTGATATAAGTCTTGATTGATATTCCAACTGGGAACTTCTCGTTGGGTAAAATCTGTAACTTCCCGCTCAAATCGTTCTGACGAACTAATCAGATTTACTTGCTTTGGTTCTAGCAAGTCATTGACACCGTAGATTGGATATATCCTACTAAACTTTGTGCTCTTGGTCAGCTGAAATCGATCCATGCCCATGTCCTGAGCCTGTTGACGCATGACATCAAGAAATCCTTCGTTAAAACTAAATGCTATGGCGTCCCATATGATATGACATTTGCTGTGTAGACGCAAGGTGCGTATTCCCATTAGGATGCTATCCCAATCACTGTTGACTCGATATAACTCGTTACTGATTTGATTATAGCCATCAATACTGAAATGCACCGAATCCTGTTGATCAAGCACAAGAGCCAACCCGGCCCACCAAGTTGAGGACTTGTAGCTACCATTGGTAACAACCACTATTTCAATTGTGGGCTTGGTGTTTTTGAAATATTTCACAACTTCAACTAAGTCGTGTGCATAGATAGGGTCACCATCATCACCGCAAAATGTAATTTTATCAACATGCTCAATGATAAAATCCTCGGGAAAGTTACGCCAGAAGAATTCTATGTCAAGTTCGGTGTTTACTAAAGTATCAGGAACTTCTTGGCGGGCACAGCGAGGACAATGCAAAGTACATTTGCTAGATATTTCTATGTGCCAGTGCCAAGTTGCTAGTTTCATACAGTGTCTACGTCCGAGTTATAACTAGTGAAACCGTTTTCTTTGACAACACGAAGTATATTTTCAACACGTCCTGCAAGTTCATCTCGGTGACTAATCAACCAAATACTCTTGTGACGTTCACGAGTCATCTTCTTCAAAAGTGCCAGACTGTTTTCTACACCTTGAGTATCCATGCCTGAGTCAATCATTTCATCAATAAACAACACATTGATCGGACGATACAGACTTTCCCACACATCACGAAACGCCCAGCTCATTGATAGAATTAAGCGATTGCGTTCACCGCGACTTAGATTATCAAAATCTAGTTCACGACCAAGTTCAGTAATTTCCACTGTGAGATCGTTTTGGAATGTAACTGTATGAGGTAATCCAATTCTATCCAAGTAGTGTGTTAGTCTTGCATTGAGATAGCTCAAATTTTGCTCAATGATCTTCTTGCGTATAAACGAATCTTTTTGTGTGAGTAGTTTTAGTAAAAAGTCTTGATGATCTTGTAGTCTAGTAAGTTCATTGAGGTGATCATAGCTGATTTCTTGCAGAGCCTGTGATTGCATCTCACTGATTTGATCGGTGTAAGGGTTGACTTCGGTAGATCTTGTAGCAAGTTCGCGCCGCAGAGTTTCTAGACTATTGCGATGATTTAGAGCCTGTTCGATATCGTCGTAGAACACTGTGGGCGCAATGCCCAATTCGCCTTGATCATCTATCTCATTTAGATGTTCATGGCGTTGAGTGTCGTTGGTTAATATTTGTAGTGCCAGCTCTTTGAGCTGAGTTAGGCGTTGTTGTTTAACAGCATCAAGACTGTCGTCGTGTACCACAGTGCCACAGGCAAAACATTTGTGATCTTCCATGTCAGCTAGATCACGTTGATATTGTTCAGATTGTTTTATTAACTTGGCATCATCTTGATCAATTTGACGTATCCAGCGATTGCATTCATCAATAATCTTTTTCTTGCCATGAAACGCTTCTAGGTCTCGGTGTGCTTGTACTTCGGCATCGATGTCTATGTGTTCTAGACTGTTGACAGCAGTTTGAAGTTTGGTAACATCTTCGGTTTTTTTGTTGTCCCATAGCAATGCACGTTTTTGTAAGCTGGCAATCTGTTCTTCAATTCGTTTGTTGGCATCTTGTGTTGCACGTATGCGAAATTCTTCTTGTTGAATACTGTCTTTGGTTTGTTTGTTGTATTCTTTGATACGTTCAGCACGTTCACTTAGTAAAGTTATACCCAGCAATTGTTCAATAATAGTTCGCTGATCGTTGGCCTTGAGACTTAGAAACGGCTCAGTGTAGGTATTCAATGCAACAACATGTCGAAACATGTCATGGCTCAATCCCAACATACGTTCAATTTCATCCTGTGTTTCGCGACTGTCACCTTGCGACTCGTCACGATCTACTTGCTGTTCGTTGTCAACATAGAGCTTTAGAATATTGGGTTTACGCCCGCGTTCAATGCGATAATTTTTGTTGTCAATTGAAAACTCCAAGCTCACTAACATATTTTTGTTGTTGGTTTTATTGACAAGATTGTCTTTGCGTATGTTAGTCAAAGCCTGACCGTAGAGTGCAAAACTTAGAGCATTGATAATTGTGGTTTTACCAGTGCCATTTCTGGCACCATCCCCGCCAAGATCTAGATTTTCTCCAAGAACAAGGGTTAAATCACGACGATCAAAATTAACTGCCTGTGTAGCATTGCCCACACTCATAAAGTTTCGAACTGTAAGTTTGCTGATATTGATCATAGTTTCATATGTTAACATTTTTGTTGCTTTGTGCGCAACGTATTTTGGTGTATTGCTGTACTATTGTCTGATGTCGAACATCAGAGCTAAACCAATCCAATTCTATGCCATCAATTTGATAAAACAAAGCTCCTAGCCAGGCTAGATCTATCACATTAAACGATTGGTAAAACGGTAACTGTTGAATTTTTTGATTGAACTTCTTAGACAATCCTAGATATCGCGAATTGGCTGCGACCAACAAATGATACATGCGTACAAAATGATCATCGTCTAGTGTGACCACAGGTGATAATTTTTGTCGTAACGCAACAATGTCATCAAAGTCGCTGTATTCAATATTTACACCCCGGGGATGCTGCCATTCAATCAAACTTCTCCACGGTGATGATTGTATAAAAAACAGATAAAAATATTCAATTGCACTGTTTTTAATGTATTCTGAATTGCTGTGCTGGTCAATATTGTAGGTTTGACGCCAATGATCCAGCATTGATTGATAGGCCACAGTATCATTGCCCAGGAGTTGTATGTCCTCGCACCAGTGATCTACTCTAATGCCAACATCGTCAGTTTTCTCAAAGAAATTAAATAGGTACCAGGGAAGATTGTCAGAACAAACAAAACAGTTGATGACATCGCTGTTTGTGGAATCTAGCCGGACGTCGTGTTTGCTTATCCAGGGAATTGAGCTGTGTTGAGTTTGAAAATTTCGGCCACCGTGACTAAAGTCAGCATCAGCATCAAGTGCTGCTGAAAGCCAGTTTTGATAGAGTCCGGGTAAACCATATATAATTGTCAAAGCGTTTGATAGATCTGCAATAGTAATTTTGAATCATAGAATTCTGATTCAATGTTGGTGAGTTGATCTGTGACAATCTGATCAACTGATTCAAACCGTATTTCTCCTGGTGCCATGTCAACATCAACAGCAGCATTTTTACTGGGTATCAGGGCCATTTCACGCAGGCGATAGTCTTTGATAAAAGTTTCTTTGATAAAGTTTGCTTCTTCGTAGCTGATATCAATGTCTAATTCAACTCTAACATGCATGCCCGGAGCTAAAAATTTGTCGCCGTGATTCACAACTTCAGACAACTTGACTACTCTAAATCTAGGTTGATCGGGCCAGGCATGGTACTCGGGCTCTTGACCCCACTCTAAAATCATGATGCCACGATCATCGTCAGCAGCATCAGCATAGTTGTGCGGAAAGGCATTGCCTATATAGGTAATGTTCTTTTTGGTTTGACGCTTGTGAAAGTGTCCGGTGTAGACATGCCCAAATCCGCCAAGGTGATCGCGTTGCAGTGTGCCATGATCTGGCATTTCTACCATGGCATTCATCAAATAGCCTGGAAGTTCAAAATGTCCAAACAAATACTGCCCTGACATTTTGGCTAACTTTTTATGGTCCTCACCTACCAGCCAAGGGGCAATAACAACATCACCGTGAGTAAACCAATCATTGCAGATATGGATGTTAGGTAAATGCCTTGCCCACTCAACACTCTGAATATCTCTTTTGTCCCGATAATACAAATCATGATTACCGGGAATAAAGTAAACATTGGTAAAATTTTCACTTAGATGCTCTAGTGCTCTTAGACTATACGTAAGAGTAACAATATTAATTGATGCACGATGATTGTGCCAATCGCCGAGAAAAAAACAAGTTTCACATCCTTCATCTTTTGCCTTTTGAGTTGCCCATTGAACGAATGCCAAACAGTCATCGTTATGTACTTGACTGTTTGATTTCAATCCAAAATGTATATCGGTGAATGCTACAGCTTTTTTAAATAGATTCATGGTTGGTATAGAGTTTTTTGCAATTGTACACTGTCTTGCGGGAACATGTCAAGTCCATGACAATGCATTTCCCAGCCTAAATTTCTAAGTTGCCATTGAAGCCAAGCTTCGCTGGGCAACGGCAATGGATTCCAGGCAAATGGTTGATTTTCAACAACTGAACTTATGATACGTTGACAAATTTGATCTTGATCAATATGTTTCTGCAACGCTAGGTTGTCCTGATGATAAGGAAGTAAATCAGATATTGCACGAACCTGAGGTAAGTTTGCCAAGAAAATTATTCTTTCCATTGTTGACTCAAAGTTGTGAAGTAAATCTGATATTGAAACCCAGATGCACTGCGGTGTTTGATAGTGGTCTGGAAGATACCAATCGTTTAGTTCGTGCCAGGCCGGCATTAGATATAGGCTCAAGAACTCTCGTTTGATCCAAGGATCAATTTGATCCAATGGAACACCTGGGTCCACTGGCCAATTAGTATAAATTTGATGATGTTGGCCAAGCCGAGTTATATTCATATACCACCAATCTTCCCAAATTTTATGATAGAAGTTATTGACGGTCAGTACTACACTGTCATTGTCTGGATACACATACACAAAGTGCGACACTGATTTTGCAATTTCATCAAGGTTTGCAGCAATTTTTTCGCCAGGGATAATTTTAGGATGCATACGCACAAATTGAAACCTAGTGTTAGATTTGAGATAGTCAGCCCATCCATCCATGTGAACAATTTGATGGCCAAAAAATTTATGGCTAGTGCCAGTGTTGGTGAACGGAGAGATGATATCATCTGAACTACACAGTGTAGTCAGGCACCATTCAACGTAGGTGCCATAGGCACCGCCGTTGTAAAAAATTGGCAATGTGTCAATCATCAAATGTTGGTGTAACGCCTATTGACATGTATGAGCCACCATCTTTGCCTGAATTTTGCCGGGTCCATGAAGGATTGAGTCCGTTCATTTCTAGGATGTCATCACGTATGTTTTGCATTTTCTTTTCAATGTTTAAAATACGTGTAAAACTGTTGGTGATAGCAGCAGTGTAATAGGCAAAAGGATTTTGTGATTTTGACTCGTCGAACTGTAGTCCAATTTGACTTAGTTGCAACAGAGCCTGACCGCGCATTTCTTCGTTGTAGGTATAGCCACGCCAGTTTGATCGTGTGGCATAGCGTTCGCACAGCTTCATAAACATCAAAGCCAGTTTCTTGGTCATGGTACCATGTTCTTTGTTAAATTCTCCGTGCTCTAGATCACCTTTCCAGTGACTGCGTCCCACAAGAAAAGGTTTTTTGTCTTCATCAACGCGGTAGTGACAAAACGGAGGAAAGTTTACCCGTACATGCGCAAGATCCAATACTGGTGCTGCCTCAAGTAACTCGTCAACAGACTCATCTTCAATTTCAAGTATTTCTTCAAAGTTTGATTTTTTTGCTGCGGTTTTGCTTGCTTTCTTGGGAGCCATGGGTATATGTTCCCAGGTCATAATTCTAAACACTAGATCAGTGTTGGGAATTTTTTTAGGATCTAGTACATCACCGGTTTCTCGTTTGATACGATCTGCACGATTGCGTCGGGCTTCGGCAATGGTTTTTTGATTGATTTTTGATACACTGGGCAAAATAATGTCATACTGATGATCAGTTGTTGGATCAATGTATGAGCAATAGGTGTTTTTGCTTAGGTGTATTTCTTTTAATATGTCGCGATTGTTAAGGTAGTTGACACGGGGAGCCGTGCGTGGAATTGAAGTTACAGACACTAAGTTCTCCTAATAGTGTACTTATTGTAGCATTTTTACAACACTTGTCAACCATTTTCTTAATCATAGCCGTTTATTTTTGCGGTAAATACACCAACAGGAATATATTATGCCATGGATTATTGAAAACGGTGAAAAGAGATTTGTTTCGCAGCAAGAATGGGCTGATTGGAACAAAGCCAATGGATTGCCAACTCCAACCCCACGCAATCCAGCAGGAACCAATACAGAAACAACTCCAGCTGGCGGTAGCTCTACTGATTACACCTACGGCGAAAATCCAGCAGGAATGACTTCTAAACAGCGCCGTGCGTTGGTACAAGAACAACAAAAAGCCGTTGACAACGAATTAGCTGCTAACGACGCTGAACTTGCTAATTATCGATTAGGCAAAGGCAATATAACCGCAGAACAAGCAGCCAAACTTGAAGCAAGAAATAGTGAGCTAGGCGACGCTGCTAATCAATTAGACCAAGGGCGCCCGGTCACAAGCGGCTTAGTTCCAGGTGGAACCACCAGCGAAAAAATTATCATTGGCAATACTACCAATACTTCTCCAAATCAACCTTTACCAACTTACTCTGAGCAAGCAGCACAAAACGCAGACAGTGTAAGTGATCAAAAAAATGCAGGATATCCAGAAGCTGTCATGGAAACCGTGCCAGCAGCAAATATTCAGACCAGAGCGATTGATTCTGGAACATCAGGTGGATACCCAGCACGACCCAACACCTATGTACCGCCTAGTGGTGTAGATAGATTTCCAGCACAGCCCACACAAGACGATGAAATAAATCAAGCCGTGGCTGCACAACGAGCAAGACTGGGAGTGTCTAGAAGCAGCATAGTAGACACTCCTGCTGATCAGCCTGTAGACTCTGGTGCCACAGGTGCCACTGCAATGGCATCCTATAGTGCTCCGCCTAGTCCTGATACCAACTCACTGGGCATAACCACCCAGACAACCGATGTATCCAACCCATTTCAGCAAGGCGTTCCACAAGATGACCCTTATGCTGCTGGCCGTACCAATGCACTAGGTATTACGTCCGAAGCCAATGTGACTTCGCTGCGTAGAGATGTTCCTGCTGATCCCATAATAGATCCCTATGCCACAGGTACCAATCCCTTGGGAGTAACTGCTGAAGCCAACATTGAAGGCAATCCATTTCAGCAAGGTGTACCAGGAGAAGATCCTTTGGCAGCACAGGCCGACGGAATAGGCGAAACAAATGCGTTAGGCATAACTGGTGAAGCCCGAGTAGGACCATTTGCTCAAATCAATCCCTATGCCGACGATCCCACCAGCACTGATCCAGCATTGTCAACCAATCCCGAAGCAGTTGATCCAGTGCGGTCAGGATTGCCACAGCCCAAGGAAAGTTTTGGAACGTTTGCTGGTACTGATGCAGCCACAGAAGAAGCCGCAGGCACTTATGCACAGACCGAAGATGCACGACAACAGCAAAGCATTAGAAGTCAACGTTCGGGATTTAACAATCGTGATTGGCGTGTTAGAATTAGCCTAGCACCCAAGGCACAATATCTCTACAAAGTTGCTGCTACCGGAGACATATTAAATCCCCTGAGATACACTGATGGTGTAATTTTTCCTTACACCCCAAATATTCAAATAGGATATCGTGCCAACTACGATCCCTATGACATGGTTCACAGCAACATTCGCGGATTGTTTTATAAAAATTCAACTCCAACAGAGATTTCCGTCACTGGAGTTTTTACAGCGCAAGATACCAGCGAAGCCAACTATCTATTGGCAGTGATACACTTCTTTAGAAGTTGTACTAAGATGTTTTATGGCCAGGATGCCAGTGCTGGTACTCCACCGCCCTTGGTTTATATGTCGGGATACGGTGATTATCAGTTTGCCGAGCATCCCTGTGTTGTCACTAACTTTAACTATCACTTACCTGCTGATGTTGATTACATACGTGCAAGAAGTGTTTCTTTAAACAATACAAATTTAGTCACACGCAGAGACCGACAAACCAACGCACCCAGCACTTCGCCAATCTATTCTGCCATTGCTAGATTGCAGACTATTTTTATGCCCAAAGGCGGGTTACCGCAGAATCAATCTTCGCAGCCCTACGATACATCTGGTACGTCAGTGGAATTGGGAGGAGAAACACCAACCTATGTTCCAACACAAATGGAAATTCAGATTACAATGTTACCAATACAAAGCCGAAGCCAGATGAGCAAACAGTTTAGTCTTGACAAATTTGCCCAGGGTGACTTATTAAAAGGAGGGTTCTGGTAATGACTACCTACTCAGCTACCAGCCGCTACTACAACACTGGATACAGTCAATATTATCTTGATCTTTGGGTCAATCGTCCCATACCCAAAGAGAATGATGATCTATTGATGAAGATCAATACAGTTTATGAGTATAGACCAGATTTGCTGTCTTATGACTTGTATGAAACTCCCACACTGTGGTGGGTGTTCTATCAACGCAACCCCAACACACTCACAGCACCCCCGCTAGATTTCAAAGCTGGTGTGGAAATTTACGTTCCTAAAATTACAACATTACGTTCGGTACTGGGATTCTAATCTATGGCCACTTTAAGTGAACTAGAAAAGCAAATAGCTGATCTTGACAGTAAACTAAAATACGGCGTAGGAAATCGGCTTAGGGAAAGAAATGAAGCCCTTGAGTTTACACGACAACTGATTCAAAAAGCTGAAGCCGCAGGAGATGAGGCAAAGGTTGAAAGAGAAACTCGTATCTTAGGTAATATTTTACAAGAAGTAAGTGATCTTAACGGTCAAGTTTCAGCAATACAATCACAAAAAGACCAACTACAGCAAGAATTAAACATTTTAAAAACACAGCAACAGAGCCAACAGGCACAGCAACAGAGCCAACAAAACACCGCTCAAAGTGCTGGTGAAGAAGTCAAACAATCAGGAGACGCCGGCGCCACCAATCCACCACAGCCTACAGAGGCATTTTCCCCTGAGGGTAGAATTAAAGGTGGAACCAATGCTGAAGTACCAGTGACTCGTGGTAATCCAGCAGGAGAAGATGCTGGCACTGATGCAAACACCGTGCCGTTGTCGCAGTCACAGTCTGTGACCTATGCTCCTGGTACTGGCGAACCATTGTTGGATCGCGATGCAGCAGCCAAACAAGGCATATTTGCCACTCCCAGTCCGTATGGTCCTGGCGTTGGACAACCCGGCGATGACAAACAAGGCAGCGGTAAAAATGCAACCAAACAAGATATTGATTTGAGTTTTGATCAAATCATAACACCGCAACCCAATATTCTTGATGCCTATGCAAGTTACACCTATCAGATATCTTGGTATCTACTGAGCGAATGGGGGTATCGTGATCTAATGACTTCAGGATCCAACAATAGAAAAGTTGATGCTATCAACGGCGCCGAACTGCTGGTTCAAAGCGGAGGCGCTGGCTACAGTACGAATCCTGGCCAAACCACAGCAACAGTCAACGGCGTGATTGGTCTTGCTGGTGACCGCAACAAATATTTCAAACTTGACTATTACATTGACAGTTGCACTGTGGATAATCTATTACAAGGCAAGGCCACAGGCACAGCAAGTTCTTATACCAGTCTCAAAATGACTGTGGTTGAACCCAACGGTATTAGTTTAATTGACAACTTAAAAGCTGCTGTTAGTGATTTTACTCAGCAAAGAAATTTCACCAATGCAATTTACTGCTTGGTTATAAAATTTAGAGGTTATGACGAAAATGGTAATCCTGTGTTGGCTGGCAACACCGGTGCCGGTGCAGATTTGTCTGATCCCTACACAATCAGTATTAAATATGTGCCTTTTGCCATTGCCGATATAAAATTCAGTGTGGGCTCAAAAATGTCTACATATGAAATTCATGGACAGCCAATAATTTACAATTTTAGACTGCGTAATACTATTCCCAATAACATTGAACTCACAGGCGAAACTGTAAATGAAATTCTAGGTGGCCAGTTGGTTACATCGTCTAATGAACAAGGTCTAAGAAACAACACTACTAGTCAAGCCGCAGGTGGCCGTACAGTAACTCCGGCACCACGTGGACAAAGTTTTCCTCTGCAAGATCAAACCATCAACACAACTCAACAGTCAGCGCAGATGTCAGTGGACTCTCCAAGTAAAATCAATGCTGCACCCAAAGGGTCTAAATCTACTGTGCGAGGACTCATGGATTTTCTAAATGAAAATCAACGAAAACTAGTAGAGAAAAAGGAATATTTGGTAGCCGATGAATATCAAATTGAATTTGTCAATGCCAGCATTCGAGATGCAACCTTGAAAAAACCTGGAGATGTGTCCATTGGGTTCACACCCATGGACAACAGTGCAGACACAAGAAAAATACTAGATGAAACCACAAAAATGGTACCAAGTCAGCGTAACTTTGGTATAACTGCTGGTATGAGCATAGTACAGGCCATTGAAATGATTGTGCGACAAAGTAGTTTTATTACCGAACAGCAACTCAAATATGTAGACGAGCGAACTCAACAGTTCAAAGACAACGGGCCAGCAGCAGATCATTTTGCTTGGTTTAAAATATCAATGCGGGCTATACCCAAAGACTTTGATTTTAATCGCAACGACAATGCTTACAAATTTATTTTTACAGTCAGTGCCTACAATGTCAAATCATTGACAAGCAATTATTTTCCCAAGTCAAGATTCAACGGTGTACACAAAAGTTATCCTTATTGGTTTACCGGACAAAATACCGCGGTGCTGGACTATACACAAAAATTTGACAACTTATATCGTGTTGTAATCAGCGGCAATACCGATCAACTTAAACAGAACTTAGTGACGCAGTATGGAGATTTGCAGCAGACTTTTGTTTATCAACCACTGAGTGGTCAGAGTTCACAAGGTGCCACTGGCGCCACCAATGAACCAGCTGCCAATGCCGCAGATTATCTGTACAGTCCCACGGACATTGGCACAGTTAAAATAAAAATTCTTGGTGATCCAGGTTGGATAGCACAGGGTGAAGTTTTCAAAGGCAATGATGCTAGGACTTTTTCGTTCAAGGCATTTTATCCTGATGGCACTATTAACTTTGATGCACAGGAAATACTGTTTGAAATTGTTTGGCAACGCCCAGTTGATTATGATGTCAACGGCGATGGAACAATGAATCCCAACCGGCAAGATCCCAACAATCCTGAGGATGGTTTTAAGTTTGTTAGAAATGGTCGTCAGAGCTATGTATTCTGTGCTACAAAAGTTTCCAGTGAATTTAGACAAGGTCGATTCGAACAATCACTTGACGGTATTTTGTATGTTCTCCCTCGACCTAAGATCAGTCAACAAGTAGTGGATAGACCGGTTACTTTGGCCACGCAGACGTTCCCGCTATCGTCAGATCAGCGAGTGAAACCAGCTACTGGCAAACAAAATAACACAACTAGAACCACAACTGTGCCGGCCAGTGCAGCACAGAGCAACAATAGAATGCCCACAGCACCTGCAACAGGTACTCAATTTACCGGACAAGGCAGTAACTTGACTAACCAGTCCGGTATGGATTTTAGTCCTATAAGTGGGTTTGGAGCGTAAGTAGACAATGGCAGATAATGTATATTCGGCGCACGGTCGCCCCAAAGGTTATAAATTTGATCGCGGTGGAGCCCCAGCAGAAATGGGGCCGTTCATCGGTGAAGTGATGAACAATGTAGACAGCATTAGATCAGGTCGATTACAAGTCTATATTGAGCAGTTTGGCAGCGGTGATAAAACCAACAGTAACCTATGGCGCACAGTAAAGTATCTTCCGCCTTATTACGGTGTAACACCTACACCAATATCAGGAGTCAACGGTCAAGGTACCTGGGATTCAAACCCACACAGCTACGGTATGTGGTTCACACCACCCGACATTGGTGTAAAAGTGCTGTGTTTCTTTGTTGAAGGTGATCCCAGCAAAGGGTATTACATTGGCTGTGTACCTGAACTTGGAGTCAATCACATGATTCCTGCTATAGGTGCAGCTCCAAAAGGGCAGTTTATACCTGGTAACAAAACACAGGCCACATATCTAGCAAATTCTCTGCAACAGCCTGTGACGGAAATCAATGCCAACGACAACGCTGTGGCCAGCAATCCAAGATTTTTTGATTCCCCAAAACCTGTACATGCAGTCATAGCCAGTACATTTTTTCAGCAAGGCCTTGACAATGATGATCAACGAGGTCCAATCAGCAGTTCAAGTCAACGCGAATCACCCAGTGCAGTTTATGGAATATCAACACCAGGACGCCCGGTGTATAACAACGGAGTTGACCCTACAGCAATACGAAAACAACTGCTGGAAAACAAACTAAGTCCACTTGATGTTGCTGTGATTGCACGTCAAGGTGGACACACCTTTGTTATGGACGACGGTGATCTTGAAAACAAAGATAGCTTGATACGTTTACGAACAAGCAAAGGTCATCAGATCACAATGAGTGATGATGGTAACTTTTTCTATATTGTACATGCCAACGGGCAAACTTGGATTGAACTAGGGGTTGAAGGTACAGTTGATGTGTTTTCTACTAACTCAATTAATTTACGCAGTGAAGGCACAATTAATTTACATGCCGACAAAGACATCAATATGTTTGCTGGTGAAAAAGTCAATATCAAAGGAAAGTTACATGTTGGCCTTGAAAGCGAACAAACCCTAACAACTTATAGTGCAGGTCGATCTACATTCTACAGCAAAGTGCAACTAGGCATAAAAGCCGACGGATCTCTAGCACTCAAAGGAAAAACTGGCAGCTTTGATGGCGGCGGAGCACTAAAACTCAAAGGTGGAAGAATTGATCTTAATGGAGGTGGTGCCGATGATGTTGCTGCACCCAAACCCATGACCAAATATGTCATGGACGATACCAAATTCAACGCATCCACTGGATGGCAAGTAGAAAAAAATAAATTAGAAAGTATTGTGACTCGAGCACCTACCCACGAGCCTTATCCCTATCACAACGAAGGTGTGCAGGTCTCAGTAATTATTGGGGGAGGTAACAACCCGCCCCCAGCAGCTGAACCAGTTCCACAAGGGTTTTCTATTACAAAGAACTAACTATGCCATCGTTAAATTCATATACAGCTACTAATAATCAAAACAACTCCGGAACTAAGTTTACCTTTAATTTTGGTGGCGAGGCATTTACAGTACAAGCACCAGCAGGCACAACCGAAGCACAAGCCCGTGCAGTTTTTGAACAACAACTCAACACTGGAAGTCTCACAGGATTACAATCAGGACAAACTTTAAATGCAGCTACTCAATTGGCCAATGGTTTAAAATCTGCCACTAGTCAAATAACCAACTTAGCTGGAAAAGTCGCTGGCGGCATAACATCAGCAGTGAGTAAACTCACTGGTATTGCAGTTAACAAACCAATGAATGTTGCAGATTTTGTCAAGGTGGGTGTTGGAGCAGCACAAAAGATTGGTGCCCTCAGTACTACACAAGTACAAGGACTAATGGCACAGGCTGCTTCCACTGCAAATCAACCATCAACTGCATTTAGTCTAACACAGGGCATAGGCAAATTTGGAATTAATCCCGCGCAATTGGAATCTTCTGGATTCTTAAAACCCGGAACATTGTCTCAATATGGAAAAAATGCTGTAGTAACTGCTGCTGATTTAGCCGAAGCACAGCGTATTTCAGCTGAAGGTACCGCAGTCACAGCGCAACAAATTGCTAATAATCGTCAGATAAAAGATCTTTTACAGACCGGCACAGTGTGGACTGGAAAAAATGGATTAAACAACTTAAACAGCCTATTAAGCGATGTGAATTCGCAAGCTTCGGTTCAAGTAGGTCTAATGAAAAAAGGGTTTGACTCGTTGACCAAAGCCGGCGTAATTCCCACAGGAGCACCATCGGCCACAGTGGGTAGCCTAGTTCAAGCATCAAGTAAATTTGGAGCTGCTGCGACATCTCTATGGAGCAAGGGTGCTGCTCCGGCTGACATGGTCAATCAACTTGATAATCTAGCCAAACAAGGACAATTTGCAGTTAATTTTTCCGATCAAAAAATTCCCGAAGGTGCAGCTGGCGAAATTGTAGCTACTGGTGCAAAGAACACAGTCAACAGAAAAGTTCTAAACCAAAGTATCACTGCATTTATTGGTACTGCTAAAGTTCCACCAATAGAATACGGACAAGCATCTACTTCGACTTCAGACACAACCACCCCGTCTGTGGTTAGCACCGGGGTTCTTGATGAACCTTCAGCTGCTGATCGAGCTGAATTTAAACGACTCACAGAAGAAAAAGCAACACTAGGCAGACAACTTGACTTAGATGATCAAGAATACAATAATCTAAGAAGCATCTATGGACCCAACGATCCACAGGTAATAGCTGCTAGAGACAAGTGGGAAGCAGACTTAAATAAACGTAGAGCAGTCACCGACACACTGAGCGCACTGGCTCAGAAGTATCCTGCTCTACTCTACTATTAAAATTATGCCTACATTTATTGGATTTAATACTATTAATCAATATAAAAAGTTCACGCTGCTTGATTATGAATTAATCAAGCGTGACCTACTCAATGCATTCAACATTCGCCAAGGTGAGCTAGTAGGCCGCCCAGACTATGGCACAGCATTATGGGACTTTTTGTTTGAGCCCCAGACCATGGAAACAGAAACCGCTATACGTGACGAAATACAACGTGTAGCCGGTGGCGATCCTAGACTACAGATATACAATATCTACAATTACCCCCAGGAAAATGGAATTTTAATTGAACTGCAGATACAAATAGTGCCCAGCACCACTGCCGAACGACTGTCTATTTTCTTTGACCAAGAAACTCGCCGCGCCAGTTACATATAACTGCGTGGTTTTTCAAGCCATAAATACAGAATAATATACTACTATGGCTAAAACTACCAGACAAACAGTTATTTTTGGTGTTGAGGACTGGAAACAGATCTATCAAACCTATCGCGAAGCCGATTTCCAAAGCTACGATTTTGAAACTCTACGCAAGAGTTTTGTAGATTATTTGCGCTTATACTATCCTGAAACTTTTAACGATTATATTGAAAGCTCAGAGTTTATTGCTCTACTTGACGTCATTGCATTTATGGGTCAAAGTTTGGCTTTCCGCAGTGACCTAAATGCTCGTGAAAATTATATTGACACTGCCGAACGTCGGGACAGCGTAAATCAACTAGCAAATCTTGTTAGCTATACTGCCAAGCGTAACACCGCAGCACAGGGACTTATCAAAGTTACATCAGTGTCAACAACTGAAAACATTACCGATTACAACGGTGTCAATCTCAGCAATATCACTATCAACTGGAATGACCCCACAAATCCTGATTGGTTTGAGCAGTTTACCACGGTTATCAATGCCGCGCTAGTAAATTCGCAACGTTATGGCAACCCAGGATCAACTGCTGACATTATTGGTGTTAAAACCGACGAATACACACTGAATCTAGTGCAAGGTTATTTGCCTGTGATTCCTTACACTGCCACTGTTGATGGTGTTAACATGCCTTTTGAAGCAGTGACAGTGACATCAGCAGGCAAGTCGTACTTGTACGAACCTGCCCCAAAGCCCAATGGTGCATTTAATATTCTTTATCGCAATGACCAGTTGGGATTCGCCTCCAACGACACTGGCTATTTCTTTTATTTCAAACAGGGCACACTGCAATCTTTGGATTTTAATCTAGCTGAGCGTGTAAGCAATCGTGTGGTTGCTATCAACATTGATGGTATCAATAACGAGGATCGCTGGTTATTTCAACTTGATGACATTGGCAGTATTCAATCCGAATGGTTATACACTGAGTCAGTTTATACTGCTGCACCTGATACTTCAGCTTCGGGCCTACGTAAAATTTATTCTACACAGAGCCGTACAAATGATCAAATTTCATTGACATTTGGTGATGGCGTGTTTTCGGCAATACCAGTGGGCTTCTTCCGCGCTTATGTGCGTGCCTCAAACGGATTAGAGTACATCATTAATCCTGATGAAATGCAAAGTATTACATTGCCTGTGAGTTATGTTAGCCGTACTGGAAGAATTGAAACTCTGACATTCACAGTGAGCCTACAAACACCTGTGAGCAATGCTCAGAGTCGCGAAGCTTTAGATGAAATCAAACAACGTGCTCCTGCTCGTTACTATACACAGAATCGTATGGTCAATGGCGAAGATTACAATATCTTTCCTTATACACTCTACAATTCAATTATTAAATCCAAGGCAATTGCACGTAGTGCAATTGGCACAAGCCGTTATCTTGAACTAGTTGACAACACTAACAAGTATGCATCAACTAATATTTTTGGTAGTGATGGTGGGTTATTCAAAGACAATACCTTGCCCACATTCCAATTTTCATGGTTTACGACCAACGATATTTCAGACAACGTAGCAAACAAAGTACAGCCAGCACTGACTCGTCCAGGCATGTTGCAATTTTATTATGCAAATTTTGTACGTCCAAGTCTAAGTGTTCTCAACATTTACTGGCAACAAAGTACAGCGTTGACTAACCTATGTACTGGATATTTTAGAGCAGACTCCAATGGTTATCCTGAACCAGTGGGATCATTTAGCAACAACAACAGCAAGTATATTGTAAAAAATGCTCTAGTAAAATTTGTTCCGCCCGACGGATACTATTTTAATCAGTACAATCACTTAGTGGCAGGTATCCCCACAGCTGACACTGACAAAACTTATATCTGGGCTACCGTTACAAATGTTGTGCTTGATGGTACTAATCAAGGCAAAGGTAATCTTGACGACGGGTCAGGACCAATTAGTCTCAATAACTATGTGCCCACAGGAGCTATTCCAACACAGGTCATTCCACTGTTTGTTACAGACTTGCCCAGTACAATTATCACACAGATAATTGAATTGATTAGATTGTATCGTAATTTTGGACTGGGATATAACAACCTAACTTCAACATGGTACATTATTAGTCAGACTAATCTTGCAGCTGATGCTCCTTTTAGTTTGACCAACCAACAGAGCACTGCAGGTGTTTACAGTGATGCAAGTTGGCTAGTTAAGTTCATCACCGATGGCACACAATATTCTGTTACTTCTCGAGAATTAACTTATTTCTTTGCATCAGTGCTACAGACTCGTTTCTTCTTTGAAGAAAACGTTGCAATTTATGATTCACGAATTGGGTCAGTGATCAAAGATTTTATTCGTGTACTAAAAACCAATAGCCAGCCCAATAGTAATAGTCCATTAAATGGCGATGTAACCATGCAAATTATTGCACAGCCTGTTCAGAGCGATGGTTACGTTGACGACTTTCAAGTGATTGTAAGTTTTCAAGACTCAGACCAAGACGGATCAGCCGACGATCCGGATTTCTTTACAGCCATTGTTGGTCCAGACCCCACCTCAGGCCAAAGCGGTCCTTTGGTATTTTTAGAAGCCACAGTGGATTTTGATAATTTACAGCGTTACCTGTTGACTGAACAAGGATATGTAGTGTATCAATACCCAACTCTGTCAGACCTTGAAGTGGCCAAGAGTCAATATCTTGATGGACAAGTTTTCTATGCCTATCAAGATCAAGCATTTTATACACTAGTCATTGGCACTGACGGCACACGTACATTGACCTCGGCTTCGGGGTTCTTGGCCAGAACCGGGCGCCAAGACTTGTACTATCAATATCGTCACAATAGCCTGTTGACCAATCGTATTGATCCATCAATTACCAATATTGTTGATGTATATGTGGTCACACAAAGCTATTACACCGCATATCAAAACTGGATCAAAGATTCCACAGGATCGGTAGTTGAACCCGACGTGCCTACAATTGAAGAATTGACCACAGAGTTTCAAAAGTTACAAGATTATAAAATGATTTCTGATAACCTTGTATTGAATTCTGTGACATTTAAACCATTGTTTGGAGCCAAGGCCGCATCTGAATTACGAGCCACAATCAAAGTAATCAAAGCAGCCAACAGCACAGCCAGTGTCAGTGAAATCAAGAATCTTGTTGTGGCAAATCTTAACACTTATTTTACTATAGACAAATGGAACTTTGGAGACACATTCTATTTTTCTGAACTCGCTGCATATATTCATGCACAAATTGGTACCATAGTGAGTTCAGTGGTATTGGTTCCAGTCAATCCACAAAAGAGCTTTGGTGATCTATATGAAATTAGATCAGCACCCAATGAAATTTTTGTCAATGCCGCAACAGTTGCTAACATTGAAGTAATTGACGCCTTGACAAGCACTAATATTAGAACAGCGCCTGGTAGCGGAGTAATTTAATGGCACGAGTAAGAACCGTTGACTTTTTACCTGAGATTTTTCAAACCTCAACCAACCGTCAATTTTTATCTAGCACACTAGATCAACTAGTACAAGAGCCAAAGTATCGTCAAACTCAAGGCTATGTTGGCCGTAGAATTGGCCCTGGTATCAATCCTACTGATGCCAAATACGTAGTTGAGCCTGATGCTGAACGAGCAAACTATCAGCTTGAACCAGCAGTGGTAATGAAAGTGCCTGACACTGACACAGTAGATGACGCCATTACCTACCCAGGCATCACTGCAGGATTGAGCACCAAAGGAGCTGACACTACCAAGAGCGATCGCCTTTACAGCAATCAGTACTATGCTTGGGATCCGTTTATCGACTATGATAAAATGGTGAACTTTTCGGAATACTACTGGTTGCCTACAGGACCATTGAGTGTCAGCGTAACCGGCGGAATCATTGCTGCACAAAATACCATTGATGTCACACGTAACCCTGGATTCTATAGTTTCAGCGGCACCGACGGTCAAAACCCAATTCTTACATTGGTACGTGGTGGATCCTATCAGTTCAAGGTAGCACAAAATAAAAAGAATACGCTGAATCTACGAGTTACCAATCAAGGCAACAAAGCATATATTATCAACTACCAGGTTAATCCTGCGATAACTTTGATTCGTGGTAACACCTACATCTTTACTCTCAGCATTGAAGGTAATTTCCCATTTTGGATTAAAACAATTGCCAGCACCGGCACAGTCAACGTCTACAACAACGGTGTTACCAACAATGGAATCAATCAAGGCACATTGACATTTACTGTGCCACAAGATGCTCCGGACACTCTGTACTATTCAAGCCAAACATCAGGCCAGATGCAGGGCACATTTAATGTAGTTGACGGTGAGCCAGGAACAGGGCCAGGATTTTTTATTCAAGCGCAGCCTGGTGTTGACGGGTATATGCCTACTACACCAAACATTTCAAGCCGTGATGTGCTGGGAGTAAACAACAATGGCGAAGATCTAGGCACTGTGACTTTTAATGTGCCTTTGAAAACTGCACAAAATTTTTATTATACCTTGACTGCAATTGACAGTGTTGACCTGTTAAGTGAAATTAAATTCAACGAAATTAACAATGTCTACCTTGATGACTTCTTTGCCAAATATCCCGAAGGTATCGATGGGGTAACCGATCTAAACGGAAGATCTCTAGCATTCAGTATTACTTCGCTAGAAGGACAGGGATTTGACGTTGACACTTCTATTGCCGGTGGCTGGCTTCGTACTACATTTTACAGCCCCAATCAAGTTGTTGATCCCTTGGGCGCATACAACTCCGAACCCTATGATTTAGAAACTGCTATTGTAAGTTTAAACGAACGTTACAGCATCTGGCAAATACAGTATCAAACTGACGGTGATGGTCGCGAGTACATGACCCTGTCAGTAAAGAATCAAGTAAATGATTTTGAAAAGTTTCAAATTACTTTTGGAACTCGATGGTCAAGTACACAATGGTATCGCAGCGATAATCATTACTTTGAACAAATACCGTTGCTGACAGCAGTGCTTGACACACTGTACTATCAAGACGGATTAGATCCCACTTTAGTAGGGGAAATACGTTTAATTGATGCCAATGTTGATACTACACTTTACATTGAAGATATCTTAGGTAAGAAGCAATACACAAGTCCAAACAACGTAGTGTTTACCAACGGGCTTATTGTGCAATTTAGAGGCAATGTTCTGCCCACCACCTATGCTAACAACGAGTATTTTGTTGAAGGTGTAGGCGAAGCCATTGTTCTTGTTCCGGTGATTGACATGGTTACACCGGAAACCTACACTGAATCAGCATCAGTGGCGTTTGATGTCACTCCCTATGATATTGGCAACTACGATGTAAGCAACAACATTCCTGCAATTCCAGATTATATAACTATCAATCGTGCAAGTCCAGATCGCAATGCCTGGAGCCGCAGCAATCGCTGGTTCCATCGTCAGGTTCTTGAAGCATCGGCAACTTATAACAACAGTGTTCCATTGTTAGATCTTGCAGCTCGAGCACGTCGTCCAATATTGGAATTTAATCCAGGTTTAAAGTTGTTTAATTTTGGTAGTGCTGCCAAAACACCAATAAACATCATTGATTTTACAATCAAAGATGCATTCAGTGATGTTAACGGAGTACTTAACAATTATATCATTGATGGATATACACTAGTTAACGGTTCCAAAGTAATTTTCGCTGCTGACGAAGATCCAGCTGTTAGAAACAAAATTTACGAAGTACAATTAATAACACCTGATACCATTGCACCGCTGATTCAAGAACCCATTATTAATCTAGTTGAAGTCTCTAATGGCACTGCGGCCTATAACGACGCAGTAGTCTGCATGAACGGTGTTACTAGACAAGGGCAAAGTTTTTGGTTTGATGGATTTACCTGGCAACTTGCACAACAAAAATCTACAGTCAATCAGCCACCGTTATTTGATATTTTTGTTGATGATGCTAGCCTGGCCGATCCTGTGAAGTATCCAAGTAGTACGTTTGCCGGATCAAAACTATTTTCTTATGCAATCAATTCAGCTGGAGTAACTGATCCTGTACTGGGATTTGCACTGAAATATCTAACTTTAACCAATGTTGGTGATATTGTTTTTGACAATAATTTTTACACCGACACTTTTATCTATGTTGATAATCGTGTGAGTACCACACGTGATGTTAGCATTGGATTTGTACGACAATATGCCGATCGCACAACATTCAAGAGAAAACTGGGTTGGACCACGGCACCTTACAAGAGCAAAATCTATCAGCAATTTCAGTTCACCTACAATGATGAACCGTTGTTACTTGACGTGCGTGTAGATGATCAAATCGTTGATCCAGCAGTGCCAACAACTTATCCGGTGTTAAAAGTCTATGTTGGATCAAAATTTCAAGACCCTGGCACCTATGATTACACTAGAACCGAAAACACCACAACCGTTAATTTGATTAGCGGCACTTATGTTGCCGGCGATACAGTCATTGTTTTAGCACTGAGCGAGCAGCCTAGTGCAGTGGCGTTCTATCAGATTCCAAGCAATCTAGAAAACAATGCACTAAATCAAAATCCCAGCGCAGTGACACTTGGTACTGTGCGCACACATTACGAATCTATTTGTCAAAACTTATTAAATTTAACCGGTATTATTAATGGTTCAAATAACAGTCGTGACCTAGGTTACATTGCACCATATGGTCTGAATATTCTACAGCAAAGTTCTCCAATGACATTGTTGGGTTACTTCCTGCGTGACACTAACTATGAATTTTTTAGTTCGCTAGAATACAACAGCAGTGAATATATAAAATTCAAATATCAATTACTAGACATTGTGGCATTGAGAGATTGGGGTAATCTCACAGTACCTCAAATCTTTACCGAAGCTATCAGCATACTCACAGCAGGACGCACTGAATCAAGTCCATTCTATTGGTCTGATATGCTACCTGCACGTACAGTCTACACTGAAAATACCTATACACATACTCCAATTAGTACCAACACATTTAATACCGTGCGTGTGTATGATTTTAATTCAAGCAATTACTACGGTTTGCTGGTATATGTCAACAATCGTTTGTTGGTAAAAGACTATGAATATACTGTAGCAACAGATGCTGCCATTATAACAATCACTATACCATTAAATGTTGGTGACGTTATTGCAATTCAGGAGTTTGACACCACAGTTGGTAACTATGTGCCCAACACTCCCACTAAAATGGGACTGTATCCATCATTTAGACCCGAAGTCTATGTTGACGAAACCTATATTGAGCCAACTACAGTTATACGTGGTCACGACGGCAGCATCACTGTGGCATTCAACGATATTCGCGACGATATTCTATTAGAATTTGAAACAAGAATTTACGATAATTTAAAAGTACACAGTGAAATACCAATCAAGGTCACTGACATCATCCCTGGACAGTTCCGTACAACTGAATACAGTCTTGCTGAAGTTAATGGTATCCTGTCAGCTGATTTTCTAACGTGGGTTGCAACCAATAAGATTGACTATGCTGCTCAGGAATATATTGCGTCAAATCCATACACCTACAACTATAGTCAGAGTTCAAATAAGTTAACCGGGCAACCATTGCTGGGCGCCTGGCGCGGCATATACAACTACTTCTATGATACTTATAATCCAGCTCAGGCTCCTTGGGAGATGCTTGGATTTACCGCACAACCAGACTGGTGGGAATCACGTTACGGTCTTCCACCTTATACGTCAGGTAACATGGTATTATGGGATGATCTAAGTCTAGGACGTGTAGCCGATCCAGCCGGTGCATACATTTTACCTGAATACGCTAGACCCGAACTCACACAAGTGTTGCCAGTGGATGCGCATGGAAACTTGGTGTCGCCACTTGACAGTGTGGTGGGTTTGTATTCTCCTAGCACATTCCAACGCAGTTGGAAGTTTGGCGATGATGGTCCAGTTGAAAACGCCTGGAGAACCAGCTCAAGTTATCCGTTTGCCATAATGCGTTTAATGGCCTTGACTCGACCAGCAGAATTCTTTTCGCTGTTTGTTGACCGAGACCTCTACAAGTACGATGCTGAATTAGATCAATATCTATACAACGGTCGTTATAGAGTTGATGCCAACAATATTCAAATCTACGGACAAGGCCAAAGCAAAGCCAGCTTTATTAACTGGATTGTTGATTACAACACATACCTGGGCAATACTCAAACACCAACTGTATTGGCTGCAAATTTAAAAACCATTGGCGTTCAACTGGCATATCGTATGGCTAGTTTCTCAGACAAAAAGTACATAAAAATGTACATAGAGAAACCAAGTCCAAATAGTGTCAACACCAGTCTGTTGCTGCCTGATGATGGCTATGACTTGTTCTTATACAAGAACCAACCATTTAGCGAGATACTTTACAGTTCAATTATTGTACAAAAAGTCAATGATGGTTATAGCGTGTTTGGCTACGGAGTTCAACGTCCATATTTTGAAATATTAATCAGCCAACCTGCGGGTCTAAAAGAAACAATCTATGCCGGTGGCAAATCTGCCACAGTTCCTATTACATATACCAACGATATAGTACAAGTTCCTTACGGCTATGTGTTTTCAAATGAAACTGCGGTATGCGATTTTATCATAAGCTATGGCCAATTACTTGCTCGCCGTGGCATGGTGTTTGACGACGTAGAAAACGGAATGATTCTAAGCTGGCGTCAAATGGCGCAGGAATTTTTGTATTGGAGCGCACAGGGTTGGGGATCAGGTAGTATTGTGAATCTTAACCCAACAGCACGTACATTAATGGTCACACGTCCTGATGCTGTGGTAGACAGCATTGTTGATCGTGGCGCAGCAACTATTATTCAAGATCAAAATCGTCGTAGAATTTACGTGCAAGATCTTGTGGTTGATAGATTTGACAATTCGTTTAAAATTGTAAGTCAAAACGAACAAACTATTAACTCAATTGATCTCAAGTTCACTGCTTACGAGCATATCATAGTTTTTAAAAATGTCAGTGTGTTTGGTGATTTAATTTATGATCCAATTACTGCTGCTCGTCAAGGTCGACTGTTGATGATTGCTGCTACCACAGATGACTGGAACGGACAGCTAGATGCACAAGGCTTTATTTTAAATCAAAACAATATTGAAGAATGGTCACCAAACGTCAAGTATACTCGTGGACAAATTGTACTGTTTAAGAATGTTTACTATAGCGCAGCCGACATTGTCCAACCCAAAGCTGAATTTGATTTCAACGATTGGTTAATCAGTGACTATAATAAAATACAAAAAGGCCTGTTGCCTAATATTGCCAACAAAGCCAATCAAATTCGTCAGTCATATGATATTATCACTGCCAACCTTGAGCGAGATCAAGATCTATTGAGTTATGGACTAATTGGTTTCCGTCCAAGGGAGTACATGACTGCGTTGAATCTCAGTGATGCCAGCCAGGTTAATGTCTATCAACAGTTTCTAGGTACCAAAGGTACCAAATACAGTATTGACTTGTTTGGTAACGCAAACTTTGAAAACGTTGCAGCAGACTACGTTGTCTATGAAAACTGGGCTGTGCTCAAAGGAACTTATGGAGCACAGGCAAACCGAAGTTTCTTTGATGTCCGATTAAATCAAGCATTGTTGACATCAAACCCCAGTACTGTGCAAGTCATTGTGCCTTTTGAATTTTCTCAAGCTGATCAGACCGTGTTAATTGATGATCTATGGAGAGAAAGTTACAAGATCACTACACCTAACATTCTTCCAACTATTGATCCGCATGAAATCACTGATGTCAACTTACCCAGTGCTGGTTACGTTAATTTAAATGACGTTGACGTCACGGTATTTGACATCAATGACGGTGCCAATATCAATGCTAATCTTGGAGCAATTGGCGTTGGTACATATATTTGGATTGCAAAAATAAATGACTATGATTGGGGAGTTTTTCGATGCAATCATATTCCAGGATACATTGCAGAAGTTGCTGACAATCTTGATGGAACCAGCATTGTCACATTCAGTACTCAGCATAAATTAGAAGTCAATGACACTATTATCATCAAATTCTTTGATGCAGCGATCAATGGCGTTTATAAAGTTATCACAGTTCCATCAATCAATACCATAACAATTGCCTACCAATTTGTGGGTCAGGCAGTTACTAACATCGTTGGCCAGGGTGTGGGATTAATTTTACAAAGTTCAAGAGTCAGCCAAGCCAGTGATGCGAAAAATTTACCGTTCATTGACAATCTAAATGTTGGTAGTTTATTATGGATTGATAAAAATTCAGACGGGCAATGGATAGTATTAGAAAAAACTGAACCATGGGTGTTTAACCAGTTCTTGTTGCCAACCAGAACAGCAAATGCCTATTGGACTGAGTCTATTGCACAAACAAACAACAACACCATTGTTCTAGCTGCCGCTCCATACATCAGCACAGGTATCATTTATCAATATGCACTAAACAGTTTAGGTCTATTTGCCGAAGGTTCAACATTGAGTTTGAATGCATCTGCTGTCAGTGGCTATGGACTGTCGTTGGCTATTGGTAAGAATACTTACGGTGCAGTTGGTGCTCCAACAAGTTTTGGATCTGTGGGATACACTGCGATTCTTACCTACAACGGTGAATTGCAAGCGTTTGAAAATACTCAACTGTTGATTGCTCTAGATCAACCAGGTCCTGCTGACTTTGGTCGAAGTGTTGCAATGAGCTCCGATGAGCGTTGGTTATATGTTGGTGCTCCCGGCAGCAACGCAGTTTATGCCTACGGACAAGTTCCGGTGCCCACACAAGTTATTACATACAGTACAGATGGGCAAACTCTAAGATACAGTACAGCTGGCATTCAGTATGATTCAATAGATCAACTTGATGTTTACATTGAAAATCGTCCACAGAGACTAGGTGTTGATTACACAGCAACGCTTTCATACATCCAGTTTACTGCTCTCACCGGGCCCAATCAAACCATTTACATCAACCGACGTCAACTGGTACAGTTAGATTTCTATCAATATTTGGACGTTCCTCCAGGGCATGTGACCGGAGTTGGCGAAAGTGCAAAATTCAATATTGATGTGACACGCGGTGTGTATTCGGCAACTATAGCGAATCCAGGATTTAATTTTAGCGTTGGTGAAGTTATAACTATCTATGGTGCTCAAATTGGCGGAAGCACTCCCACTGACAACTGTTATATCACTGTTGACGACACAACATTTGCTGGCGGAATTACTGAGTTTAGTGTTTCGGGATCTCGACCTTCAATACAAGATCGATTTCCTATTCAACAATATCTATACACTGCTCAAAACATTAACTCATTTACTGTGACTGTAAATGGTACTATTCAACGTCCCAAGATTGATTATGAGTGGGAAGAGTCTGACAGTAGCTTACCAGACAGTACTCTAGGTGATTATGATCTTGTATTTGTAAACTCTCCCCCAGCCGGTGCTGAAATTTTTGCTGCGGCCGGAACTTACTATGCATACGCTGGTAAGTTGTCGGTGAGTGGTCTTGCGCAAAATGCAAAATTTGGTTTCTCAGTGGCTACTAATGCAGACGGTAGTGAAGTTATTGTTGGTTGTCCTTACGAACAAGTTGATGGAACATCACGTGCAGGTACTGCATATACATTTAATAGAAATATTCAAAAGTTTACTGTTACTTCAGATTTGATTTTAAATCCAACATTTACAGTAAACGGGTCATTGCAATTCCCACCGTCAGTGATGGTCAACAATCAATACCTATACAACACTGCACAATGGGGAACATCAATCCCCAATACTTTTACAGTGAATTATGTTGGTAATCCTTGGACTGCTTCAAGCATAACTATTAATCAACCTTTGACTCTTGGTGAGATTGTAACAATTGAAACCAATATCTTTGCTCAAACTGATAAAATTATTCCAAGCACTGCAAGTGAAAATGGTTTCTTTGGCAATGCCGTTTCGTATGGTCTGTTTGATTGTGCTGCAATTGTTGGTGCTCCAGGCGCACAAGTGACAAATCCGCAACAAGGTATTGTAGACATTGCAGTTGATCAGGCACGTTTATATGGTACTATTTCAAGCACCTTACATCCGTCGTCTTTCACTGCTGGTTGCACTATAAACATCAATGGATATGAAGTCGCAGTGCCTGTCAGTCCAAACAACACTCCCAGTGGTCTTGTTGATGCAATTAACAGTGCTGGTATTCCCAATGTGATTGCAGCATCGTCGGCATCAACTGGATTAATAACCATTGATTTGATCAACAAACAAGCAGCAACACCATACCAAAAACTATTTGTAAAACCCGGAGCCATTGGTACTGGTGCCAACAGTGTTTATGACCTATTGGGTTTTGAACCATATCAGTCTATTGAAACGTTGATAAGTCCATATAACACCGATGGAGCACAGTTTGGTAGTTCAATTACCACTAAAGGATTAGAATTAATCATTGGTGCCCCATACGGTACACCCCATGTTATAGATACATTTGATGCCGGTGACACAACATTTGATGCGGGCAGTACTGGATTCTACGATGACATTCCAAGGTCAGGTGTAGTATATCAGTATGATTATCTACCAGCCAGCAACGAGTCATCAATAAACCCAGGTGCTTATGTATACGGAGAGCAGATATACTATTCTGCAGCACAGTCTAATTATCTGTTTGGTAAATCTGTCAATTATACCGGAACGTCGCTGATTGTTGGTGCCCCAGGAACACCATTTGATACATCAGTGAACAATAACGGATCACTGAGTGTGTTCTGGAACTACAATGATTCACCAGCATGGGCCATCAAACACTTTGAAGAACCAGCAGTAAACATCTATGCATTGAACTCAGTGACGCTCTATGATAGATTGCAAAGTGCCAAGACTACATTCTTGGATTTCTTTGATCCATTGCAAGGTAAGATCCTTGGGGCAGCACGTCAAAATATTGATTATATTACTACATATGATCCAGCTGGATACAACAACGGTTCTATAAACAATCAAGGCAATTCTTGGGGTGCAAGTCGTGTAGGACAAATGTGGTGGGATACTACCACTGTTCGTTTTGTTGAACCTGGACAAGATGATATTGTGTATGCAAGTCGGCGCTGGGGGCAAGTGTTCCCTGGTAGCAGTGTTGACATTTATCAGTGGATTGAAAGTAATGTTCCACCAGCAAATTATACCGGCCCAGGCACACCATATTCAATTGTGAGTTACTCAGTGGGTTCTTCAATAAATGCTTCGGGTGCGTTTATCACGTCGTATTATTTCTGGGTGCGTGGTATTACCACAGTGAATACTGCTGCTAATAAAACACTCAGTGCTGAATCTGTGGGGAGATATATTGAGTCTCCAATTGCCAGCGGCATACCATTTATGGCGCCAATTACATCAAGCTGTTTTGCCATATATAATTGCGAAAGTTTTCTCAGCGCATATGATACCATTGTCCACATTGAATTTGATCGTCAAATAAATGATGATAATATTCACACTGAGTTTCAACTTTTGGCGCAGGGCCGAGCCGGAAGTTTTTTAACTCCAACACTATATAGAAAACTGCAAGATAGTTTCTGTGGTGTAGACACACAAGGTAGCCCAGTTCCTGATCCAAATCTAAGCCCAGCCGAGCGTTATGGTGTGCAATTTAGACCACGCCAGTCAATGTTCACTAACCGCTTCACAGCATTGGAAAATTACATTACAAGAACTAACAATATTATTTCTTTATATCCTATTGCTGAAAGTCGCACTCTGACATTGCTTAATAGTGAAGATCCAATACCTGCACCAGCAGGCAACTACAACGAAGTAGTGGCCAATCTTGAAGAATTAAGCTGGCAAAATATTGTCATTGTGCCTGTTGGATACAAGTATCTTGTGTTGAGTGACAGTAACAACAACGGTCGTTGGACCATATACGAAGTACAAGCCAATACATTGGGCATCCACATTTTAGTTCTTATCAAAGTACAAAGTTATGTTACCAAAGAGTATTGGACTTATATTGATTGGTATTCTCCAGGGTTTAATCGTACCACGGCACCGAGCGTTCAAGTTGCAAGCTATGCTGAGCTGATTACACTAGTTGTTCCAGTGGGCACAGTGGGACGAGTAATCAGTAACAGCCAAGGCAAGTGGGAATTATATCAACTTGATTCAACTGGATGGCAGCGTGTGGGTTTGCAAGACGGAACTATTCAAATATCATCGGGTATTTGGAACTATGCTGCTGGTAAATTGGGATTTGATGGTGAAGTGTTTGATGCACAGTATTTTGATCAAACTCCTCAAATTGAAACTCGTAAAATTATTCAAAGTATTAACGAAGAACTATTAATTGATGATTTGTTAATTGAGCGTAATACCTTGATGACCTTGATGTTTAACTATATCTTAACCGAACAGTTAGCACCACAGTGGTTACTCAAGACCAGTTTAATTGATGTTGAACACACAATTCGAGAATTGTTACCGTATCCAATTTATCGTCGTGACAATCAAGACTTTGTATTGGATTATCTAAACGAGGTTAAACCATACCATGTTCAAATTAGAGAGTTCAATCTAAAATATAACGGCTTTGACGATTTTGCCGGTGACATTTCTGACTTTGATGTTCCAGCGTACTACGATGCAGAATTGTCACCACCACAGTATGTGAGCCCAATTTTAGCTACTACAATCACTGAACCAAGTGATAGGCTCAGCAACAACATAATTTGGCAAACCACGCCCTGGAATCAATGGTATCAAAACTACACATTGTTTGTAGAACAAATTGTTGTTACCAGCGGCGGATCAGGATATACGTCAGTGCCAACTGTCAATATTATTGGTGATGCTGCTCGTACTGCTACAGCAGTGGCTCGTATTGATTCAGCGGGCACAGTAATTGAAGTTGTTGTGATTGACGCTGGCGCAGGATATATTACCACTCCTACAGTTACAATAACTGGCGGCAATGGCACTGGAGCTCGAGCAACAATTTACATGACCAATGGTCTAGTTCGCAGCATTACAACAACAATTAAGTTTGACCGTTGCGAGTACAACACCAATATTGTTGAATGGGAACCAAATATTACATTTGACAACGGACAATTAGTGCGGTTCGGTGATAAAATTTGGGCAGCAAATAGCCCAGACAGTACCGGTGTTAACACTCCAACATTTGATCCTATTGATTGGGTACTAGTGCCCATTGGTGATCTAAGCGGTGTTGACCGTACCATGGGCTATTATGTTGCTGGCGTGAATCAACCAGGTCGTGAATTACCGCTGTTAATTGACGGTGTTGATTACCCTGGTGTACAAGTTGCCGGTGTTCCGTTTGAATACGACACTGGATATGACCATGGCCCTTTTGATGTAACTCCCTGGGACAACATTGAATTTGGTGCTGAAGGTCGTCCAACTTACAGCGATACAATTTTAAATGCACAATACGAAAGCAGTTTCTTAGACGTTTATCTTGGTACTAGAGCCAGCGATGTCATTGTTGACGGTGGTGCATTTGTAGACACCTATTCAAGTCATGCACCACAGGAACTAGTACCAGGACAAGAATTTGATACTCTTGACATGCGTGTGTATACTCGACCAGGCAGCGATTGGAGCGGGTTTGGTTTTGGCTTTACTATACTTCAACTACGTGCAGAGTGGAATCCGCTCAATCCTGTAATTGACTGGAGTAATATTGGTAGACCGTTACACTACTTAGAAATTTATCCCAGTGCTGTTGAAGTAAGCAATGCCACTCAAGCTAGAGATTTGATACCTGATATTGACTTCACAGTTGATTGGGTCAACCGAACAGTGTTGGTCTACAACAACGTTGCACCCAACGACATCATTGTTATCACTGTGTATCAAGTAGGTGGCGGCAATCAATTGCTGCAGGCCAATTACAACGGGGCTGACATAGGACTTGAAGTTGAAATTGATGTTGCCTATGCAGAAATTTACGAATTAGTGATGTTTGTCAACGGTGAATTACTGCAAGCCGGTACTGATTATACATACGTTCAAGGCATAAGTCCTGCTACAACAATCATACGATTCAACGTTATTTTAACCAGCAATGATGCTCTGACATTGACTGCTATGGGCTTTGAAACTCCACAGCATTCTTGGAGTTTACCAGTCACACAATATATTGTTGTACCACCAGTAACTGGATTTTCTGCTCAACTAACCTACACATTAGACAATAGTATGATGGGATCTAACATTGACAATGCGTGGGTTGAAGTAAACGGACGCACACTAAGACCATCACAGGGTATTCTATGGAGTGGGGATGGTTCTAGTGCAGAGTTCCTAATGCCTGAACGTGGTGGATTTAGCCAAGGTCTTATTGCCGACAATGAAGTACACGTCTATGTCAATGACGTTGCACAGGTTTTGGGAAGTGATTTTGTTGTAGTTCCATGGGATGGATTTAGCCCAAGAACTATACTGTTAAGTTATGTTCCTGCAGTGAACGACAATGTTTTAGTTTGTGTTAATACTAGAGCAGATTATGTTATTGCATTTAACGGTACTGACTACGATATCACTTTTAGACCATCGTTGTCATTTGGTTTACAACCTGGTGACATTATTGCAGTTACAACTTGGAATGATACTAGCGAGCAAAATATTGTTCAGCGAGTTTGGGTTGGACCAGTGTCAGTTGGCGGAGTTGATTTTGAAGCGTATGATGAATTCCCGTTTGACTTTGGATCAGTGCCATCAGCACCAGGCAGTTATGATTATAGCGAAGGTATTACTATATCATACAATGATTTTGACCTCTACCGCGGTAACCAAAATCCTTACAGGATGATAGTGACCTGGAACGGGCGTAGACTATTTAATGGATTACACTATACTATCCTTGAGTCTAACTACACTTCGTACATTTCTTTGAATTTTACCATTGGACCATTGGATGTTGTAGTAGCAACATTGTTTACAGGTAGTGTGGTACCACCAGCTATGGCATTTAGAATATTCCAGGATATGCGTGGTGTACAGGCAACCTATAGAATATTACCAACAACCACTACTAGACTTAGAGAATTCCTGGCCTACGATGATGACATTGTACAAGTTGCAAATGCACTGGCCTGTGGTGAACCAAACTTATCTCAAAACGCCTGGGGAGTTGTTACTATTGGTGGCGAACGTATCATGTATCGTTATCGTGACATTGAAAACAATACGTTGTCGGGGCTACTACGCGGAACTGCTGGTACCGCAGCAGCAGACCATCAAGTCAACGATGAAGTTATATCAATGGGACGCGAAAGTATCTTAGAGCAAGGATACGAGGATACATTTGTTCATACCAATACTGTTGCCAACGGATCTAATGTTGTGTTTGAAGCACCAAATGTTAATATTACAGACATTGACAGTACCGAATATACTGAAGCTCTTAGAGTTCTAATAGGTGGTATACCAGTACCCCCAACACAGTATATTCTAAACTCACCAAATCCAGTTAGAATTACTTTCTACGAACCACCAAAACAAGGTGTAATTGTGACAATTGGTGTTCTAAGATCTTTGTCATGGTACGATCCAGGACCAAATACTCCAAGCGACGGCATACCGTTACAGGAACAAATTAATCCAGCAGCTTTCTTCTTGCGCGGAGTAGTTTAAATGGGGTATTTTATACTAGGTAAATAATATATCATGGAAAATCAAACCAAACCGGAACCCGCAGTGGAAGATAAAACTAAAAATGCTCGCCCCAACGAAAACGGCGCTGTACATGTTGAAGCGTTTATGCGCATATTTGATCCAAAAACCAAAGAAACTTTTGTGGAGGGACGAGCGTGATACAGATTCCTGTTATGATCGTAGGATCATTGAAGATTTACGACCCCAACAACGGGGAAATGTTTGTAGATAAAAACAACGCCATTCACTACGAAAACATTTCGGTGAGTATGGCTCAAACACTAGCAGATCGAAACACTGGTTACATCTATCAAATGGCTTTTGGTAATGGCGGTAGCTCGGTAGATCCCACAGGTGTTATTACGTATCTACCACCAAATACTGTGGGACAAAACGCTACATTGTACAACCAGACCTATCAAAAAGTAGTTGACGATAACAGTGTGGAAAATTCAGACCCAGTCAATAACAAAATGTCTGTGTTGCACACCCCTGGTAAGTTTTATAGTGATATTTTGGTAACTTGTTTGTTAGATTATGGCGAGCCTGCTGGCCAGCAAGCGTTTGACAACAGTACAAATTTTAGTGGCGAATATGTTTTTGATGAATTGGGATTAAAAACATGGAATGGATCTGCCACAGATTTAAGACTAATTACGCACGTTATTTTTCATCCAGTGCAAAAAAGCCTTAATAGACAGATTCAAATTGATTATACTCTACGCATACAAACCCTAACTAACCTAAGTAATGGTGCATAAATATGGGTAGATTTTACAATAAATAACTGACAAGGACAGGTTAGAAAATGGCTTATCAGATTAACTTAACTGACGGTACACCGTTTGCAACAATTGCAGATGGTACCATCAACACTCAAAGTAACATGGTGTTAGTTGGCAAAAACTATGCTGGTTACGGCGAGTTTTTAGACGGCAACTTTATCCATTTGCTTGAAAACGCTGCAAGCGTGACCGCACCAGGTAATCCTTTAACAGGGCAACTTTGGTGGGACAAAGGCACAAACTTACTCAAAGTTTACAATGGTGCTACATTTAAAACTATTTCAGCTGCAACAGCATCAGCAACACAGCCAACCAGCAATGTTTTAGGTGACTTGTGGTATGATAGCATCAACCAGCAGCTAAACGTTTACAACGGTACAACATTTATTCTTGTTGGACCACAGAGTAGCGCAGGTACTGGTACTACTGGTGCCATTCCAGCGCAGATCACAGATACTCCAGCTGGTATTACTCACACTGTTATCAAGATAACTGTTGCTGATACTGTTGTTGGTATTGTTAGTCAGGACGCAGAATTTACTCCAGCCGGAGCTGGTATACCAGGATTTACCACAGTCAAGCCAGGTATTACACTGGCCAGCACTGTTGGTGGTCAAGTACCTTTATTCCAAGGTACTGCTGCCAATGCAGTGTTGCTAAATGGTGTAACCAGCACAGGTTTTGTACGCAATAGCGGCACTGGACAAACAATGAGCGTGTCACTGGGCGTTTTAAGTAATAATGGTATCACTGTTGGTACAAACAGTGACTTCAAAGTTTCGGTTTCAGGAACTGCGGTAACTGTTCAAAATCAAACACAAGACGGCAACATAGCTTTTGTAGTTAACGATGGTGGTGTTACAACCACAGTTATGACTCTTGATGGTGCCAACGGCGTTGTGAATTTTGGTAATACCGCTCCTGTGTTTAGTAATGTTAGTGTATCGAGCATCACTAAAACAGGCTCAAATGCTGTGGGCAATATTGGATCAAGCTCAAGTTACTTCAATCGCGTGTTTGCAACAGCTACCACAGCACTCTACGCTGACGTTGCTGAACGCTTTGCTGCTGACACTGAATATGCTCCAGGCACTGTTGTTGAGTTAGGTGGTGTTAAAGAAATTACTAAATCACTTGACGAATTGAGCGAAAACGTATTTGGGGTCATAAGTACACGAGCAGCTTTCTTAATGAACGGTGGTGCTGGCGAAGATGATACCCACCCACCCGTTGCAATGACTGGGCGAGTTCCAGTTCGCTGTGTTGGTTTAGTTAACAAAGGCGATAGATTAGTCAGCGCCGGTAATGGTTTAGCTAGAGCAGCACTCCCCGGTGAAGCCACAGCATTTAATACTATTGGTCGCGCACTAGCGTCTAAATTAGAATCAAATGAAGGTATGGTCGAAGCCATAGTAACAATCAAGTAAGGACAAAGTAATGACATATTCATCAGGTGGGTTGATTGAAGCCACGGATTATAATGGGTTTGTTTCAACAAACGCAGCTAATATCAATGCTGTGTGGGGTTCGGGCTCTAGTGATTTTGGTTGGGGCGAAACTGCATTAAGTACTGTATCAGCAACGTCAACTATTACTGCTACACAATGGGCAACGTTGGTTAACCAAGTTTCTACAATGGCAAATCAAACCGGTGTGGCGATTACAAGTCGTACAGCTCCTGTTGCTGGTAATACCATTGCAGTTTTAGCTAACGTCAATACTGATATAACCAACATTTCAACATATCGAGGCAATGCTTCAGCATCAGGCACACAGTATACTTCATGGACAGGCACATCAAGTCAGACCAATAATATTACCGGTGTAAACTCAACTATTGTCTATACTCATACTGTTACCTTTCCTAGTGCTACTGCTGCTCGCTATTTTTGGAACGCAGGCGGACTTGTAAAAATTCAATTTAGCAAGAGTTCAACAGGAAACTTCGGTGATCCAGAATGGAATGATTTGGCACAAACGCTGTGCGGCGCAATCTTTATTTCGGGACGAATTAGTAATGCTGCGCAAACTATTGCAGGCACAGCGTATACAGGTACAACCAAAATTGGCGGTTCAGGTACTCCAAACACGTTGACTACAACAACGGGTTGGTATCAGCTAACAACTTCAAATCAAATAATTTACAAACAATTTGCTGATTCTGCACCATACACCAGTAACTATATTCAAGTGCAAGCAAAAACTGGTAATACAGCTACAACTTTAGATTTGACCACTACATGGTTCAATGCCGAAGGTGACACAGTTTCGGGCGGAACTGCAACATCGGGTATTTCATTTGGTACCGCTCCGGCTACAGTTGTGACATATTATCCACCATCTAGCGTTTATCTAACCTCAGCAGCCTGGGGCACTCCCACTGTAGCAGCAACAACAGCCTAATTAAAAGTTTTGGTCAAGTAAAGGGCTTTAGGGCCCTTTACTTTTATCTAGTAATACTGTAAAATAATCAAATGAACTCTGATCTAATCACGCAGGCCCGCGCTCGGTTTGACCACGAAGCTGCTCGCCGCTTACTCAAAGAAAAATATGAAGCCAAGATGTTGTTTGCCTACCGCGGCGGCATGTGGCGTGCTGGCCCGGAATTACTGTCAACTATAAGTTATTGTCGTATTACAGATGATGCAGAAGTGGTGTTGTTAGATTTATACGAGAATCCAGTTAAAATAAAAACAATGGAACTTTGGAATCTAGCAGCTAGTCGTTGGCAAGAACAAATGAATGCATGGCTTGTGGAATTTGAAGAAATGAGACAACAACGATGAAAACCGGTGCTCTTATATTTGCCTATAACAACGATGACATTGACTATGTTAGAATGGCTGCATGGAGCGCAAAAAACATACGCAGGCATTTGTGCATACCGGTAGCACTGGTAACTGATTATCCTGGGCCATCACTTTACTCTGTACACCACTGTTTCGATCATGTAATCCATTTAGATAAACCCAATCCAGAGCAACGGTATTTTGATGATCTTGGCAAAACAGTGAACTGGTACAATACCAATCGACCCAACGCATTAAATGTTACTCCTTGGGATCGAACTCTAGTATTAGATGCTGATTATGTAATAGCGTCTAGTTCATTGTCAACTCCGCTGTTAATGCCCGGACAAGATTTTTGGTGCTTTCATACAGCATACGATCTAACAAGTCAAGACCGCCTTGATAGTTCAAAAACATTTGGCGAACATCAATACCCAATGTCATGGGCTACAGTCATGATATTCAATCGAACCAATCAAGCAAGATTTGTTTTTGACTCTATGCAAATGATTAGAAATAATTGGGATCACTACAGGGACATTTATAAAATACAACGTCCTACATATCGTAACGACATTGCATTAAGTATTGCATTGAAATTAGTATACCCAAGCCGTGGTTCTGATTCTAACTATCTAGGTATGATGCCATCAGTTATGCCTGAAGATAAACTACAACAGATTGATCAAGACTATTACACAGTTGAATACATTGATAAATCTGGACGACCCAAGTCAGTTGGATGGAGAGGGTTAGACTTCCATGCTATGAATAAACAGCAACTTGGAGAAATTGTTGCAGCCAGCATCTAATCAAGGTTACGTAATACCAGCGTTTGACACTGATGTTTGTTACACTGACCTGGCCCAACGATTAGCTGATTCTATTAGAAAGTTTCATCCCACGGTCAATATTACTATTTTAACCAATGCTGACTTGCCCAAGACTGTGGAAACAGGACAAGCTCTGGATTACTATGCTTATCGTCTCAGTCCTTATCACGAAACCATCAAACTAGAAGCTGATATGTTAATTGCATCACCGATTGATCATTGGTGGACTATGTTTAGGCATCGCGATGTTGTTGTCAGCACAGGTTGTAGAGATTTCTATGACAACGTCAGCAATGTAAGATTTTATCGACGACTATTTGATCAGAATAATTTACCTGATGTGTACAATGCTGTGACTTATTGGCGACGCAGTGATACTGCCGCTGAATTTTTTCGTTGGATTAGATCTATATTTGGCAATTGGTCAGAGTTTCGTAAATTATTAAAGTTCCCTGATGATGAACCCAGCACAGATGTTGTTTATGCTATGGCTGCACAGATTGTCGGACCCGAACGTGTGACTATGCCGTTTGCCACCTATCCTAAAATTGTGCATATGAAGCAGCATATTATTCCCATACGCACAGCGGATTGGACCAAGGAGTTGATCTGGGAAACAGATCCACTGCGGATACAAACCGTGCCACAGTGGGGAGCGTTTCATTACTATACAAAAGATTGGCAACCATGACACCCGAAGAATTTTGGCATATATTACATGCAGTACCCGGTGTTGATAAACCCCAACATCGTTTGTACTACGATGACAACGGAGATCCTATATTGTATACCATGGAGGATTTACCTGGTAACTATATTACTGTAGATTCTGAAACATTTTTTATTGGCAGTCCACATGTAAAAGTGGTCAACGGTGAACTTGTAAAGTATAAACGAATAATCAGTAAAAAGCTAACGCCAGGAAGCACTGGTATAGCATGTCACCCCAACAATATATTGTTAGTTGGTGATTATCCCAATGCCACAAAATGGATGATAAAAACACATGAATCAAACAATTGATATTGCAGATTTAGATTGTATATTTTTAACTTATGATGAACCAAATGCTGAGGAAAATTGGGTGCATGTTCGGAACATGGTACCCTGGGCAAGACGAGTGGATGGTATTAAAGGGTCAGACGCCGCTCACAAAGCGGCAGCGATGGGTTCGTCCACTGATCGTTTTGTGCTCATTGATGGTGACAATATCCCTGATATTAGCTTTTTTTCATGTCAGCTGGTATTGGATGATACCAACCGCGATTGTGTATTCCGCTGGCGTGCTAGGAATAGTGTTAATGGACTGATGTATGGCAACGGAGGTATAAGTTGCTGGACTCGAGAGTTTGTTATGACGATGCGTACCCACGAAGCCAGTGACGGTACAGATGAAACTGCGGTAGAGTTTTGTTTTGATCCACGTTATTGGGCAATGCATGATTGTTATTCAACTACACATATCAATTCCACAGACTTTCAGGCCTGGCGTGCAGGATTCCGCGAAGGGGTTAAGATGTGCCTGGATCGTGGGCGCAGACCCAGTGTCAGTGAATTTCAAGACCTTGTAGCACAACGTAATCTAGATAACCTAACAATATGGCATAACATTGGTCGTGATGTTCCGCATGGTGATTGGGCCATTGCCGGCGCTAGAATGGGCACATACATGACAATGTTGACCAACTGGGATTATCGCCAGGTACAAGACTTTGATGAATTAATTAAACTATGGGATACAGTCAAAGATCAAACTGCTGATGTACTAGCAGGCAGACTAGCTGATGATCTTGCAACACAACTTTCGCTGCCTATGAATTTTACCATGGGCAATGATAGTAAGTTTTTCAAACACCACTATCAAGCCAATTGGAAAAATTTAGGTATAATGATACGAGAGGGCAATGCCTAAAACTATTAAAGTTTATACCAGTGATGAAGTGGTTTGGAACCGTGATGAGCTAGCAGCCGAACTACGGACCACCCAAGACGTTGTTATAGATTTTTGTGCAGAAGGCCCGTGCCTTGACAGTCTTGGCATTGAATCTCTGCTGAGATACAGCACAGCCAACAGTATCCAGATTGTGACATCCAATGCATTGGAATACGCATGGCCCAACACAGTGTATCAACCGCCTATGCATTTTGTTGAATCAACACAACAGCTTGATGGTAACACGGGTAAAGAACATGATGCCAAAACATTTGGCATCTTTATTGGGCGAAGTAACGCTCCAAGATTATATTTGTCAGCTCTAGCATCACAGTATCCTACACTGCAAACATTTCATTGGCGACCAAACAGTGTTTTTCACAAATCAAATCTAGGACTAGATAAACTTGCTGATAGATACGGAGCAGAGTCGTTACCATTGGTTGCAGAATTTTTGCAACAAGCTCCGATCACTTTAGATTCTATATCTGAGTATCCGATACTTGTCAACCATCATTTAGACATTGCCGAATACTACGCAAAGTTTTTTATTGAAATAGTCTGTGAAACTTATTTTACTGGTAGTACATTTTTTTGCACAGAAAAAATCTGGAGACCAATTGCGATGCGCACTCCTTTTATCGTGCAAGGTCCGCAAAATTTTCTACAGAACCTCAAGACAATGGGATTTAAAACATTTGATCGTTGGTGGGACGAAGGTTACAGTGAAGATCCTGCAGATCACCAACCCATTGAAATAAGCCGTGTACTTGAATATCTTGGATCAAAGACAACACAAGAGATATATGCAATGTATCAAGAGATGAATGACATATTAGACCATAACTATGAGACTTTAATGGGTCTAGCACTTGAAGATTTTTTAAAGGTGCGTAATGAGCAGTGAATTTATGAGTGCAGCACAGCAAAAACAACAGGAACTTGGTCCTGCAATGTGTTATGCTAAATGGAAACAAGTTAGTCTGCATCTAACCACGGGTATGACCAATAGTTGTTATCATCCTCCGCTACATGAAATAGATGTTGCCCTACTAGCCGACAATCCCAGTGTGTTACATAACACACCGCATAAAAAATCACAGCGCAAAATTATGCTGCGCAACGAGCGTCCTGCAGAATGTCAATATTGCTGGAACATGGAAGATCTAGGACAGTTAAGTGATCGCCACTATCGTTCAGGCGAACCCTGGGCCGCAATGGATCCTAGAAATCTAACCGGAGATGAAGATGTCATACCAACCTATGTTGAAGTCAATTTCAGTAATGTTTGCAATCTTAAGTGCTCCTATTGTAGTCCTCAGTTTAGCAGTAGCTGGGATGATGAAGTTAGACGCTACGGAGGATATCCCACTTCCACTGTTCATAATGATCCTTCCCATTTTACCGGTCGTCGACGAGCTCTTGCTAATAGAGAAGATAATCCATATCTTGATGCCTTCTGGGCATGGTGGCCAACATTATACCCACGGCTACAACACTTCCGCATGACTGGTGGCGAGCCACTGCTAGATCGAAACACTTACAGAGTTTTTGACTACGTATTGGCTGTGCCTAAACCAGATTTGCATCTAAACGTAACTTCGAACTTCAGTGTGCCCGGGGAGGTATTCACAAAGTACCTCGATTACGTCAAGCGTCTGTGCAGCACACAGATTGAACATTTTATGCAATACGTCAGTGTTGATACCGGAGACTGGCAACAGGCTGCGTACATTCGCAGAGGCCTAAATCCCACACAGTTTCTAGTCAACATCAATCAGTACCTTGAAGAAGTGCCGGCAAAAAACAGTCTTACTTTTATCATTACACTCAACAATCTCAGTGTGGTAGGCCTAGATCAATTGTTGGATTACATATTAGAACTTCGCTCAAGATACAGTCACACCTATCAACGCATATGGTTTGACACTCCGGTTCTGCGACAACCACGTTGGCAAAGCCTACAGATACTTCCTGAAAGTTATCAACGACGCATGCAGCAACACATAGACTTCATGCAACAAAATCTAATGCCTGACAACAGTTTTGTGGGATTTAAAGATTATGAAGTACAACGTATGCAGCGAGCACTTGATTGGATGCAGGAACCACAAGACCCCGAACAAATAAAACGTGATCGTGCAGACTTTTATAGATTCTTCAATGAATATGATCGTAGATCAGTTGGTCTGAACCGAGACTATTTTCTTGAAGTGTTTCCTGGGATGGCAACATTCTGGAATGAATGCAGAGCGTTAAGTTATGCTTGATTATATTGGAACACACTTCAGCCAGGACTGTCTCTGGGGCATGCACGAAATGCAGTGCATTGAATCACTCAAGAATCAAGTTAACCTACACTTTGCTGATAAACAAAATCTAATCATTAACCTTACTTGGTTTGGCCCACAATTCCCAAATCACTCTTGGGTAGATTATCAAAAACTTAACAAAACCTTTGACAATTTGTTTTTGTTGGCCACTGTTGATCCACCAATGATCAATCCTCAACAAATCAGTGAAATTGTCAGACATCTAGGTAATCCCTGTTTGTTTAAAATAGGCAACTTTGATACCAAGTATCACTATAATTTTTTTGCTCCAATACTAGCAACAAGTTTTAAATCCTACACAGTTGAAGATATCACATTGAAGTCTGTGCGTTGGTTATATTGTAACTACAATCGTAAACCTAGGCAACATAGAGTAGAGTTTGTACGTAAACTAGTAGAAAACAAATTAGATCAAGTAGGCATAATTACACTTGGTAAACCTAACGTAATTTACGACCAGGATCCCAGTAACAACTTATATTTTAGCATTGGCGAACGAATTGACGATTATAGATCCACTGGTCATTGGTATAGTGATGATGAGTTTGGTATACCTCATGACGTTTTGAGTTTACATAACTTAGAAGTTTGGCAAAATCACTTTTTACATATCATAGGTGCCACAGAGTTTTGGCCCTGGGATGACATTTTTGTTAGTGAAACACAGTGGAAACCCATAATTGGTAAACGTCCATTCTTGATAAACGGTAATACTCGAACCTATGCTTGGTTGCGAGACAACGGGTTCCGAACTTTTAATCACTATTTTCCTGGTATTAAATTTGAAGATATAAATGAAAACCAAGTACACGATACATTGATTGCTGCAATCAAATATCTTACTACATTGACTAGCAATGACATCATGAATTTGTACTATGAAATGATGCCTGCACTTGAACACAATCACAATAGATTTTATGAGTATGCTCAAGAGCAACACACCAAAAAAGATAATTTATTTGTATGATAGGTCATAAAAAACTAATTGTTGACGGGTTCTCTGAAGTAACTGATTTGCTTACGCCCTATACAGATTATGTGATTCATCAATTTGCCGATGAAGAAATTGTCAACAATGCTGTGTATGTGTTGGGGCGAGCGCAAGTTAATCACAACATTGTAAAAGTGATAGAGGTCATTGAAAGCGGTCAGGCACTTATAGTGTTGAGTAATCCCACCGAAGGATCTGAAACTTTGAAGTGGCAAATCACTACATTGAAATTAGATGAATATGTTGCTCAAGGACGAATGTTGTTGATTGGCGGCGGAGATATTGAACCACGCTTTCATCATTTGCCCTACGAAAGTTTTCTACCCAAAATTTTTGATATACCTGAAAACCGAATATTACATCATTACACAGATGATATTTTTACCAAGATATACAAACCTTTTAAATTTTTATTTCTCAACGGCAGGTTTCGTCCGCATAGAAAGTTCTTGTTGCAAAGTTTTCAACTAAGTGGATTACTGGATCAAGCAATATGGTCTAATCTTGATAGTTCGGGGAGATCACATAAAAACATGAAGTTGATGTACAATGGCATTGATCTAATGTTGGAACCTCTTGAAATAAAATATCTTGATGCTGGTTACGAAGTGCCTCGCTATAGACCAAATTTAGCAGTTGAACCAACTAACAACTTTGCCAAGGCAGATTTATTTAACAATGGCAATGGGTTTGACTGGGGCGAAGTTTATGTGCATCATACACCATACATTGATACCTATTTCAGTCTTGTGACAGAAACTATCTTTAACTATCCTTACAGTTTTAGAACAGAAAAAATTTGGAAACCTATTGCAATTGGACATCCTTGGATAGCGGTTTCAAATGCTGGTTATTATCGAGACATTAGAAAGTTAGGATTCAGAACTTTTGAAAACATCATTGATGAATCGTTTGATACCATAGATAACGATCTAGATCGTTTGACTAGGATTCAACATATTGTTGAAGATTTGTGCAGCAGCGAAAGAAACTTAATTGATTTTTTAGCAGCAGCAAGGCCAATATGCGATTATAATCAAAAACACTTGTGGAATATGCGCGAAACTGTACGTCGCGAATTTCCTGAAAAGTTTTTGCAGTTCATGCGTTATCACGGAATTGGTCTATGAAATTTTATTGGTTTGGTGATAGCTGGTTAGTTGGCGACGAGCTAGAGCTCACAGTTGCGTATGCAGAAAGAAAGCAATATGTTTTTGCAAAATTGTTTAGCGATCATTACTCTGCTGACTGTGTTAATTTAGGTGAATCTGGATCTAGCCCAGATATCATCCCATGGAAATTTGCAAAAATTGTCAACCAGCTAGATGCCAATGACCAGGTATTCTTTTGCCTAAGTGCAAGCCACCGAACAGCAATTTTTAACGAGCAAGGTATTCCAGAACAAATTATTCCTGGACCAAACTACAATGCTCATGTACACGCAGAATCCAATTTATGGTACAAATATTTTGACACACCAACACAAAGGCTGTACAATTATGATTGTGCTGTAAACTTACTATGGCTTTGGTGTCAGAGTTTGGGTGTAAAATGTTGGTTTGTGAATTTATTCACTACCGAACCCCTCACAATGATTGATCTAGTTCCCAAAGAATCTTGGTTACTGCCCAGGGATCAATGTATTTCGCAATTAATTATGCCCCTAATTGACAATCAATCGGGTACTGTTGTAGACAGTGATAGACCAGTAATAACGAATTCGCAATGGAATGAGCAAAGTTATTATTTAGATCAATATGTAAAACCCGGGTATTGTCATCCCAATGTGCAAGGGCATCAACACATAGCCAAACAATTAATTAAAATATATGAACGACTTAGAGTTCCGACAGCAGATACTTGATACTAAAAGTAAAAGTTTTTGTGCAGCAAAGTGGTATAATGCGACCATTTGGCTGGGTTCAGGCATGACCACATCATGCCATCATCCACCGGCTCATTTAGTGGAGGCCGATAATCTCCGTGCTAACCCTGGGTTACTGCACAACACCACACAAAAAAAGCAAGACCGCGAACAAATGCAACGTGGCGAACGTCCAGCAGGTTGTGAATATTGTTGGAAAATAGAAGACATGAATCGCAATGCCATAAGTGATCGTGTGTACAAAAGTAAAATTTATCCTTTGGAGGACTTAGATCGTGCATTCAACACACCCGCGGACCAAGACGTCAATCTCAAAACCTTGGAAATTAGCTTTGATCGTACTTGCCAATTTGCTTGTAGTTATTGCAATCCTGCCTTTAGTAGCACTTGGGTTCGGGATATACGAAACAACGGCCCATATGTGGGACTGGAAAGCGATGGTAGGAACCATTTTACTCACACTCATGATCATTCTCAACTTTATAAATTCGGTGAGATTAATCCTTATGTCGAAGCCTTCTTTGCCTGGTGGGAATCAGACTTACACAGAACACTTGACGAACTCCGAATTACCGGAGGTGAGCCACTCATGTCTGGGTACACCTGGCAACTCCTTGACTGGTTCCGAGCAAACCAAGGCCGGAGCAAAACAAGACTAGCAATTAACTCAAACCTAGGAAACGACGTTGATATCAATCGCTTATTTGATAGTGTGGACACACCCATTGACCTATACACTAGTAACGAATCTATCGGAGCTCATGCAGAGTATATTAGAGACGGATTGGTGTGGGACGATTGGGCTAATAGTGTAGAACTTATACTAAACAATCACAGCGACCGACTGCGTGGGTTACATATTATGTCAACCATCAATGCTCTGTGTTTGGAAAGTTTGGTTGATTTTTTAGAATGTGTGGTGAACTGGAAATTAGAATTTGGTCATGATGCAGTGAGTTTTACGTTAAATATTTTACGATTCCCTAGCTTTCAAAGTCCATTGGTATTGCCAGGCGAGCTTCGCACACAGTACCGAGACCAGATTTCACAATTCATGGTACGTCATAAAGGTCACAGCTACCTTCACGAACACGAGTGGAATCACTTACAAAGATTAGTGGATTATCTTGATGTTGTTAAAACTCCACATGCCGGTGCAGCTGAGCAAGCAATACTACAACAAGATTTTAAAAAGTTTTATACACAATATGATCAGCGTCGTAGTAAAACCTTTGTACAGACATTTGATACTTTGAAAGATTGGTATGAAAAAATTTGATTATAACAGTACCGATCCAGTAAACATTTCTCTTGATTCGTTAGACAAACGCAAGGTATACATGTTAACTGAGTCAAAAACTTTTTGCATTTATCCTTGGATTCACTTGCACTCATATCCCACTGGCGAAGTGTTTCCATGTTGTATGGCAGAAATGTGGGCGCCAGTGGGTTCAGCAAAAAACAATACTCTAGAAGAAATCTGGAACGATCAACCCATGCGAAAGCTGCGACAAAATATGTTGAACGATCGTCCCAACGGAGCTTGTGGCCGCTGTTACGAACAAGAAGCTGCTGGGTTTCGCAGCGGAAGAAATAGTGCTAACAAACATCATGGTCATCACATACATAAAATTGATGCTACATCCGAAGACGGCCATCTTGACACATTTGAAATGTCCTATTGGGATATACGTTTCAGTAATCTTTGCAATTTAAAATGTCGTAGTTGTGGACACATATTTTCAAGTCAATGGTATCAAGATCAGGTCAAACTTGCTGGAGCAGAATGGGCTAAAAATCATCAAGTGCTAAACATTGCTGGACGTGACGAAGATGATATGATCAACCAACTGTTACCGCACTTAGATTATGTTGAACAAATTTATTTTGCTGGTGGCGAACCACTCTTGATGCATGAGCACTATCGCATCCTTGAGGAACTTGTGAATCGCAGTCTATTTCACGTTAGATTAGTTTACAACACAAACTTTACGCATACTCAATTAAAAGATCGCAGTGTTTTTGAATATTGGAAATTGTTTGACAGCGTCAGTGTAGGTGCAAGTCTTGATGGTGCCGAAGGTTATGCAGAATACATACGCAAAGGATCCAACTGGGATCAAATTGAGCAGAATAGAGTAGACATGCTTCGTATCTGTCCGCAAGTTGATTTTTATATCTCACCAACGTTGAGTATTATGAATGCATGGCACTTACCTGACTTTCATCGTAACTGGGTTGAGCGTGGATTTATACGTCATCAAGATCTAAATGTCAATATATTACAAGATCCAGAATTTTATAGAATTGACATAGCCGGTGCTGCCTACAAAGAACAACTAAAAGCAAGATTTGAAGAACATTTAGAGTGGCTTAGACCACACGATTCATTGCAACGTGCAACCAAAGGTTTTGAAAGCGCCATAAACTTTATGATGGCACAGGATAACTCACATTTACAAACTAAATTTTGGGAACGCACACATCAACTAGATCAAATGCGCAATGAAAATATACTAGATACGATACCCGAGTTAGCAGAGTTAAATGAAAATTCCACACGATAAATTTTGCATATTACCTTGGGTAAGTTTAGAAACATCACCTATCGGAACAGTGCGCCCGTGCTGTCTAGCCAAAGATGAGATTGTAGATGACAACAACAACAAATTCCACCTTAAAACCTCGACCTTTGATCAAATACGAAATAGCAGTCACATGCAAAAACTCCGACAGGAATTCCTTGCGAATCAACTTCCATCAACATGTGAACGTTGCTGGGCGGTCGAAGACTCGGGCGGAACCTCCAAGCGACAACACACCCTTAATCGACTCGAGCATATAATTGGCGACACTGAATGGACCGAAGATGCCAAGGATCTGATCTTTTTAGATCTCAAATTAGGAAATATCTGTAATTTAAAATGTCGTATCTGCGGGCCTTGGAGTTCAAGTACCTATGCCTCGGAAGAGATTGGCACTGTTATGTCGCTGGACAAAAAGCAAACCTATGCTTATCAGATGTTACGAGAAGGTCGTTGGCCTAGGGAATCGCCAGACTTCTGGCAGCAACTCAGTGACATTGCTGATCAAATACGTTACCTTGAGTTTACTGGCGGCGAACCATTTATGATTGCCGAGCATTTTGATTTCCTGCAAACACTTGTAGGTCGCGGAGTTGCTGGCAACATTGAGATACATTACAACACCAATGGCACACAATATCCCGAGCGAGGTATAGAACTTTGGCCACATTTTAAAACAGTTGAAATTGCCTTTAGCATTGACGATATTGGTGCTCGCTTTGAATACCAACGCAGCAATGCAAAGTGGGATGAAGTGTTGTCTAATCTTTATAAGTTTAGAACACTACGCCGCCAGTCAAAGAATATTCAACTACAGTTGTGCTGTACCATAAGCATATGGAATGTAGCGTACTTTGATGAAATTGCTGCCTGGGCCAGTTTGTTTCCTTGGGATTTTGTTTATTGGAACTACTTACACGATTCACCGGTATGGTGTATTGCTAATGTTGTTGATGTAGTAAAAGATCGCATAGCTATGTATTTGCGAAACAAGTTAATACCAGATCAGTTTGTTGATGATCTGCAAAAAATAATAGACTTTATGTATTCGCGAGAAGGGTGGATGGGTTGCGGTCGTGGCGGAACGTTGACTTATGAAATAGATTGCTTAGATAAACTTCGGAAGCAAAGTCTTGTAGATGTAGCACCATTGTTGGCAAAATTTATACATTACCAAGGACCATATTACGATGACGCCGCCTGACAAGCCCGAATCATTGTGTATGGCACCTTGGGTACATACATATCTTTCTCCAATAACTGAACGTCGTATGTGTTGTGCTAGCCGAGAACCCGCACAAAATTTTCAACAATACATAGATACCAAGTCAGGATCAAATCAGTATCAACCATTGACACTTGAAGAACACTGGAATAGTGAACACATGCGAGACGTCCGTCGTCGTATGATGGCCGGAAACACTATGCCCGAATGCGATGTCTGTAACAATAAATTACTCAACACCGACGTCTATAGAGATTATTTTTGGCATCTGTTTAAACACAAATACAACGACATATGGTCCAGCACAGACGAAACTGGTTACACCACAATGAAGCCAATTTCTTGGGACTATAGGTTCAGTAATCTTTGTAATTTTAAATGTCGTATGTGTGGCGATATGTTGAGTAGTAGTTGGGAAGCAGAACAACGGCAATACAACATGGTTGACTACAGTAATCCCAATAACAATTGGATGATTCCTGATGTGCGCAGGGAAATAACTCAGTTTCAAGACACACAAATAGAACAAGAATTTAGCCAAGCAGTCGAAGAGCATCGCATTGAAGAAGTATATTGGGTTGGTGGCGAACCCTTGATGTTTGAACAGCATTGGCGCTATATGCAACGAATTATTGAATTAGGAGATGGAAAACATGTTTATGCTCGATACAACACAAATCTTAGTAGGATTAATTACCGGGGTATTAATTTGTACACCGATATTCTTGATCATCTACGCGATTGGCAAATTTGCGCTAGCATTGATGGCACCGGAGAGATTGGCGAATATGTCCGCACAGGACTTGACTACCAAAACTGGCTCCGTAACTTCTCACAAGGAGTAGAACACCAACAACATCCAAGACAGATGCGTGTTGACTTTACATTGACATTACCGGGCATGTTTGAAACAGATGCCATACAACAAATGGCCAACAACCTTGGAGTTGACATATTGGCCAAAACTGTATTTGCTTTTAGTCCGGATATTTTTATGAGTCCGTTGATATTGCCTCGTAGATTGTTGGAACCTTGGATTGATGAATTGTTAGAGACAGCAGTGGGATCTATAAAAGATGTGCTGCTGCAACTACGGTCAAGACCAACATTTGAAGAACAATGGCCCGAACAATACCCAGCCGGGGTAGTCAAGGGCAAAAATCGCATATTACAATTAGAATCAATGCGTCCCTGTACAACAGACATGGACCGAATACTTTCACAGAGGCCTAAAGTTTATGAGTGGTGGAAAAACATTAGTTAAAGTTACCTTGCGTAACCCTCTTGACAAGGATGATCAGTTAAGCTATTACATTGAACCCGCTGATCATCAACTTGCTCAAGACTGGATTATAGCACTAGAAAATTTACTACGTCGTGGTCTAATGTTGGAGAAAAATTTTTGTTTCCTAGGTTTCCCTCACTCAGCAAGAAACCTTGACTACTTGTGTAACACATTAAACAAACATATTCAATGTATCAACGACTTTTTTGGTGGGCATTATTGTATCTCTGAATCATATACTCCAGACACAGTTGTTGCAATAGATCTTGGACCCAATCACGAAACACTAAATCTGTTACATAATCATTTTGAAAGATTACAAGGAACTGTTAACAATCTCAGTACGTTCTATCGCAGTGCCAACGATCAAACAAAATTTGCTATCAGGCAACTCAACAACATTTGCCATGAACTTGAAAGTTTAATTTTAAGCCAACGCAAATTACAACGTGATCCTGAATGGGTGCGCCCCAGTCAAATAACCACATGGTTAAATGCACCAAGACATCAGTTAACTGACCAGCATCGCAATGGGTTTCGACTCAACGGATACCAGCGACACTTTGGTACTGTGTACATGCACTGGTGCCAAATTGGTAAAACATATTTTGAAGTATGGCGCGATGAAGGTGCTCCCAAATTAACTGACACTGTGTGTGAGGCCATTACTCATTTACAGTATTATTCAGGAGAGTTTGATATTGAGTGGGGACGCACAGTAGATCACAATCAAGACTGGTGGAACAAAAATATGCAACCGTTTTACGATTGGATTATATCACAAGGTCTTGATGCCAACGACACTAGATTGAGTCTAGGGCACTTACCTATAGGAAAAGTGTTACTTGAATCTAGTTTTGGTACCGATGATCCCTATCAAATATGGCAAATGCTAGGTGCACATTTAGATATATATTCAATAGAAGTCAATGGCTATCAAGCTGTGTACGATTATGTCTGGAGCGACGACAATTACGATCAACTACAAATTGATATGTTGAAACCAGGATATGCATACAGCTCAAGGAAAACACAATGAAGTTCATACGCAAGTGGTGGGACGCACTAAAATTAGAAATACGTTATCGACGTAAGTTGCGCGAATTGCGCAAGAGAGATCCTTTCATTTACAAATAACATGAGTAATATTCTAGGTGTCAGCGCCGGATTTCATGATGCAGCATTGTCGGTTGTAAGTCCGCAGGGCGAAATATTATTTGCTGCTCACAGCGAAAGGTATAGTAAAATCAAACATGATTCAAATATCCATCCTAGACTCATTGAGGATATACAGCAATTTGATATTCAAACAGTGGCATATTATGAAAAGCCTTGGCGCAAGCAGTTGCGTAGATTACGCAGCGGCGAACGACTTCAATGGGGCAATCTCACCATAGATCAATGTTTGAATCAGTATCTAGGAAAATATTATCAACAACTATGTGATAGTAATAGTTGGGCCGATGAATTTTGTGTTGACATGGGCGTGTCACGAGTGGCATTTGATCATCATTTGAGTCATGCAGCGGCTGGATTTCAAACCAGCCCGTTTGATTACGCCACTGTGGTAGTGATCGATGCTATAGGTGAAATTGATACAATATCAATTTATCGTGCCAGATACAACAGCCAAGGCAATGCACAATATACACAGTTATGGAAACAAACATATCCTCATAGCATAGGATTGTTTTATTCGGCAATGACCAAACACTGCGATCTTGTGCCCATGGAAGAGGAATACATTCTCATGGGCATGTCAGCATATGGAAAAACTGACTGTGCTGACTTATTGCAATCACAGATAGTTAGGGATATAGATGCACTAACTTTCAAAGATAACTATCACATTGGATTGCCACCATTGGGCATTTGGAATGAATTACCTCCTGAAGATGCTGCTGCTTGTGCTCAACAGGTGTTGGAACGTTTGATAACAAGTGTAATGAGCAAGGCTAGAACTCTCAGCAACGGTTGCGAAAATCTTGTTTTTATGGGCGGCGTTGCACTTAACTGTCTAGCAAATAGAAACCTAGGAGAATACTTTGAACATATATGGATTATGCCTAATCCTGGTGATGCTGGTAGTAGCCTTGGTGCTGCGGCACTGGCCTATGGTCATCGTCTCAACTGGCGCAATGCTTATCTTGGGCATGATATATCTGGCGCATACCCTATTGATTCCCTTCTTGATAGCCTACTGGCTGATGGCATTGTTGGTGTTGCTAGTGGTCGCGCAGAGTTTGGACCTAGGGCACTAGGTAATCGTAGTCTATTAGCAGACCCACGTGGTGCAGATATCAAGGATCGTGTAAATGAAATTAAACGTAGACAAAAATTTAGACCTTTCGCCCCTGTGGTATTGGAGGAGATGGCTGATCAGTACTTTGATTTCAGCCCTGGGTGGTGTAATAGCCATTATATGCAGTCAGTCGCTCGTTGTAGGTTTCCTGACCGTTTTCCTGCTATCTGCCATGTTGATGGGACCAGTAGAGTACAGACGGTTCCAAAAAACGGTTCAGGAATCAGAATGCTCTTAGAGAAATGGCACGGAGCAACTGGGTGTCCAATGTTACTCAATACAAGTTTAAATGTCCGTGGAGAGCCTATGGTCAATGATCGTGCAGATGCCAATAGATTTGAAATGTTGTATGGTGTAAAGGTCTGCAGTTAGAGATAAGTCTCTAATCCGCCTGTTCGTCTAATATCCTGCGTACAACAACTTACACCGCCGTCCCAAAAATAACTGTGTCGCAGCTCTGATATAATAGGTTCAATGCCATGCTTTTCACAAAAATCAAACACAGTTTTATTGTATGCTGAAAAAATCACATGCGATTCATCTAGTACCAAACAATTTACATCAAATACAGTTTCAGCAACATATCCAGTCCACTTATTAAGATAGGTATTAACATAGTCGGTAAATTCAGGAGTAGGTATTTGACCTTGCACATACCATGCACCAGGATTGGTATCGTACTTAAATTTGCCAACTTCCATGGCTGCCCAAATGCTGCTATCCCAAATTCTACACACTTCCCATCCAGGAAAATCTCTATCAAAGTTTAAGTTAACATCATGTTTACTTGACAGTATCACACCGGGTTTAAGAATTGCAAACACAGCATCGCCGTGACCATCAGTCACTGCTTCGTGTATTCGATATTCAGGCCCTAGAACATTTTCAACTATCCAACGACTTTGATCAGGACGTAAAAAGTCACTGTTGTCAAAGAACACATCACGACCCACACGTACAATACAGCTTGCCGAAGCACTGTTGAGTATGCAATCTGGATTCCACCCCCAACGTCCATGTGGATTAATAACAGATCCTGGTTCAGCAGTTTCGTATTCCGTACAAATTTTGTTAAGTTCTTCTATTGGCAATACTCTTAGCAATTTATTACCAAGTGTAATTTGCCAATCCCTAGGAGTCAGTGGCGGCAATGGTACGCCTTGATTATTGATTTGACTGTCATGAAACCAGTGTAGATCGGGCAAAGAAGGACGCTGAACTTTTGCACCAAACTGTTCAATCGTGCGTTGAAGATTATCAAGATCCTCTTGAGTCTCAGAAAGTATTTGTTGTAATTGATGTCGTACCTGGCTGTTGCTAATGAAATCAAAATACTCCGGGCTGTAAGCTCTTCCTACAATGACTTCTTCAAGTGGTTGCCAACTAGTGAATGAATTAATAATCATATTATTTGATTGTTGATTAGATGTGGTAGTAAAATTTCTCTTGTCCAGGACAAGTGACTATCAGGTGTGGGATGGCCGTCTTGCACTCTAGTTCCTCGACGAGACGTAAAACCATCAAGGGTTTCAATGTTATCAATCCTTGCTGCTGCTTGTGTGGTAATTGTATTATCAAATTCAAATTTTGAAATTTCATAGGATTGATCTCGCCAGTTCACAAAGCTAAAACTGTATCCAAGCGACTCAAGAAATTTACCAAGAGCTAAAATTTTTATGCAACTTTCTAGAATTTGCGCCGATGAATCAACAGTGACTCTATATTGTTTAAGTAAATTTTGTAATGCATCGTCGCTACTGGGCCAGACACTTAGTGATGCAAATGTATCCTGTGAATCAAATTGATAATAACCAGTTAGACTTTTTGGTCTTGTAGTTTTGACTAGGTCTGATGTACAAATAAAGTCAACTCGCTCAAGCCCAGACCACATAATAACGATAGCAGTGTCATCGGGTGTAACGTTGACATTAGTCAAAACTTCATTTACAACACTATTGAATATATGATTACTACCAGCACCGCCTTGGCTACAATCAAACACTTCTTTGAACCCAGCAAGATCTCTGAGATAGTATGGCCAGGTGCATATATGCTGATCAGAATTGTTCCAGGTATAACTACACCCACTGACTAGTAGATTGTTAAAACGAGTTTGGTGTTGTGTTGTGAATACTTTATCTAATTTTCTAACTGTGGCAGTCATAGAGTTTGGGTGAGATCCGAAGCTAGTTTATTTAAACGGTTAATTTTTGATGCAAGAAATAATTCCTGATTATACATGCATTGGTGATAGCATTGATCGGCCCAGTGATATAAATCTTGAACAAGCAAAGCAAATATTGTTGATCTAACATGTATCCATCGTTGTGTATTGTCTACAACATCATCATACCCATTGATAATTATATCATCAAATGTTTGATAACCCAGTTCTTTCAATGTCGCCAAACTTCTAGGCGGAGCAATCAATACAAACGGTTGTGCATGTTTGATTGGTTTGAATGTTTTCTCTGTGAGAAAAGTTCCTCCGCTTTGATCAGCATCAAACATTGTTTCCAAAACCACTTGAAAATAACTATCTCTAAAATGCGGAATCACCACATTGTGATGGCGGTTGTGCTCATCAGAATTTAAATCATCACATTGATATGGAGCTCCAGCAACAAACTTTGTGATATGTTCATTTAAATTTGGAAACCAATCTACACGGATGGGATTGTCTTCTCTCCGATCATTGATACTTATAGTATTATAACTCCAATACGCATCATCAAGTAACCTAGCTCTATGTAAATCAGCCATGACAGTTGCACGCCACCATTTGTGAGTTCGATTTAGTATAGTGAACTTGCGACTGCGAGGTAAATCATTCCATACCAATGCTTGATGATTTTTATTAGCACGCCAATAAAATAGTTCATGGTCAGCAAAATACACAAACTTAGATATGTTTTTAGCAGCAGTATTGCCACTGACGAATCTATAACAGTCAGTGCTCAAGTTGTGTGTTTGACATAGTTCATCAATCCTAATTTTTTGTTTATAAGGATTGTCACCTTCGTGGTAATAGAACAGTACTTGAAGTTTTTCTTGACGTACCAATGTAAGTGCTGCCACTGACATCAATGAAAAATAATCAATATCAAAACTAAAAAATCCCAACCCAATTGGGTAGAAACATTTATTAGGTAATTGGTCACCCAATGAATATACATTGATTGTAAAATCATGATCTTCAGCGTAATACAGTAAACGCAATGGTACTATATATGGATACTCAGTACCAAGACGACTATATCCACTACTTAGATCTTGCAAGGGCACAAGATTGGGATAAGGTTTGTCCTTGACAAAATTATCAAATACTAAATTTAATTCGCATGTCATTGAGCATTCCTTGCAGTTCGTGCCAGAGAATTTTTTCAAAGCCTCCATTATAAAAATGTTGGAAGTTGTGTAGGATAATATCCTGACATTGTGCAAATATGTCTTGACGACGAGTACCTTGATCTTCTAACCATCTCAGCAACTCGGCAATTTTAACTATGCGTAAACGGTCATCGGGCTCGTTATCATAACTTTCGTCCCATATATCACCAAAAGTTTTAAATCCGTAACTACGTAGGTATGCCAAGCTTCCTTTTGTACTGGCCAGCACAAACGGCATTTGCATACAAATTGGTTTGAAAATCTTTTCAGTTAAGTGTAAACGTTGTCCTGATCCCACGGTTTCCGTAACAAGATATAATAAACATTCAGCAGATTCATCGTGTAAGTCTAGTGTAGCACTGGCATAACTTGGCGCATCTCTATCAAGATGCATCGGTAACTGTGCTTGCTGGAATACTTTAACAATGTCTGAATATATGTGTTCAAGACTTCTGGCAACATCAATTGTATGAATATCACCTGCTGGGCATTTTTCCGGACAACTTATAAGATTATGTCCTAGACCCTGTTTAAACAAATGATATAACAGCAGTAGTCTATGATGTCTTTCACCACTGATAATACGATTGGGAGATATAAAGGTATGTTTGATCTTACGTTCTTGAATTGGAGTGGTTATAAATGTTTTGTCATAGCCTCTAAACCAATCAAGTGCTGCCCAACCGTTGAAAAAATAGTAATAACTATCCCAGTCGTAAAGTTGACATATTCTATCAACTGTGCTACTATTAAATTCGCTTGTGACAATAGCACCGCGACCGGGACTCCTAAGTGTATTATTTTGATTAGTATAGATATACTGTGTCATTGGTTGCATACGACGAAAATTAATTGGTTCTTGATCAAACAAGAATACATAATAAAAGTCTTCACCTGGTGTATCATGAATATTGAGATACTCTACACCAGAATATCCTGGTGGATCACAATACCACATGCGAGTTCTTGGTAAGTTTTTTTGAATAAAAGGCCAAAATGTATGATTGTATATTTCGTCAATTCTGATCATGTTTGATGTATTTTACTTTGGATGTAAACCTGGACTGTTCCCGCATGAACAATCTGCTATAAATTTAGCTGATGCTTCGGTTAAAAGCCGCACACGGTTTTTTTGGATAGTAAACTACTTATCGGACTACACTGACTTTGATTTTCTTTGGGAACCAAAACCTTGGGAAAGCGAACAACGTCATGTATGGCCTAGCCAGTGGCAAGTTGACGGAGGAACGCAACTAGTGCCCACGGCAGGCTTCGAAGATACAAACTATCATGTTCAACAAATTCTCCGACGAGCCGACAATAACATAGTTTACATTGATCACGGCAATCTCAATCCACCAACTGTAGAGTTTAGCCAGCGCACTCGATACGTTGACAATTATCTTGACACATTGCGACGTATTGCCAAGAATGCTGTGACCGAACATGTATGGATTACTAGCAGTATCTGTGATTATACCAATTTTGATTTTTCGTGGCATCCTGAGCCGTGGCAGTCGGACATGATTCATGTGTTTGCCAGCGGAGATCAAAAGTTTGGAGACACATTCTATATGCATGTACCTAGTGCGCAGGCAAGATTAGACGATGTTGAATTATTAGATTGGTATTCTTTGAATTTTGTTCAGGACATCGCAGTGCCAAGACATCACATGCCTGTGAATTATCATCAAAGAGACACGCACATTGATGTTGTAAAAGAACATACTTTCCAAGCACCATTGGAAATATTTACTACAACAAATATTGATCGTCCTTTGCCCACAGTAAATCTTTGGCGCGGAAAAACTAAAACTATTATGCCGTTGAGCATAGGCGCATCAGCAGTGATAGTACCGCAAGTGGCAGCACCTATGATACAAACACAATTATACGATTATCCCTATATAGACAAATCTCACGCCAACATAGTTGAAGATCGTTTGCAAGATGTGATTTTTATCAGTAATGGTGAACCCATGGCCGAAGCAAACTGGCATAATCTTCAAGAACTATGCCCAAGAGCCCAACGCAGCGACGGAGTTACGGGACGCGAAGCTGCTTACAAGGCTGCTGCTGATATGAGCAAAACGCCGTGGTTCTTTGCTGTGTTTGCCAAGACTGAAGTGTTGCCAACCTTTCAGTTTGATTTCCAACCTGATCGTATGCAAGCACCAAAGCATTATATATTTTATAGTCGTAATCCTGTGAACGGATTAGAATATGGTGCTATGAATATTAACTTGTACAATCGACAACTTACATTGGATACCAGGCCGGGTCTGGACTTTACATTGAGTTCGGCACACGAAGTAGTACCCACCGTGGCCAGTATCTCACGATTTAACACTGATCCTTGGGTCAGCTGGCGCAGCGCATTTAGAGAAGTGTTAAAGCTTCGTCGCGAGGTTGATCTAGGCGCCGACGTTGAAATACAACACAGACTTGATACATGGTGTAATCATGCTCAAGGAGACAATGCTGAATGGGTATTACAGGGTGCGCAAGATGCCTTGGAATATTATCGCGAAGTCAACGGAAGTTATGATGCATTGTTGTTGAGCTTTGACTGGGCATGGTTAAAGCAATGGTTTGAACAACGTCATGGATTCCAACTTTGGCTTAGAGCCGATTGATATAACTTTGATCCTGAAGCCATTGAATATATTCCCCTATACCGGTTTCAATATCTATTGATGGCCGCCATCCTGTGTGATTTTGCAGTTTATCACTGTTGAGTGTGTCTCGATTGGGATAAAAACTGTCGTGTGGTTGCAATTCAATCTTGGCCGGAATGTATTGTTGTATAATTTCCGCTGCTTCAATAATACGACGTCCACGACCTCGAGTACAGTTATATATTTGATTGGCGCAAGCAGCTTCGGTGCTGGCCCAGACAAATGCCTGAGCTACATCAATGACATTACTAAAATCCAGTCGATTGTCGGCGCCGTTGACAACAATTTTACCCTGTGTAATTGCCGACACAGTCATCTTACTAATCGCTCTCACGATCATATCTCTAGTACCATATAATGCACTGGGTCTTAATATGGTATATTCTAAGCCAGAGTTGGCAGCAAATATCTTGCACATCTGTTCACACTGCAATTTGTAACTGCCATACAACGTCATGGGATTACATACAGCAGTTTCATCAGGTGGAGTATTACCAAACTCACCATAGACCATGCTTGACGATGCTAGAACAAAACGGCGAACACTGTATTGAGTTGACAATTTAAGAGCCAGGGCTGTGGCAGTGATCATGTTTTCTGTAGCATCAACAATGTTACGTTGGACCATTTTAGCATTGGGATAGGTAGCGAGATCTATGACCACATCCGGAGACACTTCTTCAAACACCATGGTCATAAATGCTTCGTCTCTGACATTGCCTTGAAAATGTTGATGCTTTCCTATAAGATCTAATCGTTGATCTAGCACAGGATAATATTCCCACCAGGGATAGTCCCCGTATTGATGATGACAGTCAACTGTGGCGACTTGATGGGAGCAGTCTTTTAACATGCGAGCCACGTTGTGTCCGATAAATCCGTGTCCTCCTAGTATTAATATGTTCATTGTAGTGCCTCAGCAATGCGTTCTACTTCACTGTCGGTGAGTGTATGTTGGTTTGGTACTGTAAATGTCATTTGACTAGCAGCACTAGCAACAGGACATTGATCCAATTGTTGATACAAGGGTTCCTGATGTATTAACCTAGGATAGTGTATGGCAGTGGCAATACCAGCCATGTGCAATTTTTCTATAGTCCGGTCGCGTTCGGTGCTGCGGAAAACCAATTTACTGTAACTGTGTCTTTTGAGATTACGATCTAAAGGACTCATGTAATGACTGCGGTCCAGTAGGTATTCTGTAATTTTAATTCTACGATCTTGCCATGCTTGACTGTGCTCAATGCCGGCATGAACACAAGCAGCTTCAAAGCTACTGATCATACTGTTTAGTCCTGAATCACGACAGGCCTGTTCGCTTTGAGTTTTACCATGAATTCGATATTCTTGAGCAAGATCGTTGACTGTGGCATTGTCGGTTAACAAGGCTCCGCCACTACCAAAACTACTAATGGGTTTGCTGGGCGCAAAACTAGTACAAGCTATGAAACCATGTTGCAAACTTGAATAGCCTTCTCGGTCCACACTCTCTAAACTTTGTGCAGCATCACAGATAACAGGAACTCCAAGACGACGTATGGCATTCCAGTCACAGGAGTTACCAAATATGTCAATACCTACAACAGCATCACATGGTGGTATTTTATGCCAATTGATACAATAGTTGTCACTGATGTCTACTGGTATAGCAATGTGTCCTGCTCGAGCAATGGCATGAGCTGTGGCAACGAAGGTATATGTGCCTACTGCAATACGACTTTGAGGAGGCAACTGTAGGCATTTGATTGCAACGATCAATGCATCAGTGCCACTGGCAGTTGTAACACAATATTGACGACCATACTGAGTAGCCAATCTGCTTTCAAGACTTTTTACTATGCGTGAATTTTGTGCGCGACCTTCTTGGTGCGCATCGTTGGTCATTTCCCAGACTCTATCACGTATTTGGTCCCAGACTTTGGCAGTTTGAAATAGTTCTATCTTATTCATAAGAGTTTACTATTGTAAAACATTCTGAGAGTATTTGTCTATTCTTTTGTGCCCAGTATTGATTGGCAGTGTAAATTTGAGAAACAGCTTCTGTGGATAGATAGCTGGCATAGCATTCTAACAGTTGTCTTTTGAATTGCCATTGCTTGGAAATTTCAACATAATGATTAGCGGCATGATTATAATCATGACAATAAGGCCAACTGTGCATTAACCAAGTTTGCTGTGCGTGTCGACGAACATACGGGTATGCTAGTTCGTAAGTGGCTCTATGATCTTGATGACTGTCTTCGGGATTGGGTATAATTGCAATATCACAGGGTTCTAGTAATTTTTCTAGTCCGGTCATTGTGACATTGTCTGTCACAAGATTTGGTCTACCACCTGAATGCAACGGTGTTGGAAATATTTTGAGATTCCATCTGCTTAACTTGTAACTGTTCTCAAGTTCTTGGCTGACAATGGCATGTGTTCGTTTTGGATTAACTTCAGTACTGGGCTGCACAGCGACTACACTGACAATTTCAGCGCCTTGTTCTTGGTAGCGACGCAAGGTCCCACCACAGGCAATTTCTGCATCGTCGGGATGTGCGCTGACAACAAGTATTTTTATGCCCATTTATGATAAGAGCTTGACGATAACCATTGATAATAATGTTCAAACCCTTCAGCAACATCTACTTGTGGATCGTAACCAAAGTCTTGACGAGCAGCATCACAATTCAATGACCCGCGACTAGGAAAATCAGGATCACGATCTCCAATTTCAATAGTGCCACTACCTACTAATTGAAGGATCATTTTTGCTGCTTGCAACAGTGTGTAGGCGTGACTCTTAGTGATATTATATGTGCGATTAGCAGTTGTATCAGCAGTGCTGGCAGCGGCTATACCTTGGGCAGCATCATCAACATAGGTAAAGTCCAATGATTCAAGGGCACCATTTACTTGTAATACGCCACCACGCATGGCCTGCATCATAAATCGTGATATAACACGATCCTCAACATCTAATGGTCCATATACCGCACTGGGGCGAATTATAGTATAATCAAAACACCCGCGACGTGCGTAATCTTTTACTAGGTCTTCGCCGGCAAGTTTTAGTATACCATATTGTCCTTGTGGACGACAAACTGCATCTTCTCGAGTGTCGTTATTAAACGGTCCGTAGACCATTGAACTTGAAATGTATACAAATCTTTTTACTTGATAAGTCACTGAACTTTCTAACAGGTTTATCAAGCCTTCGGTCATTACTCTAGCGCCGCGTCGCGGATCTGCATTGACTACTTTTTGTCGGGGAAAACTAGCCATGTGTATGACAATATCAGGCCATTCAGCTAGAAAAATACTGTCAATTGATTCTGCTCGAGCAATATCATCGGTGTAATGACACACAGACAGCGGTAGTTTGGCTCTGCGCTCTCGCATGAGATAATCAAGTTCGTTCTGGGGTATTACACCATAGTTGGTCATGTTGTCGATGATAGACACTTTATGACCCTGTTTTTTGAGAATCTGTACTACATTGTGACCAATAAGTCCCAGGCCTCCGGTAACTAGGATTTTCATTTGCCCCACTTTAATTGAAAATAAGTTAGATTTTTAGGGCTCAATGCGCCCTGTAGTACAATTTTGTAACCCCAGCCAATGTGATCTTGCATGCTGTGGAACACTATTTCACCTTCACAATGCTGCATACACCACTGACCTTTTTCAGTTTGTTGCCATTCGCCAATAGGCGGTGCTGCATACAGCATTGGATCTTCAACATCACCGATGGTAAAACTATGCAAGATAACTTTTTCAGTGTACTGTGAGGACCTATTGAGATTATGCATTACAAATCGTTCGGGTAATTTAAGATAGTTTTTAGCCATTGACAAATTCTGTTGTCATGGGAAACACCGCGGCAATTACTTCAGCACAGGCTCGAGCAACTTCTTGGTGTTCTTTTTGAGTGCCATTGCCTGATCTAAGTTCTATGAAATGTATCCAACTACGAAGAGTTCCATTCATATAAAGTTTACTAACTGTGTTGCCTTCAGGTAATACTGATCGAGCTTGTTCTTTGGCAATACCATTTTCTACAGCCCATTGATATTGAATACGTGCTTCGGTAATAACTTTCTGTTGACGATTAGCCCATTCTGCAGAAATTGCTCGAGCTTCAAAGTCATTGGCTAGATCAAGTTCTATACTAGCTTGTCTATTTTTTGGATCCTGTAGTCGGGCTTCTCGGAGTACAAACGACAAGTCCTCCGTAGGGTCAGCATATCGCTGACTGAACTCCTGGAAACTAAAACTTCGGTGCCTAAGAATTTGTCGGGCAATGTCTCGGGTGGTGGTAATTTCGCAGCAGGCCGAAACCATTTCCAACGGGCTCCAGTGAGCATGTTTGACCAAGTATCGAATAAGTTTAGCCGATGTTTCAGTGTTGAACTGGTTGCTTGGGTTTGAGACACGGGCGCAATAGGCAATGAGTTCCTGGACATCTGAAATGCCGTGATGGGAGAATTCTTCAGTTGGTTGGCTGAAGGAAACAAGTTTAACATTCATTTATAATCCGCTTAGTATTCTATTTGTTTCGGGTTGAACTAATTCGGCCACTGCATTGACGTCAAGTACAAATTCTAAATCCTGTACAAGATCGTCTAGCTCGGCCAGCTGACGTGATATAACTAACTCTATTTCATCTAATTCCAGGCCCTGTTTTTTCAAGGCCTGGAGGTTGATTGTTTTGCGACGACGACCTTCAATTTTAATGATTACTTTTTTAATACACTCAAGAGGAATTGCAGTTTTTTCATCAATTCCTGATATGATGTGTTCCCACTTCTCTAAAAAATCATCACTGAGATTCATGACCGGCTGCTACCTTTTTAGGACGACCACGCTTTGCTGGTGCAACCGCGGTTTCAGGAGCAACTGATACCTTAGTTTCTCTTGTATTAACACCTGGATACATACGTTCGGCATCTTTCTTCATACGTGCAGCTTCGGAAAGCAGACCTTTGGCATCGGCTTCCATGCGTTGTGCCTGGGCTAACATGTTATTGGCTAGATCGTGATCGTTAAGAAAAGAGTCTGCGCCGGCACGAGCCTGTGGCATGGGTGATTGTTGTACACCGCGACTTTCTTTGTAAGCCTGTTCTGCTGCACGTTTCGTAGGTGCATCAACTAAGCCACGATTTTTGTCAATCTCAGCCATACGTCTTACTGCTTCTTCGCCCATTTTCATTTCATTCAACATTTTGTTGAGTTCGTCAAGACGAATTGTGCTGTTGGTATTTGGTGTCATGATAACTTGCTCGGTATTGGCTTTTTTCATCATGCCTTCACGATGCAGAGTTTCAAGAATGTTGCGTCCATCTGGTAGGAAATTTCGATGCAGTGCATCGGCAAATTCATCCGCCTGTTGTCCTACGTCACTTTCTAATACTCGCATGATAGCATCATGCCAGTGTGCTGGTAGTATCTCAGGATAGATTACCAAGCACATATGATCCATGGCAGGAATGGTTTTAAATATCACAACAACCTTTCGATCATTGTGACGTCCGATATGTTTCAAAAACATTTTATTCTCCTTGAACTGGTGCAACTTCGGGTTCTGCGGCAGCAGGTTGCTCAGCAGGAGCTGATTGTAGCTGTGGTTCAATCGCATTTAAGAACTGTGCGACATTGTTGTACAGTGTACCAATTGCCTGCATTTCTTCTGCGCGAAAAGCGCCACGAGCACAAGCCACTTCAAGTGCCGATTTCAAGCCTTGTAGGTCTTGAACTGTGATATTTGGGGTATTTGTATCAGTGTTTTCCATGCAGATATTTAAGCGAAAAAACACCGTAGAAAATAAATTCTACGGTGTTTTGGCTAAATTGACTTAGTTTGATTCCTCTTCGTAGTAAGCATATTGCCCCCAGGGTGGAACAATACTCTTGGTACCGTGTAAGATCCACAATGTGTCGGCGTAGTTTTCATCACCCCAAGAACCAAACGGATAACCGTCAGTGAACACAATCAATCGTTTGGGTTCAATTTGTTGATCTTTGAGATAATGGAACATACATTCAAAGTCAGTGCCACCACCACCAGACACTTCGTAATCTAACATAGTGTCCATGTTCTCGCTGTCGTAACTAGCAGGATTATATACTTCGGTGTCAAACGTAGCAATGTGAATACGGAACTGTCCAAATTGATCCATGATGCCTTGTACTTCACTAAGGAAGTCTTTAAGCATAACTTCACCAATAGAACCTGAAGCATCAAGCATAACACAAATGTCAATCATTTCGTCGGGCTTCATACCTGGCATCACAGCATCCATGTGCCATCCCCGGCGACTTGCCCGCATCCATGTAAAGTCCGACTTAATAGTTGACTCCATTTGCATACGTAGCATCTCACGCCAGTTCATCTTGGGTTCAGTGAGATTTTGAATAATGCGTTTGACACCAACAGGAATAGAACCTGCATCTGATGCCTGTGCTGCACTCAGCACTGCTTCTTTAATCTCATCACGGATAGCCTGGCGTTCTTCGTCGGTTAGCTTGGGACGCTTGCCTCCACTTTGACCATCTTTGTTGCTGCCTTCACTGTCGTCCTCGCCGTCGCCTTGACCATCCATGTGATCATCAAGCAGTTTATCAATCAGCTGATTAATATCAATTTTTTCGGCATTCTCGTATAGATTATCGTAAATTTCTTCTGAGCTCATGCCCTCAAATTTTGAGTCATACAAGCAAGGAACCGAAGTAATAAACTCACCAACGCGGTGTTTTTTCAAGTCTGCATTGACAGCATAGTCATTGGCAATGTTCCATAATTGCGGATCACGACTGTGACGACGACCAAAGTGATCATAAACTACGTGTAGGACCTCGTGTCCAAACAAAAACTCTAGCTCACGAGAGCCCAGCATTTTAACAAAACGAGTGTTGTAATAAAAGTTACGACCATCTGTGGCAGCAGTGGCGCACCATTCGTCGGCATTGACAAGTTTCAATCGTGTTGCAAGATTTCCAAAGAAACTAGATTTAAGTAGCAAGCCAACTCGCGCAGTAATCAAAAGTTCTCGTACTTCGCGATCAAGTTTGGGATCTGTGGGACCAATAAGGTTAGCAAATTTCTTTGCTAGTTCTTTATCGTTTTTTGTAGTGCCGCTGCTTTTAGTCATGTATTACCTCCAAGTGTTTCACTATTATAACTTAGTTCGAATAAATGGTCAATCATGTAGGTACTTTATAGCAAATATTAGTCGGTCATTTTCGTTAGCAAACCAATAACGAATTGTTCTTGCATTGCCACGAGTTTCTTGATACTCAGCACCCCAACGAATCCCAAACCGCCCAAATTCTCGATGCAAGGATATACCAAACTCTAAAAACTTATCACGATCATACGGATCAAAAGTTCGAGTTATGTAGTGTTTTTCCATTAAATATCACAATGTTCTCTATTGATGATCCTTGGGCACCCTTAACTGATGTCATGGTCGGAACGTGCCGTACTAGTTTAGAGTGGGTAGAAGATTCCAACATACGTAATCAACTGTTGACCATAGTCCGCGAAACGCAAGATGACTTAGATGACCTTGCCACATGGTTAACCAATCGCGGCATTACAGTGTACCGTCCACAATGTGATAGTAATTTTAACCATCGTCCAATTGTAAGTCCTAGGGATCATATACTTGTGATTGATGATAGAATCTTTGTGGATCAAGCCAACTTTCCAGAATTTAATGCAATTAAATTACCAACAGTTAATGCTAGTTCAATACATCATTTTGGTGATAAAATATGCTTGAGTCGCGACGTTGATTTAACAGTGCTGGAACATTTCTCTGACTATCAAATAGTTAGGTTTTATCAACCTGGTCACATTGACGGATGGTTTACTATTCCTTGTCCGGGGTTGATCATCAGCAGCCGAGATTATCAAAGACCAGATCTTCTCACGCTTTTTTATAAAAAAAACTTCAACGATTACGAGGTAGTGTACGTTAACGAAACCTCAACTAAACCCAACTGGAACGTTTACAGAAACACTCCTACGCTAGAATTTTTAAATCAATATCTTGAATCCTGGGTTGGTAATCCTGACGAAACAGTATTTGAACTCAATATGTTAATAATAGATAAGAACAATATTGTAACAAACTGCATTGATGACACTGTGGCCGCTGCATTGCAAAGATATAACGTAACTGCACACATTGTTCCATTTAGACATGCACCTTTTTGGGACTGTGGCATTCATTGTGCCACCGCAGATCTATCAAGAAAAAAGGCCGAGAGCCTAAGCCCCCGACCCCCCGCACAGTTTTAGTTACTTGAAGCAGACAAAATGTACTTGCCGTAACGCTGATGGAACTCATCAAAGTTAGTAAGCTTGGTAGGTTGGAATGGAAGATTGTAAGTAGTCAACGCAATCCGCGCACCCATAACCACAAGTTCAACTTCAAAGTTATCCATCATATAACGGAAGAAGTAGTCGGCCATGGTATGAAACTTCTTGTCTTCGACTTTGTTCTCAACAGCATCTTTGAGCTCATAGCACATTGAGATCACTAGAGAATACATAGCTGAAACTTCTTTGACTTCAAGTTTAGTGACCTTGCCGCTGAGAATATCTTCGGGCTTGGGCATCTTACCTGCAATCTTACGGTGTGCTGCAAACTTAACTGCAAGACCTTCGCCGATAGTACCAGCAATTAGGTTAGTTGCTGTTTCCTCGTCAAGGTCATCGTCTTGCAGCAGTTCGCTAACAAAGCTCCAGGTACGAGGTGTAGCAAAAGCACGTGAGCTAGATTTAGAATCAAAGTCATATAGGTCTTGCTTGGCAAAGCTCAGGTAACCTACAACGTCTTTGTGAATCTTGTTTTGAGTAGCCCACTCTTGCCACACACCAAAGTCTTGTTTGAGCTCTTGATGGATAAAACGATTTGCCAGCGGAGTTGGCATACGGAACGTAACCCCTTTGTCTGACTCACGATTACCGGCAGCAATCATCACAACATTGTCAGGCAAGCGATACTTACCTACACGTCGGTTTAGAATTAGCTGATAAGCAGCAGCCTGGACACTGGGCGGAGCAGAGTTAAGCTCGTCCATAAACAACACCACAACAGGATATTCACTTGCAAATTCTTCAGTAGGAAGGTCAATAGGTGGAGCCCAATCCATAACACCTTTGTCCTTGTTGAAATAAGGAATACCACGAATATCTGTTGGCTCCATCTGACCCAGTCGAAGGTCAATCATAAAGCCACCAAGCTCTCGAGTAATGTCGGCTACAACATCACTCTTACCAATACCGGGCGGACCCCAGAGAAAAATAGGACGCTTGACTTTGAATGCTTTAAGAATGCTACGGCGTGCCTGTTTAATGTTTACTGTGCGGTTATCTGACACACTTATCTCCTAATCTAGTTACGGGAAAAACTTTTATCTACTACTGAAACTCTATTATATGCAATTATGTTTTTTGTGTCAAGCATCTTCTTTGTAATCTTTTTTCAATGTGTCAAAAAGATTCATCTTGAACTTCAACGGTTCTAATAACTTGCTTCGCCAACTTGCAAGATTGTTGACATGATTCAGTAACCAATCCATGAAATTTTGCCTAAACCAAAAAGGATTTAGATTAACCAGCACCAATAACACAAGAACATACATACCTATTGGTAAGGTAATAATCCAAAAAGACACTTTGTATTGTTGTCGGCAATTAAGTATGGGCATCACTCTTACATACTCCAAAATTGTTCGGAACTTGGTGAACAATAGCTGGGAGTGTCATAACGCTCTTGATACTCTTTGCCTGATATCATGTTCTTGCGGGTAACATACGTTTCAAACACAGTGACCATGAAACCTCGTTTTTGCATATCTGCAACAACGGTGTTAATATAGTCTGGGGTGCTGGGTGCAAAATCTACTGCTTCAACAAAACGCATGCCTACCCGATTACGACCATACCGCTCGTCTTTACGAATACGACGATCTGATTTGTAAAGCTCTACAGTATATGCGGTAAGCTTGGACATTTGGGGCTCCTTGTTATTCACTATACCAATATTATACGAAATTGAGATTTATTGGCCAACCGATTTAAAACTCTGCTGTGATTTTTCCTGTTGTATCTTTGCTAACAAATACTTTGCAAGTTTCTTCGCCGGTGCCGCTTTCATCAAAGTAGGTTGCACTGTAGCAAAAATCACCGCCGTTGGTAAGACCCAGGAACTTTACAGATTTAAAAACAATACCAAAGTAACCGGTATGCGCAAGGATGTCGCTGAGTTGATTGCGGTCAAGTGTTACTAATTTATTAAGTTCGTCAGCTAGTATCATCTCGGGCTCCTTGTTATTCACTATACCCGTATTATAACAAACGGGCAGTTATTGGTCAACTCAAAGTTGTTACTGATCTAACAACTTTTTAACATCCAAGGTCCACAAAAACTTGCGAGCCATTGCAATCATTTCGTCTCTAAGTTCTGGATGTTGAATAAACAACGCTTCTGCTGCACGTTTATCTCGCTGGGCTGAATCCCATTCTCGACCGCTGTCATCAGCAAAATGAAAACTGGCACTTAGTCCCAACTCCTGGAACTGGTCTAATACTGTATTCACTTGTTTCTCCTTGTTGTTCACCATACCCGTATTGTACGAAATTGGAAATAATTGGTCAAGAAAAAGCCCTTGCGTACAAGGGCCAGTTGCAAATCAGTTAAGCTTGCACTTTCAACAACTTTTGTTGTTTTCGTAAGAACTCCTGTGTTACATAATAGTCCACCAACTTGCGTTGGATCATAGTAATCAGGTCTCCGGAATCATCGTCAACAAAGAAGCGCACAGGACAACGACCCCAAGTTCGATACTGCACAAACTCAGCGTAGTATTTTCTATGGTCTTTGTTGTAAGGATCAAAAACTACCCAGGGGCGATGCAATAGTTGAAGTTTACTCATAGGATTAATAGCGATACGTGTCTGATTTAAACGGTCCATTAATATCAACGCCAATATACTCGGCTTGCTCTTGTGTAAGAGTTGTTAGTATAGCACCAACGTGATTTAAATGCAACCGCGCTACCTCCTCATCCACATGTTTTGGCAACAGATAAATGCCAATTTGGTTGTATTTCTTCGGATGCTGCCAAAGTTCAATTTGAGCCAGAACCTGATTGGCAAAACTTGTGCTCATGACATAGCTGGGATGACCCGTGGCACAGCCTAGGTTAACCAGTCTGCCTTTGGCCAACACAATGATTTTCTTTCCTGTTGGCATAGTTACGTGATCTACCAAGGGTTTGATTTCATCCCATTGACAGTCTTTCAATGATGCAATATCAATCTCCGAATCAAAATGTCCAATGTTGCAAACAATGGCATTGTTTTTCATTCGGAACATATGACCATAGTCAATAACATTGATGTTGCCTGTAGCAGTGACAAAGATGTCAGCATGTTCGCAGGCATAATCCATTGTGACAATACGATAGCCTTCCATGGCAGCTTGTAGTGCGCAGATGGGATCTATTTCAGTGATCCAGACCTGTGCGCTCAATGCACGTAGGGCCTGGGCCGATCCTTTGCCCACATCGCCATAGCCAGCTACCACAGCAATCTTGCCAGCAATCATGACATCAGTTGCACGTTTGATAGAGTCCACAAGACTTTCGCGGCAACCATATAAGTTGTCAAACTTTGATTTAGTCACCGAATCGTTGACATTGATAGCTGGCATTAGGAGAGTGCGTTCCTTGATGCGTTCTATTAACTTATGAACACCAGTGGTAGTTTCTTCACTGACTCCGACGATGTCGTCAATAAGTTCAGGTCTATGATCATGAACAAAGGCAGTTAAATCGTGTCCATCGTCAAGCAACAGGTTTGGACGCCAACCATCAGGGCCTTCCAGGGTTTGCTCAATACACCACCAATACTCTGATTCAGTTTCACCTTTCCAGGCAAATACCGGAATACCTCGAGCTGCTAGGGCAGCAGCAGCATGATCTTGTGTGGAATATATGTTGCAACTTGACCAACGCACTGTGGCGCCCAATGCAATCAAGGTTTCAACTAGCACCGCGGTTTGAATAGTCATATGCAAACTACCGGCAATTCTGGCACCCTTGAGAGGTTGACTTTCTTGGTATTTTTGTTTCAATGCCATCAGTCCTGGCATCTCATGTTCGGCTATTGCTATTTCTCGTCGACCCCAATCAGCAAGTCCTATGTCGGCAATTTTATAATCGGGCATCGTTGGTATCCCTGTTGCGTTCGCGCTTGACCTGAATCCGACTTTGAATTTCGGCTTGAATCATTGACGCCTTGATGTCAGCTCTGCGAGAGCCGCTATGTCGAGCCAACAGACATTTCGTTGGTTTAGACATATTAAAGGTTTTTCCTGGTTTGTACATTGTTTTCCTTAGCGTGATTTTTTGGTTACTTCGGGATCTTTGTAGAGATACTCAGAACCAATTTTACCTTCTTCGATTTCGCGAAGTGCGGTGATGTTAATGCCGTGACGGTCAGGTTTGATCAACGAAGCGTGTCCGTGTTTGAGTTCTCGTACTCTTCGCGATGCAACAAGAACTGTGTTAAACAATCCAATTTTTCTAGCGGCTATTTCGCTGGTTAAACCGTGGTGATCTTCACTTGACATGGTTTTCCTTAAACTGATATTTACTTATATATTTGGTGGGCCGGGAGAGATTTGAACTCTCTGTCTTCCGATTATGAGTCGGGCGCCTATACCAGGTTTATGCTTCCGGCCCTAAAGACCTTATTATACTACACAAAAGAAAACAGGCCAAGTATTTTGGCCTGTTTGGTGCAATGCCAGTGATTAGCGATTGGCAATATACATTGTGATTTCAAAACCAAAACGCATATCTTGAGCTGCTGGTGTAGTCCATGCCATGTTAGTTCTCCTTTAAAAAACATATGCAATCATATGTATCACAATTTTACGGTATGTTGCACTGCGTCTGCATACGTATAATCATTAAAATAACCTAATTAACTATTTAGAACTCGAGCCACCGATGTTATCACCGCAGCAATACGACCAATGTCACGAAGTTGTTCCACAGTGTAGCCTTCTTTCTTTAATGTTTCATAGTGTGCTTTTACACAGAAATGACACTTACCAACAATACTTGCAGCTAAACTATATGCTTCAAAACGAGCCTTGGTGGTGCCACCATGCGAGGCAATAGCATTCATGCGCAATTGTGCTGGTAATCCGGTAAGATTACTGTCATCGGCCATTTCAACATAAGGGTACCATATGTTGTTTTGCGCCATGATTGCAGCCGCGGTCAACGCCGCATCTCGCTCAGTGGTATCCTCCATACCTGACTGTATAAATGCAACGAGTTTTCCATTGCCTGTGGCCATAGCGGCTGAAAGAGCGCAGGCATTGGCCTCAACAACATCCAAACTGCTACGATTAATAACAGCATCCAAATTAAGTTTAGTATCTTTGGCATAGTCCGGTAAACTTTCTTTGATTGTATCAATCCAACTCATTGTGTTTCCTTAAATGTAAAAATATAGTCTGCGAGTAAATTAATTTCTGCGTCAGATAGTGTAGGGTGAGCAGGCATTTTTCCTTTGCCATTTCTTATGACATTTTTAACATAGTCTTTGTTATCTTTATGCTTTTCGGCTACTCTCTCAAAAGCAGGAGGATAACTTATACCAATGTGCTTTGTAGTGTGACATCCTAAACAGGCACGTTGTTTGGCCAATGATTCTCCGTCATTGGCCAAACTTAGGTTTGTAACTAATATTAAAACTAATAGAGTTTTCATTATAGAGTTTCGCCGCCGACAGTACGATTACATGCACAAAGCTCGCCAGTTTGTAATGCGTCAAGAATACGTAGTGTTTCTTCTGGACTACGACCAACGTTCAAGTTGTTGACCGTAACGTGCTGTATAACGTTGTCCGGATCAACGATGAATGTTGCGCGAAGTGCTGCACCTGCTGGAGCATAGAACACACCGAGTTGTTCGATCAGGCTTAGTTCGCCACGCTGTGTGTCTGCAAACTGAATATGCTTAATCTTGCTTAAATCTTCATGAGCCTTTTGCCATGCCAGTTTGCAGAACTCGTTGTCTGTTGAACCAGTTAGCAATACTGCGTCACGGTCAGCAAAGTCCGAGAATAACTTGTCGTATGCTACAATTTCAGTTGGGCAAACGAATGTAAAATCTTTTGGATAGTACACAATCACTTTCCACTTGCCAGCAAATGATTCATCAGTGATGGTAAAGAAATCATCTTTACCTGGATTAACGCCTGTTACGGCAAACTTCTCAATTTTATCGCCTACTGTTTTCATATTATCTCCTAAAAAAAATTTATGTTGCACTGCAATTATATATCCTTAAAAAACCTATTGTCAACGGTTTTTCATAGGTTTTTGCTATGGTATTTTTTAATGGCTATAATAGAAAAAATTTATTCAAAGTCTTCATCGTGGGCATAATCATCCTCGTCGATGTACACTTCTTTACTATCGTAGGCCTGATAGTAAGTCTCGTTGGGTTTCATAATTCTAAAACCATCTTTGTACTTGAGAGTAGCAAATGTAGCTTCGTCCTTTTTCAACAAGTCACAAACTACAAAACTAGTGCCACAGCCGCCTCTTACGTTTTTAAATGGCGAATGTTTAAACTCGTTTTGTTTTAGAGATTCGTGAAACTTACTTCCATAGCTAAAAATAATCCTAGTAATTCCCAGCTTTTGATTACGTAGTCGTATCTTGTCAATGATAGTCAAGGTTGAGATTTCAGCTTCATTGTCCCCGTTGATGGTCAATAAGCATTCTCGGAACTTGATACTACCTTTGGTATGGGAGTTGTCTGGAGTCTCTTTGGTACTCCATGGTATTGAAGCAGTGACGTGGTCTACGTAAAAAGTTTCACCGTGTGTTTTTACGACCCACATTGGAATGGTATTATCTTCTAGATGTTTCTTGTTGAAATGAAACACTAGGTCTCTACATGCGTATTCAATCTATGACATTTTATTTTCCTTTAAAGTTAGAACATGCTGTTTCGAACTCGCGATACTTGGAGTTTACGAGTCCATACGAAGCACTGGGATTTCTTTGTCTAAATGCTTCTTTTTCACGCTCAATACAATCTTCAAACTTGCTTGAGCATCCTGCCAATAATAATAAAATTATTAAGTAGCGCACTTCGGTTTCCTAAAAAGTAGTTATTTTTGTGTCAGGAAACTACCAAACCCCGTGAGCGCAGCCCATCCCGTTTTCGCGTCAGCGGAGCCGGAATATGGTTACGGGTCCGGCTTAAAATCTGGTGCGTTAGACAGGATTCGAACCTGCTGTAAGGAGGTTTAGAAGCTCCGGCTATTCCCAATTAGCATCTAACGCATATAGTAATTATATCAGTTTTGCATCAAGGAGTCAACAAATTCGAGCAAATAACTGTGCCGGCCGCCATGCCAACGACGTCGCATCCATGTATAACTATTGTACCAATGTTGGTCAGCTTCAGGATGACAACCCAACAATCCCACTCGATCTTGTATGATGGCCATGGGATCTCCGTTGGGATACCAGGCCACTCTGTCACAGTAACCAGTTCCATTGTAGGTGCAGCCATCGTAAAAATACATTGAAGTTGCGTGTCCGCGCCAGCTCACTGGCATCTCTTTGGCGTGTGGTCTACGAGTATCGGTGCCGGGGCTTTTGATATATTGAATTACTCTAATGTTATCAAGCAAACCGAAATAGTCAGTATCGGCCCAGTACGCTCCCATGCATATACCTAGATATCTACCCCCAGATGCCACGTAATTGCGTATGTTTTGGGCGTGAATCTTCATTAGATAATCATAGCTGTCTGATTCACCTATGCCGCCGGGAAAGCAGACCATGTCAACGTCGTTGAAAAAGTCAGATTCTAAGTCATGACGTGTGAAAATTTTAAACGTGTAATGCGGTGTTAGAGCTCGTATGATACCGTTTATGCTTTGCACTGAGCATCGTGGTTGATGTACAAACAAAGCAATTTTTGGGGGCATTTTATTGAATAATTAATTTATGCTCGCCTAGAATCCAAGTCACTAGCAGTATAAACCAGCAAACTCGTAAAACCATGTCAAAAATTTCAGCAGCGTTAGTCCAACGGGGGTTCTTTTTCAGATCCATATATCACCTTAATGTACATATTTATCGATCATTTACGCCCAGTATCTGCTGTTGTCTATGCTGTCCCAATAAGATTGATTGTTGCGATTGATGAAGTTTTTGATCAAATATGCAGCCATGCCAAAATAACCCATTTTTCTAAATCTGCGGCTGTCCTGTCCAAAGTAATGATTGATGATTTGAAACTTTTTTGGACTGTAGCGTCTAGATAGAAAGTAATCTTCTGAGGTTGAAAATCTCTCAGGAAATCCACCATACTCCTCAAATCTATCCCTGCGGGTAAGCATAAACGCACCCACAGCAAACGGTGCAAAATGCTTTAAAATGTTGTTGACAAAGTTAAATGCAGCAAAGCCAACTACGGTTCTCCAATCACCGTCGTAGCACTTGATGTTCAACCCAATTAGATCTAACTTGTTTGATTCGACAGCAAACACAGCGTCTTTTATAACAGCGGGATTGAAGAACCTCACGTCAGCATCAATGAACAAAATATAAGGTGTAGTGACCAATTGAGCTCCGCGATTCTTTGCCACACTCACAGGACCTCCTTCAATGATTTCTACATTCAAAAAAGCACTATTGTCTCTTATAACTTGTCTGGTATTATCTGTAGAACAGTCTGCAATTATTATTCTAGTGCCGCCAATATCTTGTAGGCGTAAGGAATCTAATAGATGGTGAATGTAATTTTCTTCATTTTTACAAGGAACAACAATAGTAATTAGATCACTAAGTTTGATCATTTCTTCACGCATTTAGCTTCAACCTTAAAGTTATCAAATTTAATCCAATAGCTAATTGACTGTCGACTATGCTCACAAGTAATCTGATCGGGAAATTCAAGCATTACTTTTGCTGGAATGTCCTTTGGATCGCTTGCGTTGACCGCTATCAATATCATCAACCACATCATCCTTCTCCCGTATCCAAGTTACAATTTCCCAACGGCCACTGTGGTGTTCTACTAGAGCAGTCATTGATTCAACCCAGTCACCGTCATTCATGTACACAACGCCGTCTATGAGTTTAATTTCTGCATGATGTATGTGTCCGCATATTACACCATCAAATCCGCGCTTCTTACAATACAATGCTAAGTTACGTTCAAATTGAAATATAAAGTCTACGGCTTTTTTGACTCTATGCTTAAGAAAAAGAGAAAGACTCCAATAACCAAAACCAAGCCTATGACGCAGCCAATTAAATCTAGAGTTAAGACTGAGGATAAAATCATATGCACGATCTCCTAACATTGATAACCATGGTGCCAGTCTAGTGATTCCATCAAACAGATCTCCATGTACAACTAGATAGTGTTGGCCATCTGCACCTATATGTTCAATTTGATTGGTTATTTCAACCATACCAAAATTTAAATTGTACTGCAGGAATGGTCTTAAAAATTCATCGTGATTTCCTAGTACATAAACTACTCTGGTATCGCGTTTGGCATGTCCTAGAATTCTACGAACTACATTGGTATGACTTTGCTTCCAACGCCATTTGTTTTGTTTTATCTTCCAGGCATCAATTATATCACCAACTAGATACAGCGTGTCACAGGTGTTATGTTTTAGAAAATTATTGAGAGCTTCGGCTTTGCAATCTTTAGTACCCAAGTGAACGTCACTGATAAAGATGGTACGATATGTTTTCATTATAAAATATTTAAGCCTTTGGATATTACAACTGTGTTACGAGGTTATGAAAAAAGGGCTCCGAAGAGCCCTGTGTTGCTACTGGTTACGGGTTCCAGTGATCGCCCAATCTTTGCGCCCGATTTAATTAACGTTTATTGATTAGAAACTAAGTTGACTACGCAACATTACAGCCTTTTCGCCATTTACACGACTACCTGATGTGCCTACTGGAGCATCAAATTTAGTGTCAACATAGTTTAACATGAAACGCACATTGTCGTTCCAAAACCAAGTTACTCCGTAGGTCATTGCTGTAGCACGATTGCTTTTGCCTGTGGCCACTGAAACATCTTCGGCGTTGAATTCACTGGCACGTACAGCAACTTGCCATGCACCTGGACCACCACTGGTTACAGCGGCGTTGGGTTTGATCCAATTGAAGATACCATTTTTGTAGTTGTGGCTTTCACCTGTTAGATTATACACAGCTTGAACATAGTGACCTTTGATCTCTTGATCTGAACCTGTTGTTGGATCATACTTGAAATTAAACTGTTCACCTTGTAACTTTACATTCTTCCAAGCAAATGCTGCTTCAAGACCTTGGCGTGTACGTTCTGTTTCACCACTCATCGCTGAACCTGTGAACCATGCACTTTGATTTCGTGCTTCGGTACGTCCACTGGCAGCAGTAACACCAGTTTTGATGTTGCCTGTACTGTATGCAGCACCTAAGTGAGCAACAAAGTCTTTGTTCTGAATCACTTCAGCAATGTTTGTAGTCACACGACCAATGATATCTGCGCCATCGACTGTGGCAGATTTATTAGCACGACCACGACTTGCTGCTAGTGCATAAGTGAATCCTGTAGCAGGAACACCATGAATCATTACACCGGTTTCTTTTGCTGGAATCAATTCGCTGTCGTTCTGACCAACCAAACTACGTTCCATGAAATCGATGTTGTTTGAACTGGTCAACTGTTCCAAACTGAATGGCATCTTAAATGTACCAAACTGAAATTGAGCAGCAGGGTTGGCATCATAGTTTACCCAGAATTCATCGATAGTACTGGATGTACTACTAGCACCGACATCATTACCAAAGTTTGCTAACAATTGATATTTGAAATCTCGAGCAATCTGCCCACGTACACCAAAACGACCTCTACGCATTTCCATGGCATCTTGGTAACCATCTGTAGTTTGACCTGCGGCATAGTCTGGACTGTAATTTCTATAATCCATATGAATACGACCAGTAAACTGCGCAGTGGTGTTACCATCTTTAGACTTAATGCCTAACCCATTTTCCATAACAGCACCATCGTTCGCTTTACTTAGACGGTAATTGTTGTTATCTCTTAGGTCTTTGTCGATACGACTGGAATTGAATTGTGTATTCTCCAAACGATCTTTGTGTGCTTCAATTTTAGCAGAATGTTCTTGCTTGGTTAGTATTCCTTTTTGCAAAAGAATGTCCAACGTATCTGTGTAATCATCTGCTATTGCTGATGCAACAAATGCAGACATCAAGGTTGCTGCTAGTGCTAATTTCTTAATTGTTTTCATATATAATCCTTAAATTGTTGACAACCAGTAATGGTAACATTTCCAACTATCAGTTGTCAAGTTTCTTATTTCCAAACTGCTATGCCATCAGGCCCTTTGAAGTCACGACGCCAATTGTCTTGAATCAACTTAATTACAGACTGAGGCATATGAACGTATTCAAGTTCCTCACTCATTTTTGCACCATTCCGATAACTCCAATCAAAGAATTTAAGAATAGCACGACCTGTCAATGCATCTGCTTGTTGCTTATGCATTAAAATAAAACTTGCACCAGTTGCTGGCCAAGAATCTTTTCCTGTTTGATTAGTCAATAGTAGATACATGCCTGGAGCATTTGCCCAATCTGCACCTGACGCTGCTGCTTTAAATGCACTGTCATCTGGTTGAACAAAGTGGCCGTCACGATTCTTTAACTGTGCCCATGCAATTTTGTTTTTCTTAGCGTATGCATATTCAACGTAACCAAATGAACCTTTAACACGTTGTACATTGGCTGCAACACCTTCGTTACCTTTACCACCAACACCAACTGGCCATTTAACTGCTGTACCTTCACCAATTACTTTAGCAAACTCTGGATTAGCTTTACTTAGATAATTTGTCCAAATAAATGTTGTACCTGAACCATCTGCACGATGTACTTCGGTAATGTTGATTGCCGGTAGCGTAACACCTGGATTTAATTCTACAATTGCTCGATCGTTCCACTTAGTAATTCGACCTAGATGAATACCTGCCACAACATCACTTGTTAATTTTAATTGTCCTGGTTCTACACCATCAAGATTTACCACTGGAACAACACCACCGATAATTGCTGGAAATTGCACTAACCCGTCGCGATCTAATTCTTCGGGTTTCAATGGCATGTCGCTTGCACCAAAGTCAACTGTCTTGGCTTTGATTTGACGAATGCCACCACCTGAGCCTATACTTTGATAGTTAAGACCTATGCCTGTTGCTGCTTTGTATGCTTCGGCCCATTTGGCATAAATTGGGTAAGGGAAAGTTGCCCCGGCACCTGTGATGTCTGCTGCTGATGCCACTGTTGAAAATAAAATAGCTACAATAGCTACGAGTTTATTCATAATATCTCCTTGAATGATTATTGCAATGCAGTATTATTTAAACATCATAATGTTACAACATTATTACAAAATCATGATTCGGCGAAAAAAATTGTAACAAAAAGCCCACCGAAGTGGGCTTTGTTTACATCATTCCCATACCCGGGTGCATCGGCGGTTCGGTCTTCTCTTCGGGAATGTCGTTGATCGAACATTCTGTAGTTAGAAGCATACCGGCAATTGATGCAGCATTGATAAGCGCAGTGCGAGTGACCTTGGTAGGATCAATAACACCTTGCTCTACTAGATCACCATAGCTGTCAGTGGCAGCATTGTAACCATAATTGCCTTCACCGTGGGCTACAGCATTGACAACAACACTGGGTTCGGCTCCGGCATTGAATGCAATGGCACGTAGTGGTTCTTCGCAAGCACGCCACACAATGTGAATACCGGCTTCTTGATCACTGTTGTTGCCCGCGATGTGATCCAATGCTTGACGAGCGCGAAGCAGTGCAACACCGCCACCGGCAACAATACCTTCTTCAACAGCGGCACGAGTTGCATGTAAGGCGTCGTCAATGCGATCACGTTTTTCTTTCATTTCAACTTCGGTAGCAGCTCCTGCGCGGATAACACCAACACCTCCGGCAAGTTTGGCCACACGTTCTTGAAGTTTTTCACGATCATAATCGCCTGCTGCTTCTTCGATCTGCACACGAATGTTGGCAATACGTGAGTCAATTTTAGACTTCTCACCGGCACCGCCAATAATGATAGTTTCATCTTTGGCAACTTCAACTGTGCTGGCACGGCCTAGGTCTGCCAATGTTGCTTTTTCAAGGGTCAGTCCAAGTTCTTCAGCAATGACTTGTCCACCAGTTAAGATAGCAATATCTTCTAACATGGCTTTGCGACGATCGCCAAAGCCTGGAGCTTTGACAGCACAGCTCTTGATGACACCACGCATGGCATTGACAACCAGAGTTGCTAGTGCTTCACCTTCGATATCTTCGGCAATGATTAGCAGAGGTCTGCCTGCTTTGGCCACTTGTTCAAGCACAGGCAATAGATCTCGGATACTTGAAATTTTCTTGTCTACCATTAAAATGTATGGATCATCAAGTATGACTCTTTGCTTGTCTTGGTTGGTGATAAAGAATGGTGATAGATAACCACGATCAAATTGCATGCCTTCAACGACATCAAGCTCGTTGTCTAGACTTTTGCCATCTTCTACTGTGATAACACCATCTTTGCCAACTTTTTGCATGGCTTCAGCAATGATATTGCCAATACTGGTATCTGAGTTTGCACTTAGAGCTGCAACCTGTGCAATTTCCCGTGTGGTAGTGCAAGGCTTGGAAATTGTTTCTAGTTCCTTGACAATGGCGCTGACTGCTTGTTCAATACCACGCTTGAGATCCATGGGGTTCATGCCTGCGGCTACATGCTTGACACCTTCGCGTACAATTGCCTGCGCTAACACAGTGGCAGTGGTTGTGCCATCACCAGCTTTGTCTGCGGTCTTAGAAGCCACTTCCTTGACCATTTGTGCGCCCATGTTTTCAATGGGATCTTTGAGCTCCACTTCTTTGGCCACAGTCACACCATCTTTGGTAACATGAGGTGCGCCATAGCTCTTTTGAATTACTACATTGCGTCCTTTGGGACCTAGTGTAGTTTTTACTGCATCTGCCAAGATGTTAACACCATTGACAAGTTTAGAACGACTATCACCGCCGAAGCGAATGTTTTTTGCTGACATTGATTTCTCCTTAGGCTAATACTGCAAGAATATCGTTTTCACGAAGAATGGTAATTTCTTCGCCATCGACTTTGACTTTTTGTCCGGCAAACTGCCCAAACAAAACACGAGCACCTTCTTTAACTGATGTAGTTACAAATGTGCCGTTGTCATAATGACCCGGACCCACAGCAACAACTTCGCCTGTGGTTGGTTTTTCTTTAGCGTTGTCGGGAATTACAATGCCACTTTCGGTGCGGGTTTCAGAGTCTTGCACTCGTACTACCACGCGGTCATGTAGAGGTTTGATTTTCATCGTTGCCTTCTCCTTTTAAAAATAAGCAAGAAAGTATGCGTAATCTCCAAGAGCACTACGCAAATAGTAATTATACATTTTTAGCAATCAGGTTGCAAATTTTTTGGCCAAGAAAAAGCCCGCCGAAGCGGGCTTGTTATTTTGGGTTACAAGGCATAACTGCCCCGGAGGTTAGGCTGCTAGAGCAAAAACCTCGTCGTTAGCTGCGTTTGCAGTTACTATGTTTCGCTGATTACGTCAGTCGACTCTCGTGTTGTCTGCTTGCCTACTCATTACCCTGTCGAAGCCTTGTCTGGCCCATCAAAAGCATACTAACCATATAGTCCGCAAGTGTAAGTTGGTCCCTTTCGGGTGTCCTTGGCATACGGTGGGGTTCGAACCCAATGCTTTTGGTGGACCAGGTGGGAGTCGAACCCACGTCCAGAACCCTTTTCAGTTTGCTTCATACAACAATACTAAAATTTGCACAGGCAACATTGGAATTGTCACCGTGTATTACACGCCAGCCCTGTGTCAGTAACCAGGGCACAGCAGTACCACCTTTGCCATCATAGCTTCTAGGAATACCCTGTTCTTGGTCAGCTCTAACAACACGAGTATCATCAAAGTGTATCACACATCGTTCGGCAGCAATAGAAGCAATGAGTTGAGTTTGTACTAGATGAGCACGTTGACTATTTTCATTGTTCATGATCAAATCAAACTGTGCGTATCTCATGATTTGTTTTTGTAACCACACCGGTTGATCTTCAGGAGCATAATATATCCAGTCAAAATTATCTAGGTACGCCCAACACACACGTTCTCCCGAAGGTATTAGTATATCTTCTAAGAACTGCTCACCAAGCATTTGATGTGCAGTCATGTTTGGTAGTTTAACGGCATACTTGCCCATGACCTTGTGAGGTTCGGGATCAAAGTCTACACTATGATAGGTTAAATCAGGTCTACATGCAGCAATACCTGCAAAGAAATCAGTGCTGCCTTCACAGCGTCCTGCACCAATTTCTACGATTGATCCTGACAGTTGATCTAGATAGTCAACTATTAAATGATGATTTCTAGCGCCCATTACTCTTCGATATTTTTTGGTCTATAGTACCATTCATGCCATAGTATGAAACTGATACCTAGTATACAACCGGTTAGTATTGTGCCAAGCAAAAATCCAATAATGAAATATAACTGCTCTGTGCCCATACTAATATTTATTTGGTGCTGGCGAAAGGAATCGAACCCTCAACCTACTGATTACAAATCAGTTGCACTGCCAATTGTGCTACGCCAGCATTGTTTTGGAGCGGGAAGGGGGATTCGAACCCCTCTATTTCAGTTTGGAAGACTGACGTGTAACCGTAAACACTTTACCCGCGTTATTTTATAACTTCGTATTCGTGTTGCCAAGTCATCAAAAAGAAAGTTAAATCTTCTTCTTGTTCAAACTCAACAATATTAGTCCCAAACCAGTTCACAGCACCAATACTGTTGCGACGGCACCAGCTTTCAAACTCATGTTTCATGTGTTGAGATTTGGCACCCATAGCAAAATATGGTGTGGATCCTTTGGGGCAAATGTTAAGTCTTGTCATAATTTGGTCTCGGAAGAGGGATTCGAACTCTCGACCTCCTGCTCCCAAAGCAGGCGTTCTAACCAGGCTGAACTACTCCGAGTTTATGTGTTTGACGCTGCAACAATATGATTGTACATGACATCTTTTACTTTGTCAAATCTTTCATATCGATTATGGGCACCCATGACAACTACTACATAGGTACGTCCATTTTGTTCTACAACAACTCCCACACAGTATCCTGCGGGGTTGGTAAAACCAGTTTTGCTTACTACCACTTCAGGGAAAGCAGTTAGCACCATGGTGTTGGTGTTTGGTGCATGATTAACATTGATAGTGGTTTTGTTGCGTCGTTTAACCACTGTGGTGGTTGTTAAATCTTGATAGGTTGAAATTCTACGAATGGTTTGATAACCATGTGCAGCTTCTAACATACGACCAACATCTTCTGCGGTGCTGACATTGGTATGTATGCGACCACTGGGGTCGTCAAAGTGTGTGTCAAGCATGGCCAGTCGTGCTGCCTTGTGATTCATCGCTGAGATAAATGCATCTCGACCGCCAGGGTAATCTTGACTCAAGAATTCTGCAACACTGTTGTCACTTCTAATCAACAGGCGTTGAAACAATTGTTCTCTAGGTACCCAACGTCCTTGATATTTCACAGACTGTTGTAAGTCATGATTGGCATCTAAACTCACCATTGCTGTCATTAACTTAGTTAAACTGGCCATTGGCCTCACAACACTAGTGGCATATCCATGCACTGCGGTATGAGATTTGATGTCATACGCCAATATGCTTATTGGTGCTACAGTGCGAACAGAACTATATTTTGTTTTGGTCACTGCGACTTTTTTTGTCGCTACGTGATGATGCCGATGTTTTTTTTGTTTTGCTTCGGCACCAGTAACTAAACATAGAGCGGCCAATACGATTATTAATATTTTTTTCAATGTCTACTCCGTCTAACTATGCCAGACAAAAAGTCTGTTTCATATTTAGCTGGTTTTATGGCCCGACCGGCAGGATTCGAACCCACGTGGTACAAGGTAGAAGCTTGTTGCCTAATCCATTCGGCCACGGTCGGAATAAATGGTTGCGGATGCTGGATTCGAACCAACGATCTCCAGGTTATGAGCCTAGCGGGATGACCACTTCCCTAATCCGCGATTGTTTGGTAGGAGGTGACGGGTTCGAACCGGCGACATTTGCCTTGTAAGGGCAACGCTCTACCAACTGAGCTAACCTCCCGAAATTCTTGGAGCGGATAATCAGATTCGAACTGATGACCTACACGTTGGCAACGTGTCGCACTACCACTGTGCTATACCCGCAATCCGTTACTTACCAACCTATTGCCATAGTCTTGAACTTTTTGGAACGCCTGCCAGTAAGTATTCCATTTGATCTGCAAGTATCTTACGATTTTGCAGAATTAAGTTCTCGTAATGGTTAGGTTCGTAAGGAACATAACGTAAGTGTAAACGAGCTTCCTCGGGAGTACGAGCTCCTTTGGAATGATTACACCGATGACATGACGTAACTACGTTGGTCCATATATCCTCACCACCGCGACTCCGGGGAATCACATGGTCACGACTTAGATTTGGCGTAGTATGTCGTTCGCCGCAATATGCACACACATGCAGATCACGTGCAAACAATGTGCGGTTAGTCAGGATAACTCGACCCGCACGTTTTAAACTAAAACCTTGTCCTTTTACAGCAATGATACTTGGAGTTTCTAGAACGCTTTGCTCGCCGCCGCGTTGATAACCACCGCGGAACGTTGCCACTGTCTCGCCTAGACTCCAAGCGACTTGATTTTTAGCATGATATAAGATCGCTTCCTCAAAGCTGATCCATTTGCGTGGTAGCCCTGAAATGTCTAATGCAAGAACGTTCATTTTACTTTCCTTTCACAAAAAAGCCCAGTTACACTGGGCCTGGGGATCTACTTGGATTCTTTGAACTCGGCATCAACTACCGTGTCGTCGGAATCTGACGTAGACTGACTCTTGGCCTTGGCCTCAAACAAAGCAGCTGACGCTTTAAGTGCTTTTTCAACAGCAGACTTAATTGCTGCGACATCATCTTGAGCTTGGGCCTTTTCTACTTCATTTAATGCATCATCAATAGTCTGACGCTCGCTCTCAGAGAGCTGTGACCCTGTGTCCTTTAGATCAGAGCGAATGCCATGTACTGCTGATTCAGCTTGGTTACGAGCTTCAATTAACTCGCGTTGTTTCTTATCAGCCTCGGCATTGGCCTCGGCATCTTGGACCATACGGTCAATTTCTTCCTGACTTAGACCACTGTCTGACTTGATAGTGATTTTATTTTCTTTTCCAGTTTTCTTGTCTTTTGCCGATACATGAATAATACCATTGGCATCGATGTCAAGAGTAACTTCAATCTGTGGCATACCACGTGGCGCAGGGTCAATACCTTCTAAGTTGAATTCACCTAGTAGCTTGTTATACTGGAATAGTTCACGTTCGCCTTGCGCAACTTTAATTGTCACAGCAGGTTGATTATCATCTGCGGTTGAAAACACCTGACTATGCTTTGTGGGAATAGTGGTGTTCTTGTTGATCAATTTAGTAAACACACCACCTTGCGTTTCAATTCCAAGGCTCAACGGTGTTACGTCAAGTAACAGTACGTCTTTGCGATCACCGCCTAGCACTGCACCTTGTACTGCTGCACCTGCTGCAACTGCTTCGTCAGGATTGACATCCTTGCGAGGTGCCCGACCAAATAGTCGTTCAACTGCTTCTTGTACTTTGGGCATACGTGTTTGACCACCGACTAAGATAACTTCATCAATGTCAGCGGCTGTAACACCTGCATCCTTCATGGCAACCCGGCATGGCTCAATACTGCGTTGAATTAGATCTTCAACTAGGGATTCCAGTCGAGCACGAGTCATCTTAATATTTAAATGCTTTGGCCCTGTGGCATCGGCTGTGATATAAGGCAAATTGACATCGGTCTGTGAGCCGTTACTGAGTTCAATTTTAGTACGTTCGGCTGCTTCTTTGAGACGTTGCAGCGCCATAACGTCCCGGCTTAGGTCAACACCAGATTCCTTTTTAAATTCAGCAACAAGATAATCCATGATACGATTGTCAAAGTCTTCGCCACCAAGGAATGTATCACCATTGGTGCTGAGAACTTCAATCTGTTTGTCACCGTCTACATTGGCGATTTCAATAATTGATACATCAAATGTACCACCACCTAGATCATACACCGCAACTTTACGATCGCGATTACTTGCTTTGTCAACACCGTAGGCCAGGGCAGCCGCAGTAGGCTCATTGATAATACGTTTGACATCTAGGCCTGCAATCTTACCTGCGTCTTTTGTAGCTTGACGTTGCGAATCGTTAAAGTAAGCAGGAACTGTGATTACAGCTTCTGTGACTTCGTGACCAAGATAATCTTCTGCAGTCTTTTTCATCTTACGCAGAACTTCTGCGGAGATTTGCGGAGGTGCCAGGTCTTGATTGTTTGCTCGGACCCATGCGTCACCATTTTGGGCTTCTACAATCTGATACGGCATTAGGTCAATGTCTTTTTGTACCGCCTGTTCCCGGAACTTACGACCAATTAGTCGCTTGGCAGCATAGATTGTATTTCGGGGATTGGTTACTGCTTGACGCTTTGCTGGGGCTCCAACAAGAACTTCTGCGTCGGTGTAGGCAACAATACTAGGGGTAGTACGTGCGCCTTCAGAATTTTCAATAATTTTTGCCACACCGTTTTCAACAACGGCTACGCAACTGTTTGTGGTACCTAGGTCAATACCAATAATTGTGCTCATATTTTTCTCCTTAAAATAAGCAAGATTTTGTTGTAGCCCCTAAGGCACTACAACAAAAATATTTATACTTGGTCTCTGTAGAGAGATTTGAACTCCCGACCCCTTGCACCCCATGCAAGTGCGCTACCAGGCTGCGCTATACAGAGTTGGCCGGTCTGGACAGATTCGAACTGCCGACAGCTGGTTCCGAAGACCAGAGCTCTTCCACTGAGCTACAGACCGTACTATAGCATAGTTGATATAAATTGTCAATTGGTGCTGATGACCAGAATCGAACTGGTGACCTCATCCTTACCAAGGATGTGCGCTACCTACTGTGCCACATCAGCCGAATTGGTGGAAGCGGTGAGATTCGAACTCACGGACCCATTTCTGAACCGTCGGTTTTCAAGACCGGTGCAATAAACCAGACTCTGCCACACTTCCATTATCTTGTCCAGGTCAGCACAAAAAGAGTGCGATCGCGCTCCCATCTAAATGCTACCCCGATGTTAAACATTACATTACAGTCGTCATAGGCCCAGTGTTTATATCTGGGTCCGACATGTTGGCGTAACCATTCTTCTAGAGAATATACTCCCCAGGCCCAATCCATTTGTGGATCATCGTTTTTAGGCCAGGGCACACTTGCATTAT